GCGCGATGAAGCTTAAGCGCATCCTGCTGATATGCGCCATAGCTATTGGTGTATTTTTTATGGCAACGCACGTGAAGTGTAATCGCGGTATGCTGGACGAGCTCATCGCGGGGAGTATCATAGAGCGTGTCGAGCCGGTATTTACCAAGCCATCCTGGTGGACGCATGCAGAGGTGGAGTCTAAACCGCTAGCGACTATCAGATACAAGACTCCCCCGCCGGTATCTCAAGTATCCGGAGGGACGATTTATCCCAATGGAGATATCGAACTGGAGTTTAGGGTTGATTCAACGCTATTTGCGCTGCATCGCTTTGATATAGGCGGCTATCACGGCCGCGGGAGGATATGGATTGACTCCCTAGGCGCTCCCAGGATTAGTTATCCGCGATGGGGTTTTGATCCGGCGGTCGTCTTCGGCCCATCTCTTCGGGGTGCGACTTGTGCTCTGGAGCATGTTTACGTTAATAACTTCCTAGGAGTAACGCACATTCACCCGCTGACCCCGCTAGTTGACATAGAGTTATGGCAACCCGGCGAGACGCGTGACATAAGCCTTGGCGTGGGGGTAACTGCCGACTTAGCTCCTCGTTGGTCGTCTGCGTTACGCCTAGGCTTTGGCTGGCAATGGTCGGTCCATGGCGGCAACGGCCCGACAGCGTTCGTAGGCGTAGCCATTCCGTAGCCTAGCGTGCGATATTTGGGGTTTTCTTCCCGTTTTGGTGTAGTGATACCATGCGATGCGTAAAATCGATTCTACGGCCTCTCGTGGGCCATTACGCGGGTTCCGCGTTTGCTTGACGCTTTAGCCTGGGATGATATAATAAAAAAGATGACTTGGGAGGGATGACCTCGCTCTGGACGAGAAGCTACTTCGCTTCAACGGCGGGCAACGTCTCCAGCGACATCATCCAACGCTACATCGAAGCGCAGAGGGGTTTGTAGGTGCAAAAGACCTTCAAGTATCGGCTGTATCCCACCAAGGCGCAGGAAGCGCGGTTGAACGCTACGCTCGAAACCTGTCGCCGGTGGTACAACGCTTGCTTGGAGGAGCGCCGCAACGCCTACCAGGAACGCGGCGAGAGTGTCAGCGTTTACGCTCAACTCGCCAAGGTCAAGGGTCTGAAGCTGGAGAATCCCTACGCCTCCGGCATCCACAGCCACGTCTTGCAGGTGGTCGTTCAAGACCTCAACAAAGCCTTCGACGCCTTCTTTCGGAGGGTGAAAGCCGGGGAGAGACCGGGCTATCCACGCTTCAAGAGCCGGGATCGCTTCGACTCCTTCGGGTTCAAGGAGTACGGCAACGGCTTCAAGATCGACGGGCGCAAGCTGAAACTGTCGGGCATTGGCAGAATCTCCGTTCGCTGGCACCGCCCGGTAGACGGCAAGATCAAGACGGTGCGGATCACCCGCAACGCGAGCAAGTGGTATGCCTGCTTCTCCTGCGAAGTGGCACCGGAGCCGCTGCCCGCTACGGGCAAAGAAGTCGGGATCGACGTGGGCATCAACAGCCTGATCACCACGAGCGACGGCGAGAAGGTGGAGAACCCGTGCTGGTATCGCGAGGAACAAAAGAAGCTGCGCGTCCTTCAGCGCCGTGTTTCCCGCCGCAAGAAGGGCGGCCGCAACCGGCGCAAAGCGGTCAAGGCACTTCAGCGGCAGCACGAGCGGATCAAGAACAGGCGCAAGGACTACATCAACAAGCTTGCGCACCGGCTGATCGTGGAGAACGACCGGATCGCCCTGGAGGACTTGCGGATCCGCAACATGGTGCATAACCGGCACCTTTCCAAGAGCATTTTAGACGCAGGCTGGAACTATCTGGCAGAGAGACTGGTCGCCAAAGCGGCAGAAGCTGGACGAACAGTGTGCTTTGTAGAACCCGCCTACACGTCGAAAACTTGCTCGGCTTGCGGAGGCATCTTCGAAAACCTCACGCTTGCCGACAGGTGGGTAGACTGCGCGTGCGGAGCATCCCTCGACAGGGATCACAACGCCGCGCTGAATATCCTTGGGCGCGGACAGCGCCTTTGGGGCGAAACGTGGTCGGCTGCGACGAGCGTGCCCCAAGAAGCTACGCGACTTCAGTCGCTGTGGAGTGTCACATGCATGATGGATCTCGGCTAAAGCTTGCCATATATCAGGAGTTTTTCGGCCCGCTGTCGCAGAATGTTGTTCGCTCCAAGGCTCGTTCTGCGTTGCGGGCTACCATGCTGGATCCGGTAGACGAGAAAGAGACCTTTCTTGACAAGATGCGTGCATTCTTCCGTAGGATGTTTAACGTGAATCAGCCGCCGCGAGGGGTGAGATAAAAAATAATGCCCAGACTCGACCGGGTCTGCAGACTCTAAAAAACAACAGGGTGGCTTAGGGGCGGCTTGCGCCGCCCCTTGCCGTTTAGTTAAACTCGCTCTTGATGGAGCCCCAGGTGGCTGGGGTGAGGGACATAGTCCCGTTGTAGTCTAGCCACACCCGGAGGTCACCCCCCGTCGGGGCCCAGTTCCAGCCCCACCCCCCGACATGGTGGTAGCTGTGCGGGGGCGCCACCGCGGCAGAGTCCATTACGAACTTGGCCGCCCACACGTTCCCCATCACCAACACCACCTGGACATTAGACCCGTTGTCCAGGGGGATTACGCAGCCGGCCGGGAACGTCACAAGCGAGTCGCCCGGCTCAACTTGCTGAGGGTAAAGGTATGCTGTATAGTCCTCCCGGAAACGTACGCAGCCCGGAGAGGGCTGGTTGAACACGTAGCAGAACACGAGAGTCCTGCTTATGCTATTCACCCTGACCGTGATGGAGTCTAGGGTGATGGCTACCACTGGGGATGGTGGAATGGCAAACTCCACCAGCACGTATTCCCCCAGCGTATCCAGCACCCGATCCGGGTCGCTGGGGTCGTCATACCTCAGCTGCGCTCCGCCCGCGAGGGCGGCGAGGAGCATGGCGATTACGATAGCTCTCATTTCGAGCCTCCTTAAACGTTCGCGAATAGGTCCGCGCACTGCGCCCCCGCCTTGGGGGCTATTGAGTCCTTCAATCCCGTGTAGTAGTTGGTTATCCACACGGGGATGCCCCTGCGGTGGGCTTGCTCGATGAGATGCCGAATGCTCGGCGTGTCTTCAAGCCAGACCACCACCAAGGCCGTGGCATGATGCAGAAGGTCTATATTCCGCATCATACCCGCGTACGTTCCGTCATTCCAGTCGACGGGGAACGCACGCGCCGGGATGCCCAGCTTTTCAGCCACCAACTGGGCTCCCTTGTCCTCTCCCAAGACTGCAAGGCCGTCCGGGGAGAGGCCGGCTTCCTCTATCGCCCTCGCGCCGGCTTTCCAGTCGCCTAGGCGATAGAGCAGGGGAGACATTGCTAGGGCTATCCTGCTCATGTCTCCTCCTGATCTTCTCCGCGGAAACGCTGCGCACACGCTTCCGCGTTGTGAATCCTGCGCTGCATTTCAGCGCAGTCCCCTGGCAGAAGGTTAGAGTCGCGTAGTACGCGCTCTATGCGCTCCTCCACCAGGGAATTCTGCACGCCGACGGGCACGCCATGCTGCACGTCGTATGCGGTTCGATTCCACGACCGTGATACTGCCGTGCCGTTGAGCTTGTGCTCGCCGACGAGGGATTTTATGCCCCAGGCCACGGCGACCCTTATGAGCCGCTCTGCCTTATCTGAGATGGGCATTGGGACTACCTCCAGTCCCTCCCTCCATTTCATTTATACCAGACTGGGGAGGGCGATTGGGAGTGATGGCTGGGGCGGGAGGGCTCGAACCTCCACCAACAGGATCCAAAGTCCTGCGTCCTGCCAATTGGACAACGCCCCAGCGGTAGATCATCGCACAAAAAGAGTCGCCCGTGCTAGCAGCTCATTAACCACGTAGATATGGGAGTGTCCCAGCGCCCTTAACGTGTCTGAGCGCTGTATCGCCTCGAATGGTATCGCCAGGAGTATGTCGCCGAACTGTATTGTGCAGGTATCGCAACTCCAGTCGGCATATAACATGCCTGCTATGACTGCAGTTGTGATATTGTCGATAGCGATATAGCCATAATCCACGCAGAATGGCTGATCCATGGTGACGTGGATGTTGTCATCCGTGATGGTCACCGTCGCGTGGAGGCTATCCGATAGCAGTTCGTCGATCCACACGGCGTCGCTAAGGTGTTCGGATGATAGGACCACATCCGCGCCTGCTAGCGACGCGCACAAAAGTGCTATGATGACGTATCGCATGTCTTCTCCGGTTTTGACGATCCCTCACGGATCAACCTAGGAGGTGGCGGGGTTGGTTCTCGCAGGGTGAGATTCTCCTCCTCCTCCCGTGGAGAGATCGCCGCGAGGCGTTCCTCTATACTTGCACACACCTGGCGGTGTGCTGCATTGAGTAGACGTGCCTCGCAAGTTGGGCATATCTTCTCTCCGTAGTCAATCAAGACATACGGAGCGTGTTGGCGATATGCCATCTCCAACTGAGAGTGCAGCTGCGACTTGCTGCCGCACACAGGGCATCGCGATGGCACTCCGCGCTCTATGTAGTGTAGCGCGATAGCCAGCACAAAGCTAGCTGCGCTACCGTATAGAGCCATAGGAACGTACCTCTCGAGCCCCGGAGTGAGTAGCCGATTGACGAGCAATCCCAGTATCCACCCTGCGGCGATCCACATCGGCGAGCGTCTATCGAGTGGATCTTGCATCAGCATGGCGGCTCCGATAGGGATGATAGCCATCACCCCGGTGACGAAGGCTATTACGGCGTGTCCGGGAACAAGTATTGATGCGTATAGCGCCAGCATTGCCAGCGCCCATCCGCATCCTACTGATATTAGGGCCATGGTAGCTCCTTTCTGTCTACTTGACATTACCCCAACGTACCGTTATATTTATAACACATAACACAACGTTTTACGCTAGGAGCCGCATTGCCACAGATTAGCGTCATCATGCCCGTTTCGGAGAGCAGAGTCCACAACCTAATGGGGACGCTGAGATCGCTCACGCATCAAACGCTGCCGGCAAGTGAATTCGAGGTGTGCCTCGGCGTGGATGGAGTGAGCATAGATCCCATTCAGCATGTCATTGATATCATATCCCCCGAGTTTGAAGTGAAGTGCGAAGCGCTAGGCGACGTTAAGGAATCAGTCCGCCGCAATGCGGCGCGCAATCTAGCGTGTTCGTTATGCACTTCACCGCTGATGATGATCAATGACGCCGATATGTTATTGCCTCCCGGGGCGTTAAGTGAGATACTGGCCGCGCATCGTTCGGCGTTGGCTGACGGCAGACACGCCGCTATATTTCAGCGATTGGCGCGTATTGAGAACTCCCTGTCTGAATGGCACAAAATCAGCGCTGACTACATGGAAAACAAGCTCAGTCTAGGAGGCCTGTTAACACGCGCTACGCTGTCGAATCGTATTTTTAGCTCTTTTTCAGAAATCAACATCGAGAAGCTGCGCGAGTGTCGGGCGATTAAGGTGCGCAGCGTGCAGGAGAACTTCCCGACCATCGAGACTTGGATGTGGCGTGATCTAGGGGGCTTTGACGAACGCTTTATCGGCTGGGGCGGCAACAAGCAGGAGTTTGTCGAGCGGCTGAATTACTTGTCCAGGCTGGGCCTGATTGACCTTATACTCTTGCCGCATATTGTTTTATATCATCAGCCCCACGCCGAGTCTCCGGATGCTGCTAATAAGGCTTTGCGCAAAAAGAATACAGAGCTATTCCGCGCCGTGGTGAATAGGCCTCAGGGGTGGGAGTGGCGCATAGACAGGGTGAGGCGCAGTTTGGCTAATCATGGGCAACCCGAGTCGGACGGCATTAGCGTAGTGGTTGTGTCTGGAGATGTCACGGCATACCGTGCAGCGGCCGAAGCTCAAGGATTACACGCGCAAGTTATAACGCATTCCACGCTTAAGGCGCGTGAAGAGTATTGGCTGGGCTATGCTCTATCGCTGTGCGGATACTCGAGATGCCTAATCGTGTTGGGCAATACCGACAACATGCCGAAGCAATGGCGTGCGGGTACGGAAACGCGTGCGGAGTGGATACTGGGTGATACCAAAGATATTAGCCAAAAACTGGTTGGTGCATCAGTGTCTCTCGGCTCAATAAGCCGTGCGTCGGAGTTGTTGCAGGTGTCGGATCAGCGGACGCATCAAGCCGCGTTACACGCCGAGATATGGCCGCACCGCTTATATCGTCCCACTGCGGTGCGTGATGAGTTGTGCGTTGGCATTATTACCTACAACCGTCCGGAGATGCTGCGCACCACGATTAAAACGCTGATGGAATCCAAAAGCCCACATATCGACTATCGCATAGTGGTCAGTGACGACAATTCCGCCGAGGCCGCTCGATACATATTGAGGTGGGCTAATGATACTTACGGGGTCGAGATACTAGACAACCCTCAGCGCGGGGGAGTGGCAGAGCAGAGCAATCGCATTCTAAGATACTTCAACGGCCTATCGGGGCTTGGCGTGATTGCCAACGACGATCTATTGTTCAAGCCGGGTTGGGATGAGGCTTATCTTGCAGCATATAAGCTGACCCCGTGGAGTCATTTCGTTTTTATGGACACTGATCTCGAGAAGCGGATTATAGCTAATCTCTACCCCGTCAACGATCTGAGGCTGGACAACGGGGTGTTTCTGGTCAACTGGCGTCCTAGTCGCATACAGGGTGCGTTGATCACTTTTGATCAGCAGTGTATTGACCGCGTCGGGGCGTTTGACTCTGAGCGTTTCGGGTGGTTTTCGCACGAACACGTCGATTGGACGCTGCGCAATCAGCGTGCCGGTCTAGCCCCTGGCGGCAGACGCTTAGTGTCGGGGTGTTATGACGTTTTAGGCATGGATCGTTACGTATCGCTCAACATGCATCACTATCGCAGATCGGTGCCGGATAGTGAGCGAGATGCTTCAAACGAAACTCGTTTCCGGATGGTGGAGAGCGATCTCAACCGTATATATCTGCCTTTGGGGGATTAACATGTCGCAGAATTCACCATGCCCGAAAGCTTGCCCATACCTAGTTCCCACTTTCTTGCGTTATCCTACAACCATGCCGATCATTAGGCGCAGCGTACCTATCCAGCAAGCCATAGGCGGACGCGCGGTGAAGACTGGCGGAGTTAGAGGGGAAAACACACTCGCGTCTTCACCTCCGGATGGTGGAGAGCAATCTCAACCGTACATATTATCGATTGTCTCCGTGGCTTGCATTTTGGCGCATGGGGTCAGGCGCAGTGACATTGTCGAAGCCGATCTTGAGTTGCCGGGCAAGACTTCCGTCACGACGATTGGGATGGCGTATGTCGCAAACACTGTCGCAAACCTGTCGCAAACAGAGGCATGCGACGCTGACATAGTGCTCAACGCGGAAGATACAATCTCGTGGCCGACCACGCTGGACGCAATCCGGTCGATGCGGCATTATGACGTTGTGGTGTGGCTAAGCTCTCGCGAGGCTATATCGGGGCTGGCTAATGCCATTGCGGTGTTAACCGGTTCGCCGCATTGGATTATGGTATTGCCCGGAAAGGCGTCTGTTGCGATTAAGACATCCGGCATCCCTGGCGATATCTCTTCTGAGGAGTTAGTAAAAACAATAAACGGGGTTGCGCTGCTGGATGATAACATTGTGAAGTGGGGGGCCCCCTCATAGAGGGGGCCTGTTGATCTCGTTTAGAACATCCTCGAGGGCGGCCTTGGCTGCCCTAACGCGCTCCCACCACGATTCGTCGTTGATGCGGTTGAGTTGCCGCACCAGGTGCGCCGCCTCCGCCCAGACGGCCTCGAGGCGCTCCTCGTGGTTAAGCCCTTGGAGCCAATCGCGATGGTAGTACACGCGCAGCGCGTCGGGCATTATCCAACACGCCACACCCTCATGCTTGATGTAGCGCGTGATGGGATGCCCCAGCAACTCCTCTCGCTTCCTCGCCCCGAATTCGAGGATTTTGTGATTCTCGGGGACGAGGATGGCGATTGACGGCATTTCGGATGCCGCGCTGTCGGCTTCCTTCTCGGGGACCGGCGGGTAGTATGCCACCACCAGTCCGTCGATGAGGCGCGACCAGCTACGCAGAGGCGGCAAGCTTGCGCCTCCACGCCAGGACCACGGCCCCCACCATGAGGGCCCCGACGATGGTGCTGAAGATTATCGCCTTCTTCATGATTCCTCCTTTAGGGTTTGGTTGCTCCGTATTGTTTATACCGCAATCAGGGGGGTATTGACGCGCGGAGAAGGATAACATATATTGCTGCTGTAAGGAGGCGATAGCATGACAACGGACCACAAGAGACAATCAGAAAACGTGCGGAGCGTAGCCACTCGCCTCCTAGATATTCTGCAGTGGTGTGAAAAGATAGATCAGGCGGTGCCGGGGGATGACGGCTTAGTGACTGGTGGACATGTTACGCAATACACATCCTACCGGGACGCTATTGATGATAGCCGTCGTGCCCTAGAGTGGCTAGCGCTTTCGGTTTCGTCTATGTTATTAGAGAGCCCGGAAGTGGTTGCGGCACACTTATTGCGCGGAGATCGCATGGTGGAGCAGCGTGACGTGACAAACGGTCTAAGCGATATAATCGTGGAGAACACCGATATATCGGCGGTTAAGGAGGAGTCATGATTATTGCGAGGCCTCTAAGCAGCACGCTATACCAAGGCGAAAACGCTCAGTGGCGTGTTGAGCTGTTTAATCAGGACGGCTCGAAGGTTGTAGCGCTGACTGATCCCGCAACTAACGTTACGCTACGCATTCAGCGAAATATTGATGACGAATACCCTATTGTGGCTGATGCTCAAATGACGGTTTTGTCGGATAGTATCGTGGCGTATGATTTAATGGTGCACGACTCGTGGCTGGGGTATTATTGCGGTCAGATTACGGTTACAATCCCGCCGGCGAAGATGCACGGGGCACCGCCGACGAACATTAGGCGCAGCTCGGTGTTTACCATTAACGTCGCGCGTGCGCTCGACGATATCAACCCATAGGGAGATATAGATGGATCTACATCAGACCAACGATCGCGACACCCATGCTTGCAGCGTGGCGGTATCGCAGGATGCTCTTAACCTGCTTAAGGGCATGTATGCTATTAGCCTTTCTCAGATGGATGAGTTTGAGCCACCTGATCCGGTTACTGCTCTTGCTAGGCTAATTCATGATCTAGTGGCAGTTCATACTTTTGGCAAGTTAGTGTGCGGCGGGAATCCGGCATGGAGCGCTAATCTTGAGATTGTTATCGCCGGCGCGATGACTGATCTTGTTGACATGTGTGGGGTTGAGGATGCAACGGAGGCTCTGGCGCAAGCAATAGATGACATAGATTACTCTGGCGATGAAGATGAGGACGAAGACGAGGACGAAGACGAGTGCGTAGCGTACGATGGGCTTGCGAGCAGGGTTAACGACTTGTTTCGTCAGCTACCGGAGCTATACCTGCTTAAGATAAGCCCTGACAAGCCAGCTCACGAGGGAATGTATTACGCCGCGGGTGAGGGGCCCGATCCGGTGGAGACTAGTCTGGGGGATGATGTCGAAGCGTGTGACGATATGTAGCGACTAGCGTGAGCGCGGGGGGCTTAGCCCCCCCCCGCCGCCTTTTGGAGGCGCTTTTATGTACGTGGTTACTATGCTGTCGTATCACCCAAAGCTGTTTGATGCATCAATGCGCCAGTACGAAGGGCGCGAGATGTTTTACTCCAGGTACGACCTTCTCAACATGCAAGCGCAAGCACATAAGGTGTGTCCTGAGGCCCTGTCAAGTATTGATGTGCGCCTGGCTGATATTGAAGAATACTCCGGGCAAGAGCTTAAGCCGACGGATTCTATTGTATTTACGAGGACTGGCGGGGCGGGTGATATCATTATGATACTCCCCTTAATACAGCGCATGAAGAAGGCTATGCCGTCAGTCCGCATTGGGTTGGCAACGCGCAAGAAATACACCCCACTCGGCAGCATGTCGCCTTATGTTGACGAAACGCTATCCATCCCATCGCCGGCTTTGGCCATTGAAAAATACGATTACATCGCCAATTTCTATGATGCCATAGAGTTTCCGTGGGCGCCAGCGAGGACGCTACACGGGTGTGATGTATTCGCAGAGCGGCTAGGCCTGCCTCATCTCACTCGGGAGGAAAAGGTTCCCGAACTAGTCCCCCCTAGGGGTGCCGTGAGGGGATTAGATAAACGGCTACGCAAGGATGGCATTAAAACGAGCGACCGCGTCTTGCTGTATCAGTTCAAGAGCAGCAATATCAATAGATCACTGCCTATCGGCAGGTCGGCGCAGTTGGTTTATGCATTGTCAACCCTCGCGCCTGACGTACACGTTATCGTAACAGGCGGGCCTAGGGATTGTAATCTCGAATGGCTAGGCCGCGACTCCAAGCCGATGCCCAAAATACACAACTGGGCCGGCAAGACGGATCTTTATGATATGGTTGCCCTATGCCAGCGCGCTTCCCTATGCGTCGCCCCCGATAGCATGTTGGCTCATCTCGGGGGAGCGATGGGCATCCCAACCATTGCACTGTTCAATGTCATTCCACCAGAACTGCGTGTGGGGCAATACGATAATGTTTACTCATTCTTCACCCCTTATAGCTGCGCGCCGTGTTTTTGCCATGGCTCCGACGCTTGCTCAAAATGCGCTATACTAATAAGCGATTGGGAGAAGCGTGGTAAGAAAGACGAGCCTCAGCCGGGAGCTCCCTGCTGGGATACGATAACTAATCGCGAGATATGCAACCAGGCGGCGCAAATGCTTGGAGCGGAGGGATGAGATGCAGGGCAAGAATCTAGTAATGGATGCATACGATTTCCAGCGCATGGGTGATGCCGAATTTTCCGAGGGAGCTTTCCGCAAGGTGGCAGAAGCGTCGGGCGAGTTGCGTGATTTTCTCTATCATAGCGGAGACGCGGGTGATCAGCATCGCATGTTGGATACCGAGTTTGCCATCGTGCTAGTTCTGCCCAACGGCGACAGGATGCGCAAGTATCCCATTAATAGCAAGACCGATCTGCAGATGAGCATCGCGGCCTTCAATAAGGTTTACAAGCGCTTGCCCTACAACATGGTTAACATCATCGTAAAGCGCTTCGAGAGTGCTGCTTTGCGTTATGGCGTAGATATCTCGTCCGAGCCGTGGTATAACGCGATAGCTAATGCAAAGGGCGAGCATCTCTCCTTCTTCTATCCCGTGACGGAGGGGTTGCTTGCTACGCTAGACAGCATAATGGAGAAGCAGGCCTCCGCGGAGGAAACGGGGCATTTTGGCATCAATCAAGACATTAACGGGGCTACTTACCAGCGCTATCCTATCAACACCAAAGCGCAGTTGCAACATGCCATCGCGGTAGTTGAGAAGAACGCGCGGCATTGGTTGGCGTCCTATGCGATTCAGATGTCGCGAGCTATCGAAAAGCGTGCAGAAGAGTTGAACGTGACCATTCCGGAGGACTCCAGTGTGCATAAATATGCAGCACGTTCGTTCAGCGACTCCGCCTATGGTCATATAATGGCGAGGACGACGATGGTCAACAACATGGATGGTTACATGGCCTATCGCGATCTCGCCGAGAAGGTAGCCAGTAAGCAGTATTCGCCAGCCCAAGCTGCGGTTACGCTGGACAACCTAGATCACGCCAATAAGTTGCACTATTCCTGGCATGATAGAGGCCTTGCGCGTCCTGTCGATGCTGTTTTGGGCTGGCCTATTAAAACGGCCAAGACGGTATCTATTGGCGGGATAGACATTGATGTCAGCAAGCTGCACGACATGGCCGTCAATGATCCGTCGCTGTTGGTTGAGCGTTTGGGTAGTGATGTGGTGGGCAAGCTGCGCAGCGATCCCGAGGGAACGCTTATGCGCATGGCGGCCCCTCAGCGCACGGTGGTTCTAGACGTGATGGGGCGTAAGGCATAACGATGAGATCTCTCCACGATGTGCTGCGGGACGTAACGTCAACGCCATTCGAGATCGTGACGGTGTTGGATCATCACTTGGATCAAGTGTGGCACTTTTGCGAGCCGGAGACATTGTGGATGGAGATAGAAGACGCCACTGCGCAGCAGGGCGATATCCTGAAGTTTGATGACATACCTCGAGCCATGAAGAACAAAATCATGGCCATCAGGGTATGTTTCAACTCCCTAGCTCCATGGCAGGATTGGGCGGTATTCCCCAACATATGCCTAGCGCTCTCAGGGGTAACTCCAGAGCCGGATTCGTTGCTTACGCCAGAGCCATCTTCCATAGTGCGATGCGTGGAGTTTATGCGCACCATCGAGCCTAAGAACCAGTTCGAGGGCGAAGTAGCCGCGATGATAGCGGTATTGCTATACAAGGAGGGCTTCCTCTGGCTGCCTGGTTATCTAGGTGCGCTAGTAAACACTCCATTGCGTAAATTGCTCGCCGCGGCTACTGCCGGAAACGGCCCTGAAGAGGATGCCGACAGCATCGTCCTCGATATGATTATGGGTTACATGCGCGCTACCTACGGCAAAGAAACGGATTGGCTGATAGAGGAGGAGCCGGTAGCTGTGCATACCGTTAAAGTGTTGGCATTAGAGCATGCCGCCAATGATGCTAAGCGATACTGGCCCCGCGAGCAGCCACAAGGGAAGTGATGTATGTCGTCGATACTTAGTGAGGTGAGAGACTCGTATGGCTTGATGACGGCGGATTACAAAACGCCGTTCATTGATCTCGCCACGGCTAGCATGCCTAAAAAGGCAGAAGACTTTCACGATCTAGCTCTATATATCTACTATACCAACCCCATCGTCAGGTTGGCCATCAGTAAGCTCGCCGAGTATGCCGTTACGGATCTCGAGTATAACGCTGAGACCACGGCGATTGAGGATCGCTATCGCAACGTATTTGAAAAGGTCATGCGCATCAAGCGGCTCCTTATCGTTATCGGCCTCGATGCATTCATCAACGGCAACTGCGTCGTCACGCTTAATTTCCCCGTTGAGCGCAAGTTTTCGTGTCCTAAGTGTGAAGCTCGGCGTGCGGAGCTGACGCAGGCGCTAGAGGAGAAACGCAAGGAGCGTGAAGATACTACTCTTCTTTTCCCCTCGGATGACACACTCATGGCGGGGACTAGCATATCAGGTGAAGGTCCTCGCGAGGAAATCATACCGGATTCCTATAGCGCTAATGCCATAAGTGACTTGACGTACAAGCGCAACAAGTTCAACGGAACATGCCCGACCTGTGGCAGCAAGGTTGTGTTTTCCGCCATTGACGAGCATCGCATTAACGAGCGCGATCTCATAGTGCGCACGTGGCCTATTAATCTAATACGCATCAAGGCGTATCCGTGGAGCGGAAAAGAAGACATCTACTGGGATCCTCCGTCGTCGCTTACTGAAGCCGTTGAAGAAGGGGACATGGATGTCATCAATGAAACCCCCATGGCGGTACTAGATGCTATTAGAGAGAAGAAGATCGTCAAGCTTAACAACGTTTATCACTTCAAGCTGCAAGGCCCGACCGATGTGCATAGCGAGTGGGGTAAGGGGCTGCTGATATGCGCCTTCAAGACGGTTTACTTCCTAGACACGCTAAAACGCGCTAGCGAGGCTGTGGCTAACGAGCATATCACTCCTTTCAGGATGCTAGCTCCGGTTGATACCGACTATGCCTCTGCAGTGGCTATGCAGGATCGCCTGCGGTCGTTTATCCTCGAGGAGTTTAAGCATCAGCGTGAGGATCCTAACTACATAGGGTTTTCGCCAATACCTGTTCAGGAGATATACTTCGGCGGTAAGGGCCGCGCATTCCTTCCTTCTCAAGAAGTAGCTGCAGCTACGGAGGACATGCTTCTCGGTTTCGGCCTGCCGCGTGGGCTAATCGCGGGAGAGGCCACCTGGGCAGGTAACACGATATCGTTGCGTATTATCGAGAACTTCTTCTTGACGCATAGAGATCAGCTTCAGGAGTTTCTCGACTGGAGCTCGGATATCATCCAGTCGCATCTGAATTACGCTCAGTGCGAAGTCAAGATGCGCGAGTTCAAGATGCTGGATGACATTCAGCACAAGCAGATGATATTCCAGATGGTGGCCGGCCAGATGATCCCCTCCAAAGTCTTGATCGAGATGGAGGGTTTGAATTATGAAGACATGCAGGCAGAGCTAAAGGCTGAAAACATCGCCAAGGCGCAGATGCAGGCTGATGCTATGAATATGATAGCCTCAGCGCAGTCTAGCCATCAGGCCAGCCTGATGGAAGACCAGCAAGCCATCATGGTGCAGCAGATGAACGCTCAGCAGCAGGACATGACGGATCAGCTAGTGCGTAACATCCAGAAGATGATGAGTCAAGGCATGACCGTTGATCAAGCTGCGCAGATTATCATGCAGCAGCAGATGCAGCAGAACACGCTCAATCAGATGATGATGTTGCAGATGCAGGCTGACCAGGCCAAGCAGCTATTCCTCATGGATAGGATGAATCAGGCGCAGTGGAGCACTCTAAGGGCGCAGCGTGAGAGCGCGATTCAGGGCATGATGAACATGATGCCTAATATGAACCCTATAGCGCAGACCGGCAACTCTATCTATGACATAGCAATGACTCTCGCTGGATGGGATCCGGATCAGCGTGATGAATTCCTAAGGAAGCAGCAACAGTCTGATCCGGTAATATACGAGCAGCTTGTGGATTACATGAATAGCATAGGTATCCCTCCTGGGCAACCTCACCCCATGGCTGACAATCAAGGCGGTAGGCGATGAAGGTTTCTAGTCGGCGACGCGTTAGGACCTTTAACCTCATAGTGGAAGCCCACCGCCAGGAGTTTGAGGAGGTATTAAACAACCCCAATGTGTTGTTGGATATCTCCAAAGACGTGCAGTATTTCTTCGACGACAAATCGGGGCGCATCATGGCTGTGGTATATTATACCGAACTCGAGCCCGCCCGTGAACCCGTTCTGGAAAACCCAAAGGCGATACTAGCGGCGACTGAGGAGGCGTGGCGTGGCGACGACGAATGATATGAGCCAGTGTCTTTGTGACGCCATAGGCGAGCGCGAGTTGCTTACGGCAGATGAAGAAGTAGCACTGGGACGCCGCATACAGCATGGTGACGTAGCCGCGCGCGATGATCTCGTCATGGCCAACATGCGCTTCGCTATCAAGATCGCAGGCGAGTTCAACACCAAGTGGAAGGCAGAGCGAGAGGACGTAATAGGAGCCGCTATTGAGGGTTTAATAGAGGCGGCTAATCGCTTCGATCCTTCTAACGGGACGCGCTTTACCACCTACGCTAAGTACTGGATTGACTATAGGATACATCAGTACCTCAATCAGATGGTGCCGATGATTCACGTCCCCGCCGGTCAAATCAACATGGTGCGTGCGTTGCATAGGGATCTCGACGCCGAGTCTAAAAAGCAAAACGACTACTCCTTAACGGAGGAGCGCCTTGCCGAGCAGCGCGGGATAAAGCCGGAGATTGTAGGGGCGATTAAAAACGCCTTCACGGTTGTGTCGGCGGAGGATGTTACTATTTCCGAGGACGTCAACGGTGACGACGGTGAACAGCCTGCTGAAGTATTAGACCCCGCCCTGCTGAAAGCTATTGATGAATTGCCGGAGATGCATTGTGACATCATCCGGCGCTTCTTCGGAATAGGGTGTCAGCGCCAGACTCTGCAGCACATTGCGCAGATACGCATGTTAAGTCGCGAGCGTATCCGGCAGCTAAAAAACGAAGCGCTAGAAATGTTGAGAGAGCGGGGCCTGGCAGAACCGTAGTCCCACCAGGCCCCTTCCCCTCCTTATTTGTTACCGGCGGTCGTCCCGGGGCGATGACCGTCTGTCGTCATCGCCCTCGCGTACCCATCCATCGTCCGCCCGGTCTGCCAGGCGGTCGTCGGACGTCCGGTCAGGATCGTATATCATCACTTCACCTCCCTCGGCGTTGTTGATATACCCTCACTTCTTTTATAACGCAAGCACACCCCCTATTGACGATTTAATCCGGAGATGATATATTCCTCGACAAGGAGGTGTGCTATGAGCGGGAGACGCGCCAAGCTTATCCGTGCGTATGTGAGTTCCATTTGGAGTGTGCTATCTGACGAGGATCGCGAAGCGTGGCATCATGACGTGCGTAGATTTTACCGCCATGCCAAGCGTGAGTGGATTAGGGGCAACTTCCGTGGGTAATGAGCTAGTCCACGTAGACGCCATCCTGGCAGCCGCTATATGCGCTGGGATAGCACGCAATATTGCCGAGCTGCATTACTCTAACTTAGACGAAGAGTCTAAACAGCGCTATCATGTCGATGAATTGATGGGCGCCTTTGGAACACTAGCGGGCAATGAGCAGGCGCTGTCGATGATGATGTCGTTGGATACCAAGCACAACAAGGCGTGGTTGGACAATGTTGCGTTAGTGCTGCGAAGCATCTATAATGTAATGGCAAGGCTAATCGGTGAGGGAGAGCAAAATGTCGAGCACGCGTCAGATAGTGCATGATACGTATGTGCGTACTAAGCCGCCAGTTATGGATCCCAACGCGCGCACGATACGTTTCAACTTCACGCTATACTCCATTCCTAGTGGCGTGCCAATTGAGCTGTTGTACGACAATCTAGTCTCGGCCGTGACTAATCGCAGCATGAGTGAATTGGCTGATGCGGTTGCCGCGCTGGAGCCGTATAAGACCAAGATGCACGTCAAGCCGGCGTGGCGTCAGACGGAGATATATGATCCGTTTGACCGCGTAGTGATTAACTGACCATGGATCTATTCGATATATTAGCGCATTATCGCGACCGGTATGCCGAGCTGATTCATGGTGGGCTAGAGGAGTTGCGTCGCTTGATTAAGGAAGCTAACGATAACAATCTCTATCGTGACATCATGGTAGAGGCCATCAAGCACTTCGAGTCTTTCGAGCCAGAACCGAAGCCGGATCCGTTGGGCATCCCCACCGTTGGGTATGGCCACGTTGTGGTAGGTGGAGAGCCGCCGTATCCATGGACTAAAGATCAAGCCGCGTTGTATCTAGTGGACGAGCTTGAGGAAAAGTACGTCCCTCAAGCTAAGCGTGCGTGGAATTCCAAGCCGGGTAAAAAGTGGCGCACGGAGGAGTGGGATCTACTCCCTCCGTGGACACGCGCCGGATTGGTGTCTGCTGTATACAACGCCGGGCCGGGGATCATTACTGGCGGCACGTGGCCGTGCAAAGCAACCGATGCTGAGGCAGGCAATGTCTTCTACAAATACTCCACCGGCAGGGATCGCGCCACCGGGAAAAGGATTAGACTTCCCGGGCTAGTCCGTCGCAGGTTCTTCGAGTGGAAGCTAATGACCGAGGGGGAGATTGATTTTCAACCCGCTGGATGGCGGGAATGGTATAACAGGCACAAGCTCTAAGAGTTAGTCGCATTACCCATCGGGGCCGGCATTTGCCGGCCCTGCTCGTCTGGAGGCGAGATGGCAAAAATCAAGGCCGTGCGCGCGCTCGTATATTCAAGGGTTGTAGGCTATTACACCCCGGTAGACTCGTGGAACAATGGCAAGAAGGAGGAGTTTAAGGACCGTCAATATATTGACGTATCATCTTCTTGGCCTGAGCAGACTAAAAAAGAATCCAAGCCGTTGGGCCTGGTTGTGGAGTTAGTCTCCTAGCGGAGGGCTTCCCCTCCGCTAGGAGCATGATCGTCAGAACGGTATGTCGTCGTCGTAGCCGTCACCCTCGTCGGGTGCGGCGTCTGGACGTGGCTGCGTCGGGCGTGGTGGTGGTGCACTACTGCCGCCACGTCTGTCGTCGATGGTTGCCGCCAGGATGGTCAGGTCGGGGAACATGTTGAGATGCAGGAGGAACTTGTCTCCTGCTTTCGTGGTCTGCATGCTCCCCAGATAGAAGTCCGGATAACCTTCCGGATTGGCAGCGCGCTCGCGCTCCGTCTTCTGCCGCACGATGCGGTAGCTTCCGGGCCGTCGCTCGTCGACGAGTGCTTGCATATCATAGGGAACGATGTAGAGCTTGATGTCGAAGCCGGGTCCGCGCTCCTCCATCTCTCCTACGGTTAGATACCGCGTGCGCTCTTCCTTCGAGGGGTCTCCCTCGACAATGCTTTTCAGGGCGTACTTCATGTTACTCCATCCTTCTTAGGGCAATTGGCTTGTCGGTGGTTTCGCCGCCGTGGTCGAAGGTCGCGACCATCTCGTGCCAACATCCCGGGTGCATTCCGCACTCTCTGCGGACGACGCGGACGTAACACTGATGGTAGTAGTCGTATACTGTTACATCGCAGGGGGCGTCGTCGGGGCCCAGCAGCTCAGCGTCCTCCTGCGATACTTCGATAACGTCCATAGTGCGCTCTGGATCGATCGGATTGGTGACTTCGACGGGAAAGCACGGTTTCTCTACCACTATGACTTCGGGATCCGGCATGATGCCTCCTTGGATGGTGTGTTATCACACCTGGCTAGCGGCGGCTTCTGTCAGAGTCAGTACTACGGTGCGACTGAGCTCAGAGCCGCTCTTCATTGGGCAACGCTCGCCTGGCTTGAGCATGGGAACGTAATCCCCGCCCGCGGCTGCGTCGATGGGCTGGGCAAGGCCTAGCTTACATGAATATCCGCTATCGGAGCGCAGCTCGCATTTTGTGCTGCAATACATTAACTCGCCACGCGTAAATACGCGCAGCGTGATCGGCAGCATCACTAGTAGCGGGTCTCTCATGGGTCCTCCTTCGTTAAGCTGGCTTCGCTTTATATATACCGCATTATCGCCGTTATTGTTCTCTCCGCCAATACTCCAGCATTAAGGCACACAGCTGGCGCTGAGATGCGACCGCTTGAGCGTGGTCGTCGTAGTAGCTTAGGGTGCCATATACGATGTCGCCGGCATGTGTCCCGTCGGGGTTGCGTGTTGTGGTCCAGTTTCGCCAATATACTCCTGAGATATTGCCGGCAAGTGACATTCCGCGCTCGCAACGCTCGAAATACGGAGACTGGCGGATTGCCAGTTGCGGTCTCGCGCGCAGTTCATTGTATATGCGGAGGGGGAGAAATACCACATGTTTTGGCATCCCGCGGTATGAAGGGTCTTTGCAAAGCCGTGGGATCCAATCGACAGGCATGGTGTTATCACTCATAGTACTTCCTCCAATACAGCAGCATTAACGCTGATAGCCTGCGTTGTTCTTTAATTGCAAGGTCGTGCTCCCAATACATCATGCCGCTCTGGGGCTCACCCTCCAACTCCAAATCATCGTCCCAGTAGAGTTCCTCGCCGAAAGGGATATTATGTCATCAGCGGAGTTATAGGGTGGTCGGTTTTCTAGCCTGGGCCTCTGAAGCAGCTCGCATCGTACGCTGCGGGGTAAGCACACCGTCCATACCGTCAATTCAGCGTCGTATAGATCATCCTCGAAGAGTCGCGGGACCCAACTAGAGGGCATATATTTCGTCATGATATCGCCCCCTCACGCCACAGGGCCATAATTAGTCCCATGAGGGCGCGTTGGGTGGCTACGGCGTATTCGTGTTTAGTGAAGGGGTCGGTTGTATAGTCTTGCCCCTCCTGATGTTCCTGCCAGGACACTATGATATGCCTCCATCCCTGATCTCGTGCAGGCAGCGTAACGTAGAGCTGAAAGTCCGAGCGCACCCTGCATGCCTTGAGGGGGCCGGGGCGAACCGCACCTGTGACGCTGTCGGGCAGTGTAACCAACATGCCGTGCTTTAGGCGCGGAATCCATTTCGGGTCAAGATGTTTCATCATGGCCTCCATCCTGTGCGCCATTTAGCCAAGACGAGTGCAAGAGCAGCGCGTTGCGCCGTTATTGCGTTCTGATGCATCCCGAATTGCATCCAGCAAAGTTCCTCGCCCCTCCAAACCCATACGTAGCGGCGCGCGCGCAGATATCCTCTCGATAGCGTCACCAGCACGTCGACGTACGAAGCGCACGCCACGTCGCGAATCTCGATTGCTCTAGTTGTGTCGCCAGGTTGGTCTATGGCCCGGCTGGAGATGGTGACCGCATGAAGGTTACCACGGCGCTCAATCCTCGGAATTAGCTCTGGGTCTATCACTCCGGGCCCCCAGTGTCTCGCCATATACTTAGCATCAGCGCGAGTAACGCGCGTTGCACCTTAATAGCATCTGTGTGGCCTAGTAAGCATATCGCATTGTATCCTCCGTGGCGGTAATGCGTCCAGCCCAACAAAGCCTGCTCTGGGTCTATCATTACCTCGTTCACTTCCGCGGCTGCCCGTGGGGCAGCAGCCCCCCATGCTTCATTGGAAACAGCGCCGGTCGGGTACGGTGAGGGCGGGGTTATAAAATACGTTCCTTGCAACAGCGCGATGGGGCAGCATTTAATAGGGAACTCAAAGACTAGCGCCGAAGGTAGGCATATTAAGGTCCAGAATTCGCCGCGTGGCATTGTGCGTGGTATCCATTCTACAGGCAACAGTGTCATGTATTGTTAACCTCCCTCCACGCTATGCGGGGTATCATGTTTTCCGGCATGTATCTCATGATTTCTTCTCCTGCAAAGTGCGCCACAAAGCCAGCATCAGCGCCAATAGTTTGCGCTGACATGCGATGGCTATGTCTTGATTGATCAATGTGGCGGTGAATTTTATCTGCCTAGGATTATCATCGTTCCAGCGCCATCGCAAACAACGATACATCGCAAGGTGCATGATATCATCTCCTCCGCGGAGCATGCCCGGTAGTTCTACGACGAGGTTTGTCTCCGGGATGACCGCATACATCCTGGGCCTAATGTTAGCTAAAGCTACTACGGCCCCTGCGGAGACGCTTATTGTTGTGCCCATGGGCAGGTGGCGCCCGAGGCGCGGAATCCAATTCGGCGGAAACTCAGCCACGTTCTTCTTCCTTCCTATGATAATGCAAAGCCGCGGCGATTAGTGCCCGCTGCCACTCAATGGCGAAACTATGGCTGTTGGTGTGCCACGTCGTGTTTACGCATGGCGTGATCACCATTTCGGGGTCACGACCGGGGAGGAACAGCTGGATTAGTTTGTGGTCCCGACTGAAGGTGTTTCTTATGTGTGGGGCGATTTTCGTAATGCGGATTGAGTTGTTTGCGCTAATCTCAACCCTAATTATCTCATCCATTTACATACTCCTTTGCGTGAAATGCACGAGCTACACTCATGATCTTTATAACCCATAACGCGGGATATTGGCATTGACCCCCGCGGTCTGCTGCCTATACTAGATATTGCAAATCACTACATGGGAGGACATCAATTGCCCAAATACGGACGAGGTGCAAGCCAGCGTTCTGACTACGTTGAGCTGCTTAATGTCATACAACGCCGATTGCAAGAGCTATTTAATGTCGATGGTAAAACGCGCAAGCTACGTATTGAAAACATAGACGTAGGGAACGTTAACGTCGGCATGGCCCTCGAGGAGCAGCTAGATGCTAAATACTACAACCGCGACTTTACCAACCCTGTCCGTGCCGATTTTGTTTTATATGACAACGACGGCAAGGAAATCGAGCGGCTTAATCAGCGCCTTGTGATGCATCTCCCAGCCCTAACCGAGCGTGGCACCTTCATCATGGGCGGCAAGGAGTATTCCGTTAAGCGCCAGCTAAGGCTTAAGCCGGGCATTTATACTACCGAAGTCTCTGATGGCGTGCAGGCATTTATCAACACCTCCACGCGGCAGAATATGAAGGTTAAGTTCAATCCTGACACCTCGATGTTCTCGCTCCACGTCGGCGCGCGCAAGTTCCCCCTCATGGCCGTATTGGAAATGCTAGGCGTGCCCCGTGAGCAGTTCGTCAAGATGTGGGGCCAGGATATTGTTGATGACAATCACGCCTCTGATAAAACAAAGGCTACGGTGCTGAACAACCTATATGCTACGATGTTCTCCTACGCCCCTCAGGGCGTCCCCGCGGAAGAGAAGATAGCTAATCTAAAAGAAGCTCTTAGCCAAAGCTCTGTCGATCCATGGGTTACTAAGGTTACCGTGGGCCGCGAGGCGGAGTCGCTATCCCCCGAACTACTGTTCCAGGTGAGCAAGAAGATGCTTGATGTCAGCGCGGGACGCGCTAAGCCGGACAGGCGTGATGCGCTTTATTTTAAGGTCCCGCTGGGCATAGACGACATGGTAGATATAGCTATTGGCAAGCAGTCCAACAACATATCCAAGAAGGTCAGATTGCGTCTTGACGACCCCAACAGGGCTATTGAGTCGATAGTGAGTCGTCCGTTGGTTACGCTTGGCGGCACGGTGCGCATGAAGTTCTTGCTTGATGAGCTTTCTAGCACCCCAGAGCAGGTCAACCCATTTGACATCTGGTCTGCCCGCAGGGAGTTCACCGTAATGGGCGAGGGCGGTATTCCGTCAACGCATTCGGTGTCTCCGGAAACGCAGGGCATTGACGACACTTATCTGGGCTTTATCGACCCCATACAGTCGCCCACGGGCGGCAGGGTGGGGCTTAACATGTTCATGGCCCGCGCGGCTGATAAGGACGGCAAGCGCCTAGTTGCTCGCGGGAGAGAGGCTCAGACCGGCAAGCCGGTTAGCTTTTCACCTGAAGAGGCATATGACAAGGTAGTGGCCCTTCCGGGGTCGTTCGAGCTTAAAGACGGCAGGATGATTCCTAAGTCGTTAGTCGTGAAGGCCTTGGTGAGGGGCGAGATCAAAGAAGTCCCGGCTAAGTCTGTGGATTGGACTTATGAAACGCCGGAGGCCACTATTAATCAAGTGATCAACGTGCTGCCATTTCTTAATCACAATTCTCCAGTGCGAGCCAATTACACCGGCAACCAGATGAAGCAGGCCTTGCCGTTGAAGTATCGCGAAGCCCCCCTGGTCAAGTCATTCATCGGCCGCATGGATAATAAGGACCAATACGGCGAAGATGACATGTATGAGTTGACCAACCTGAGGGTCCCTAGCCATCTCGATGGGGCTAAAGTCGTATCTGTGGGCAGCGATTACATCAACGTGCTAACGTCTGATGGCAAGAAGGCCAACTTGCGCTTCTACAACGCCTTCCCTCTGAATGGCACTACGTTTCTAGATTACAAGCCGACGGTTAAACCCGGAGACGTGCTGCGCGATGGCGCTATCTATGCTGAGAATAATTTTAGCAAAGACGGCCAGCTAGCCTTTGGGGTTAACCTTAGGGTGGGGTACTTGCCCTACAAGGGCTTGAACTTCATGGATGGCTTAGTCGTCTCTGAGAGTGCGGCGAAGAAGCTCACTTCGGAGCATATCCACCAGATGCAGCACGGGGTAGCTCGTAGCGACATACTCTCCAAGAAGCGCTTCGTGGCGCACTACCCTGGAAGCTATAACGCTGCGCAGCTAGCAAATCTAGATGATGACGGTGTAGTCCGCGAGGGCGCGATTGTTGAGCCTGGCGATCCCCTGATGCTCAAAATGGGCGAGCGTGCCCTAACTGAGGACGACATCCTGCGCGGCAACATCTCGTCAGTCTTCAAGAACCCACTGACTCGCAATGATCACGCATGGGATCGTGATGTGCCAGGGCGTGTCGTCAAGGTGGTCCGTGGAGACGATTTTGTCAAGGTATGGGTGCGTACTGAAGAGCCGCTTGTGGTGGGAGACAAGGCTTCTACCAGGGCGGGCGCTAAGGGTGTTGTTGTAGCAATCATCCCCGACGACCAAATGCCACACGATGCCTCCGGGCGGCCTTTGGATGTGATACAAAACCCGGCGGCGGTGCCTTCGCGGATGAATATATCGCAGATCCTTGAGACTGCCGCGGGCAAGGTTGCCGAGTATGACGGCAAGCCCTTCAACGCCCCCAACCTACACAGCAAGATCGACGCGTCGGTGTTGAAGGAAGAGCTGCGCAAGCGCGGCTTGTCAGACACCGAGATGTTGTATGATGAAAACAATAAGCCTATTGGCCAGATATATGTCGGCCCGCAGTATTTTACTAAACAGAAGCAGCAGTCGTTTAAGGCGCTGCGCGCTAGGAGCAGAGAGGATCCATACGAACTAGCCTCACGCCGGCCGCACAAGGGGCCTAAGCAGGACCTGTTGGGCCTGTTCTCAATGCTGAGCCATGGCGCTAGCAATGTGCTAAAAGAAACCGCCACATTTAAGAGCGAGTGGAATGACGACTACTGGCGCGCGCTAGAGATGGGTCAACCCGTCCCGGCGCCCAAGACTACTTTCGCGTATAATCAGCTCATTAATATGCTTAAGGGGGCGGGGATTAACATCCGCGAGGAGGGCCCCGACCTGCGCCTAGTCCCCCTGACCGATCGAGACGTGCTAAAAATGTCCGGCGGAGAAGTCCCCGATCCAGGACGCGTCGTGCGCATAGGCGAGCCTGGCTCGCATGAGTTCCTCGCCCCTCAGCCTGGAGGGCTATACGATCGACAGATCTTCGGCGGGATGTCTGGGACTAAGTGGGGGCATATTTCGCTGGCTGATGGCTTCCCCAATCCGATGTATGAAGACGCGATACGATCTTTGCTCGATCTTAGCAAGCAGCAATTCATGGGCCTCGTTTCTGGCCGGCTAGGCATAGATAGCGAGGATAATATCAAGCCATACGGCCCTGGCGTTATGATAGGCGGCAATGCCATGGCTAGGCTGCTTAGCAAGATAGATCGTGACGATACCATTAAGCAGCTAGTCCCGCAGATCAAGACACTAAGGGGGGCTTCAAGGGATAAGGCTGTCAAGAAGCTCAAGTTTCTAGCGGGACTCAAGCGCGCTGGGATGCAGCCCACTGATTACATGATGAGCAAGCTCCCCGTTTTGCCCCCAGCTTACCGGCCGGTTTATATGACTAAGGACGACAAGCTGCGCGTGAGCGACTTGACTGTTTTCTATCAAAACATAGGGCGTATCAACAACTCGCTCAAGGACATGAGGGGGTTGCCGCGCCGGTGGATGTATTCTCTCCGAGAGGATGCATACAAGGCTATAGGCCAACTGCAAGGCGTGGAGAAGGGTGACGCAAGCCAGGCTAGGATGGCAAAGGGTATTCTGGAATATCTTAAGGGCGATACTCCGCGGACGGGATATTTCCAGAGCAAGATGCTAGCTAAGCGTCAAGCTCTGGGCGGGCGCGCAGTCATCATGGGCGATCCCAAGCTCGACATGGATGAGATTAGGCTGCCTGAAGAGATTGCGTGGACGATATACCGCCCCTTCATCATCAAGCGTCTAGTACAAAACGGCATGCCGGCGCTGAGAGCTAAAACGCTAACCGACAATCGCAGCAAGGTTGCGGAAGACGCTCTCGATCAGGAGATGGCGGAGCGGCCCCTCATCCTCAGCCGCGACCCTAAGCTGCATAAATATAACTACTTAGCCTTTAACGCCAAGAAGTATCCCGGCACGGCTATTTATCTACCTCCATTGGTGACTAAGGGCTTCAACGCCGACTTCGACGGCGACCAAATGTCGGTCACCGTTCCGGTTACTCCCGCGGCAGTGCGTGAGGCCAAGACCAAGATGCGGCCTTCGCAGAACGTGATCAAATACGGGCCGGACAGTGTTCTAGTTAAGCCGGAAGAGGACACCATCGCGGGACTATATCGTGCATCCATGGCGGGTGACGCAAGGCCGAGCAAACGCTACAATAACTTCTCCGACGCACTCGAGGCGTTTAGGGCTGACGAGATAGGGCTGACGGATATGGTTGCGGTGGGAAATCAAATCACCTCGCCAGCTAGGATTATGATCAACGAAAAGCTCCCCGAGGGGTTCCGCAATTACGACACCGTGTGGAGTGACAAGGCGCTGGTCGCAACCCTTAATCGCATCGCTGACGAAAGCCCGCAGGATTACAAGGCCACAGTACAGGGCCTTAAGGATTTGGGCGACATGCTCAGCTACAAGACTGCGATTTCCTATAAGCTAGACGATTTCATTCCCATCAAGAACAAGACCGAGATCAACTCCTTACCTACCATGGGGCAACCACCGGCTAATTTTAATGAAATCCGTGAGCGTGTAATAAACAAGCTCAAGGAGGTAACGGATCCAAAATCCGCCATGGCGGTGTTGGCTGATTCGGGTGCTAAGGGGAGTTGGAGCAATGTGCTTCAGATATTGTATTCCCCCATCTATTCTACGGGTTTCCAGGGCAAGGCCTATCCGCAGCTATTGCGCACTGGCTATGGCGAGGGCATGGACTTCCCTGACTATTGGACTGCCGCCAAGGGGTCTAGGGTTAGCGAGATGGGCAAGACTATCGAGGTGAGGGATCCGGGATACTTTGGCAAGCAGCTAACCAGAGCGGCCCTGGGCGTGACCGTACGTCCAGGCAAGCCTGCTGTGGTTTCTGGTATTGACTATGAGGTGTCACATCCCACAGTGCTCTATCGCTATCTTGCTAAGGATGCCATTGCCCCTAATGGGATGGTTATCGGCAGGGCTGGTCAACCGGTGACGCAAGACATGGTGGTGGCTGCTCAGAAGGCGGGGTTGAAGCAGTTCAACGTGCGCTCTCCGCTTACCACATCAGCCCCCGAGGGGTTATATGCGGAAGACTTCGGGAGGCTCCCTGGTGCGGATAAGCCTGCTGTTGGAACCAACATGGGCGCCATTTCCGCACAGACCCTCAGCGAGCCGGCGACGCAACTGGTGTTGAAGTCGTTCCACCAAGCAGGAGCTGCAGGGGCGTCTAAGAAGATAGAGGGTTTGTATATGATATGGCCCCTACTCAACGGGAGAGCGCCTGCTGGGCAGAAGGCAGCCATGGCTCCGCGCGATGGGGTGATCAAGTCTATCAACACTCTCAAATCCGGAACGAGGATCTTGACCATGGATAATGGGCAAGAGATAGTGGCAAGCCCCGGATTGGACTTGTACGTCAAGGCGGGAGATGCCGTCAAGCGGGGTCAGCAGTTGCAGGATGGGTATATGGACCCGCAGGAGATGCTGAAGTATCGTGGGCTGCGCGAACTTCAGCGTTATCTGGTAGAGCAGATATCTACGGCCTATGGCAAGACCGCGCCCGACAATCGTTACATTGAAGTGCTTGTCGGGGCCCTTACTCGTTTTGCTAAAATAGAAGATCCCGGTGACGCCGATGACTTCGTGTATGGAGATGTTGTTGCGGCAAATAAGCTTGCGGCGATGAACAATCAACTTAAGGCCGCCGGGATGAAGCCGATCGTCTACAAACCGGTGTTTGCCGGCATGGATCAGCACTTACAGCAGCTAGAGCCTGACTGGGCCATGAAGATGCTAGGTGGCGACCTAGTACGTCAGATGAGGCGTGCCGCCGCGACGGGAGCTACCAGCAGTAGACGTGGGGCTAATCCCATTATGCCATTCCTGTACGGCATCAACTTCGGCGATACGCTTGAGGAAACGGGAGAGTATTAATGCAAATCAACACTCTTAGGCCGTCTCATAGATTTGTCCTACGTGCGCTAATAAGCGTACAGAAGCCTGCGCGTGTGATAGAATTCGGGGCCGGCCTTAATAGCACGCAAATGCTGCACGAGCTAGCTCCGTCTTTTACGTCATACGAAAGCGACCCGGAATGGCTTGATAAGATTAAGACTGAAGTCCCCGGAGTAGACATCCGGCCGCTGCCGCTGGATGTAGCGTCGTATCGTATCTATCCATATCAAGTCCCGCCGGAGACTCAACGCAGGATACAGGCCGATATTGCTAGGGTCGTGGAAGACGCTGATCTCGTGTTTATTGACGGCTTTGCCTGCATGCGCATCTACGCCCTGCTGGTCTTCTTGGGCCATTTTAACGTGTGTGTGTGCCATAATACCGAAAAAGCATTATATTGGTGTCGTAAGGCTGAAAAACACATGGAGGGTTATGTCAAGGTGACGGTTATTCCGCCCAACAAGCACCCGTATATCGACGTTATATTTGCGCCGCAGAGCCAGGGGCTTATCCCGGACTTCATGGCAGCGCTGCAGCGGGAGTGTTTGGATGATTACGGTGACTATGCCGATGTCGTAGTAAAAAGCATTACCAAATCAAACGCATCGGATGAAGAGTAATGCCCACCTGGCAGCAGCATCAATCATTCTTGCGTCAATGGGGATGCGTAGTGTGCCGCAATTTAGGTCATCCCGACACGCCGGCTGAAATACACCACATTCGCACCGGGACGGGAGTGGGGCGCAAGGCTGATCAGTTTGATGTAATCCCTCTATGCCCGTTGCATCATCGGAATGGTAACCATGGCGAAGCGATCCACGCGGGGAGGCGCACGTGGGAGGCTAAATTCGGTACTGAGCTCGAGTTAATGGAGCAAGCCAAGCAAGCGGCGGCTAACCATTTCGCAAGATACGCGCCTGACTCTTTGACAGGCTAGGCTAGATGCTATACTAAGATAGCTAACCAGGAGGTCGTCCTATGATGTTAGAGGCTCTAAGAGATAACCTGAAAACTGCAGCAATTAATCCGCGTATGCTTATGGCTTTGTTGGGGGTAGGTGGCCTCGGTGCATTGGCCGCCTGGGGCATACCTAAGGCGCAATCTGCAGCTCAGGGCTGGAATACCAACATAGGCGGGCGTAATAGGGCGATGCAGGGCTATATGAACAACATGATGCAACCAACTGGAGCTCAGCCCATGGGTATGACCAACTTCCTGGGCCCGCTGCGTCAGCAGGCTAATCTAACGATGGGCGGACAGTAATGTCGCAATTGGCGGCGATGCTCAAGGAGGCCGCACTGCCCAAGCATGATCCGAAAGCAGCGCAGACTGTGGGTAAATTCCTGAGTCAGAGATGGCAGCGGGCACGCTACCCGCTGATCGCGCTGTTGAGTGTTTTCGGAGCATCTAGGCTGGGGAAATATTTAGGCAATAACGCGTTGAACTACAACTTCCCAGAGCGCGCTAGGGAGATGGCGGCCAGTGGGTCAGCTTGAGCATCTTCTGACTAAGCAAGCCGCTAACGTTGCGCAAGAGTCTTATGCCAACTTTATCAGTGGCTTGAAGTACAAGCCCAACGTGGCACATGCCGTGTCGGCGGGATTGGCCGGCTTAGGTCTTTGGGCGTTGCTGAGAGACTCTAAGCGCAAGCGGCGCGAATCTAACTGGGCTGAGACGCTTGAAGAGCTAGCCAACACCCCGCTGGGCGAATTGCGTGGGGAATTGGCCGAGCGGGCTAAAAATCTAGGCTCGCTAAGCGTTGCAGACCTAGCCTTGGCGTTGGGCGGTGGGGCAATTTGACAAAGGCGATGCTCGTCTATACTGATATATGCAAAGGAGAGAGTCATGGATCTAATACAGCGTGAATTAACCAAACTGGCAACAGCCGCCGTCATCGTAGATGAGGTGGTAAAGGCCGCGCAGACACAGGACGGCATGGCTAAAGAGGCTAAAATGAAGCCAGGCCTGATAGCGCTTTTGGCTGCCCTCGGCCTGGCCGGCGCTGGCGCAGGAGCCTATGCTGGCGGAGCGTTCGATCGCGAGAAGCTACCGCGCCCCGACGACATCAGGAAGGGCAATCGCGGAGGCACGCTTACTCCCCTGCGACCGCCCAACATAGCAACACGCAATGTATCCGCAATGCAGCGCAGGTATGCTGAAGAGACAGAGAGAATCAGAGCGCAGGCTGACGCAATCCGCGCGCGCCGTGAAGCCGACGCTGCACTCCAGGCAGCTCGCCGTGAAGCGGTAGAGGCGCTACGCAATGCGCGCATGGAACTAAAGAGAGCGTACTAACCCCAAGGAGAGAGACATGGATCTAGTACAGAGGGAATTGACCAAGCTGGCAACGGCTGCAGTGATCGTTGATGAGATGTCCAAGGCTGCCCAGGTACAGGATGGTATGGCCAAGCAGGCCAAGATGAAGCCGGGGCTCATTGCGCTGCTTGCGGCTCTGGGGCTGACTGGGGCTGCGGGTGGGGCTTATGCTGCTGGGGCGTTCGGCGGCGGTGGTCCAGATGCGGCCGAACTAGAGCGAAGACGCATAAAGAACATTCACGCCCCAGAGCCTAAACCCAAAGAGACAATACGCGCGGCACGTTATGCAGCTGGTGGGGCCGCTCGCGACGCTAGGGAGTTCTCCAACACTCTAACCGACAATATCAACAGGCTGTTGGGTCGATAACGGAAACCAATGCCCTATAGCGACCTGACCAAAACCGCCTCTGGGCGCTCTGCGCTGGCAATGATACTCGCTGCTTTGGCGGGCTTTGCCGGCGGCAGAGTGCTCGGCGATTCTCGCCTGCGTGGCGATATCGGGCAGGGCATGCAGTCGTTTTATCGCAACGACATTGCCCCGCTGGCGCGGTCAGGCGGTGCTGCGATATCAGATTGGTATCGCCAGGATCTCAGACCTGCATTGCGCAGTGGCGGCAATCGCGCGGTTGACTGGTACAATCAAGCCATTGCCCCACGCATAGATCCCGCAATCGGGCGTGTGCGCAATTGGGCTGAGCGTGAGATAATCCCACGAGCTAATGCTACGTGGACAACAATCCAGGAAGCCCGAGGCAGAGCATTCGGGCGCTAACTGAAGACCAGGCACAGTCGGAGGGGGAGGCGCGAGCTTCCCCCTTTGACGTTAGCGCTGATGTGTCATACTAACTAGGAGCACTCACTGGAGGCCGTATGCCCGTTTCGATATCAGTACTGCCAGCCCCGGGTAACGTTCAGGCGGACAGGGAGCCTGGGGGCTCGCTGCCGCCGGCGACGTATTACTACACTGTCGTGGCGGTCTATCAGCGTGCAGCTGCCGCCGCTTACTCCAATCAATTCAGCATCCCTAGCGCTGAAGTGAATGCCACTACCAACATCGACAAGGCGTCGGTAAGGCTCCAGTGGAGCCAGGTCCCGGGGGCGAACAACTACCTGATCTATCGCTCGACTTCTCCCGGGGTGGTCGACCCCATGGAGGGGGATAACTGCCTGGGCTTTGCCGGCAACACCAACAGCTACACCGATACTGGCGCTACGGCCCTAATACGGGTGGTATGGTATCCCTGGGGATTGCCAAAGGTTACCGTGACGGGTGGTACGGAGGCGGCGCCGAATACCGAGGCTGATATCTACGCTGCATTTGAGAGTTCGGGGCTGTCTGACAAGCTTTTCAACCGCCATTTCGACAGGTATGGCGTGCCGGATCAGTACTACTTCGAGTGCTATCTACACATCGACGGCGCGTTGAGGTTTCAGAAAGGCACGCAGATATCGCTGTGCGGCTGCTGGGAGTCGACGACGAACGCTATCTTCTTGATGGGCTATCTCACCTGGGGCGCATCCTATCAAGGCGCGGCATTCAGGCGTACCGGGCACTACTATTCGGCGATGAATTATGGGACCTGGAAGTGGTATGGTTCATTCATCCAAGACTATGGATACATGGATTATACAGGAAGCATTAATGTTAGATTTACCCAAAACGTGGCGGGGCTTTGTGCCTATCACATCCAAGATTGCGTGACGGATGGAATAGGATTTGACGACACTGGTGGAAGCGGTATGGTGCGTGATACCTACATGTATAAGCACAACGCCTTCCACGCCGGCACTGTAGCTCGTGTGGGGCAGAAAATATCCGGAGGGCGTGTGATCTACGCTTATTACGCCTGGCCTCAGACAAACGGCAATCCGTGGTGTAGGGGGATTAAAACAGGTGGAGACGTGAGCGATATGTTTTTCCACCTCCCCGCCGTCACCACCAAGTACCACGCCATCAATCACCAGTGGGTACAGGATCCTCCAGGGGCACGTTCGCTCAATAACCCTACCTATCTCACGGTATATCGTTGCTACGATGGCACGATACGCTGCATAGACGACGTGGGCAATCCCGTGGCTGGAGTCCGCGTGGTACTGACTGATGCACAGGGCAACGTTGTCATGCCTGAGCCATCCGATGCCGACGGGTATGTCTGGCTGGCTTCAGGAACTGCCACGGGTGGGTCCGCGACGACCATAGTTGACTCGTCAAAGTCGTTTCAGTCCAATGCACTGGTAGATTATCTCGCCGAAATCGTCTCCGGCACCGGGACTGGCAGCCTGCAGTCCATCAAGAGCAATACTGCTAATACCATCACCTGGAAGGGTCCCGTGCCCGCTGCGCCGGGGGCGGGTTCGAGATATCGGGTGAAGGTCATGCTGGCTTCTCATGCATATCAAGGCAAAGCTGCAGCTCCCTACTACGACACCACGACATTCAATCCGTGGGTGCTCGAGGCTACCTGTCCGGGATACGAAATGAGCACCATGGAGATAACGCCTAATGCCGAATTCAACTACGTGGTGGTAATGCATCTAGCCTCAGGCTCCGGAGGCGTCGTGCGATGAGAGTTACGCTTGCCGAACTGGCCACGTTCAGGGTTGCCGTCAAATTCCGTACTGGCGATAGTGTTGTTATTAAGGTGTATGATGCTACTAATGCCAGCGAACCGGCCCTGTCGAGCCCTGCGTGTACTGAAATAGGTGCGACTGGGGTATTTTACTGGTCTTTCTCCAACCTCAGCGTACAGCCGACTGCCCCGACAGCGTATTTGTGGACAATGTGTAGCAACAACTCCGGGGATTACACGGGCCCGATGCTGTATGCGGGCGGTTGGAATGATGCCATTAGCTCTGGCCTGTCCGCCGTCAAGGCTCAGACGGACAAGATGGTATTCGTCGGCTCCGACATCAAGGCTACGCTGGATGGGGAAGAGGTTGCGGCAAACGTCGTGAAGGTCTCCGGTGACGCCGTAGCGGCTGACAATCTCGAAGCTCAGTTCGACGGCACGGGGCTGACTGGAGACGCCTTCCCGGGGCGCCAGGACCAGATTGCCAGGCTATCGATAGGCAGTGCAGCAATCTCCACGGTGGCATCGGGCTTCGTGCTCACCACCGGGACACAGACCGGCTCCTATACCAACACCTTCAACAAAAACGGAGACTACCACCTATTGCGCGATTCGGGCGGCAATCTCGACTGCTACTACGAGTTCAACGTCGGGGCCGATGGCGTGCCAGTCGATATCGTCTTCTGGGGTCGCGTGACGCCGAAGGGTAAAGACGTTGGCGTCTACGGATACGACTGGGTAGCCAACAACTGGCAGCAGATAGAGATATGGTCGGGCGACAACACTACGACCGACAGCACGAAGATCGGCAAGCTACGGACTACAATGGTGGGCTCCGGCTCCAACGCTGGCAAGGTCAGAGTACGGCTGGCCGGGAGCGGCATTTCCGGGGTCTACGTTTACAACGACTACATGTACCTCTCCTACTCCGTGGTGTATCGCTCGGTGGGCTACGCTGACGGAGCGGTGTGGGTAAAGGCGACGGGCTCTTCAGGCACCACGGTGTATATCAACGGCACGGCTGACAATCCCTGTCCGTGGTCTGATGCCCTGACCATAGCGGCAGCATTGGGCATTGCCCGCTTTAGGATACTCAACGGCGAAACCATCACACTGTCGTCCAGCCTGGGATCGAAAACGCTGATCGGCAAGCAGTGGAATCTCAACCTCAACGGGCAGTCCATCAACGCCTGCTACGTCGAGGGGGCTACCGTGTCCGGAGTGGGTTCCGCCCTTGCCACTCCAATGTTTGTCGACTGCAAGATCGGGGCGGCCACGCTACCGCCTTCAATCCTGCTGCGAACCGGTATCGGGCACGGCTCGGGTACGCTCACCGGAGGTACGGCGGGCAGCTACGAATTCGTCGACTGCTTCTCGCTCGTCGGGCACGGGGGGACGCCTACGCTGAACTTTGCCGGGCTTGGCGCTGACACGCATATCCAGATGCGTCGCTGGACGGCTGGCACGGCAATGACCCTCGATGCCAATTGCTCGTGCAAGATCGACAGCATGGGCGGCGGCAGGCACGTGGTCGACGTGGGAGGCGGAGAGCTATCCTTGCGTGGGACCAGCAAGGGGGCCTCCATAACGCTTGCCGCCGGAGGCAAGGCTGACGTTTCCGGCATATTCGGCACCATCGAGGTCGCCGGATCAGGCGGCACGCTTAGCCTGCTGGGCGGCGTGACTGGAATGGTGATCGACAATAGCGGCGGAGCGGTTGCCATCGACTCCAGCGAGCTCAACCTAGCCAACATAAATGCGGAAATGGACGCCGCCTTGGCTGATTATTCCGACGATCTCGCCGATGCGGTATGGGACGAGGACGTCGCGGGGCATGTAATCCCCGGCTCGACCGGCAATACGCTTAGCGGAATCAGCTCTGGCGTATCTAGCGTGTACGCCAATACTCAGCGCGTGGATGGGCTTATCGGGATTGATAGCAGCGGCAATGATAGGTTTACCGCTAAGGCATTGGAGTTGGCCCCCACGGGTGGAGGCGGCGGAGCGAGTCCGAGTGATGTGTGGGGTTATGTGCCATCAGGCCTTGAGCCGTCCGGAAGCGCTGCTCAGCTCTTGGCGAGCGCTGCTTCGGGCGGTGCGTCTAGTGTGGTTGTAAAACCCGTCAGCGGCAGCGTGGTGGTGGCACTAGACTTGTCTGGGGCATTCGCTCAAGCCGGGGGCACCTCTTGGTCAGTACGCATGGTGCGCGTGCTGGATAAGGACAAGAACGACGTTACGTATTCATTGTTAACCGGCTGTACTGTTGCAAATGGCGTCTTTACGTGTCACATCAACTCTGGCGGGAGGCTTGATGCCGCTCCTTATGAGATAATTGCCGCCGTGCGCGTGGGGGTTAATCCGGCCCGCTGGGTGGCGCGGTCTTGCTTGATGCATCTGGAGGCGCGATGAGTCGTTTGAGCTATATGCTTAAGCGCGCTAGCGATGATATCATGCTGCGCTCCGTGCATGTGCCTAGCGAAAACCTTACCCCAATAGGCTCACACTATTACGAGCCCGTGGTAATCGGAGTCCAGCGGCACGACGCCGAGCGCAGGGGGACACATTATGACTTGCGAGTAGGTTTGCCTGATCGGTCGATATCATTTGTCATCCCTCGCCCCACGCTACAGGGTCAAGCAGGGCAGACTGCCACGTGGATACATCAACCCGACCATGTAGCTGCATATGCCACGCTGAGCGGGGTTATACCCTCTGGTCAGTACGGGGCGGGACCGTTTACTCTGGTCGCTAAGCATCCCGGGGTTTTGCATAGCAATAATGACGGATCGTACGATTTATACATACACGATAAAGACATAGGCGATGCCAAGCTGACACTAAAAAAGAACCCCAGCAACGCGAAGCAGTACTTCGTGGTGCTGCGCAACCTGCCACGTGAGCGTGTGTGGCAGGAGCGTGGTAAATACAAGGACTGGCAGGGAGATATTCCGTCCTCGGGCTATACGGCTAGCGAAAAGCTGGACGGCGCCATGATGTATGCCACGCTTAATCCCAATGGGATCACCCTCACTAGCCGCAGGCGTGGGGTTGACGGCGAGCCACTCGTGAGAGAGCATCACGTCCCATGGATCAGGGACGCCAAAATACCTAAAGAGTACATCGGCATGACCATCGCGGGGGAGCTATACCACCCCAAGGGGTTCAGCACCCTATCCGGCATACTCAATTCCTCACCCGTTAAGGCGCTCGAGCGTCAACGCTCCGAGGGCAAGATACAATTCGCTCCATGGGGCATCGTGGGCATGCCCGGCGTGAGTTATGCTGATAAGATGGCCATTCTGGACGACTTAGTGGGTAAATTGAATAATCCATATATCACGCGGCCGCGCATGTCGGATAATCCCCAACAGCTCATGGCGCAAATCGAGCGTGAGGGCGGCGAGGGCATCGTCCTGGCAAGGTCAACCGACACCGACGACATGCCGATGTATCGTAAAAAAATATGGCACCCCTATGTCGGTAAGATTGTAGGCTACAACCCCGGCAGGGGTGATCTTGAGGGAACGGTGGGGTCGTTGATCGTAGAAGACGCCACGGGTAAGCGCGTCAATGTGGGGTCCGGCAAGGGGTTAGACGATAACCTCCGCAGATACATGGCTGAGCATTGGGATGAATTCCAAAACCGCAAGATAAGAGTTCTAGCTCGAGGCTCAAGCGGGAAATCGCTCCGGCATCCGCTTTATGGTGGCTTTGAGCTTGACGAAACGCCGCTAGACGACTGGGGCGTGGCCACCTAGACCACGCCCCGTCATCTTGATGTCAGCTGCTATAAGCGTCTCGGCGTCCAGTCGCAAAAGCCGCTATCGCGACTCCTGCGCTGACCGAGATAAACGCTATGTATAGCCACGTCGGGATGAAGCGCCCGATACTCATCAACACTGAAGCAATAGCGGTCATCATCCACAGCGGCATAGCAAACCTCCGTAGCTAGGATCCATCGTCGTCGATTGCTTTACAAGCCGCACGCACCTCCTCTGCTGTGAGTAACGTTTTCTTAACAACATAATATGCGCATGTGAGCAGCTGTAGTTCGGCTGGCATTATGATGCCAGGGACCTCCTCAGAGATAAACACCGAAATGGATGCTTTGTTAGCGTCTGGGAAGATATAGCACCACGCATCACTGCTCCCGTCGCGCGGGGTTGCCTTGAGTAGGTCGATTGCTGTTGTCTTAACTTCATCTGGCGCACCCGACTGCGATATTGTGTGTGCTAGGATCTTGCGCAGTGGCGCTCCCGATGGCGAGGCCTCGCTTCGGCTCAGCGTGCCGAGCAGCGCTTCACACACTTCTCGTGGCGGTGCTAGCCAGTGCAGAGTCCAGCCTGCCTGATTAACCGCTGACCGTAGCGCGTTCGGTGAAGTGGCTGGCTGCGTCGCGGTTGGCTTGTGTAGGCCCACTTGTACATCCGCGACAGTGGCGACCTGAGTGTTGCTTGACGGCCATATGCGAAAGTCTTCTGCTCGCTGGACTACCGAGCGTGCCGGTGGGTCGTCTAATGCGATGATGTTGGTCTCAACAAATGGTATCGTCTCTATTGCGCTAACGTATGGCTCGTTGAGTTCGCTAAGCTTACAATCGTTAGCTAGCTCCATAAATCGGCCGTAATCCCACCTGACGGCGAGGTCTTCCGAGTAGTAGGTGTTATCCTCCAGGCTAATCGCTGATGCCCATGCCAGGCCTCCATCGGCTACTTCGAGCTCGTAGTACTCGTCTTTCGGTGTTTTCAGCGTGGCGCGCTTGCAGTTATCGCTTACGCGCAACGTGTTCTTGCCCATGGTCCACGCCAGATTAGCCGGCATATGGCATTGCGCGGCGAGCCTCTCCTGCACATTGCGAGCTGCCACGCGGTAATCCAGACATTCTGATTTTCCCGGTATAGGCAGCACGTCTATTAGCATCAGTACGCTTCCCATGTTGCGCACTACGCCATAACCGCCAACGGAAGAGTCGGAGCGCATTATCAGAAATGCCGCCCCGAGGCTGCTGATGGCGCGCTCGCTTATTACGAGCGTGCGCTTTAGGGGGTTGGTGCGCCTTTTCGACATGTCAGCTACAAACATCTTCATAAAGGCTCTCCTTGACGCTGTGGCCCTGCGGGCCATACTACTTAGTGCTATGGATAAGACATCTTATGGAATCGTAACGCGGTATGACGCCGATGCGGGAACGATAGACGTTCGGCTAGACGGCGATAACGACGACTGCTATCTTCTGGGCGTGCCAGTCGCCACGCTATCGCCTGATGTTGCTTTTGCTCCCACAGCTGGTATGCGTTGTGTGGTGGGTTATACACCAAACAGCGGTGATGCCGTATGCTTTGGTTTCATGGGGACTATCGGCGAGGAGTCTGACGCCGCTCGCTCCGAGCAAGATACCGTCCAGGGCGATTTGCGCCTCGGCCGGCCGGATGCCAACATGCTGTCCATGCAGCGTGGTGGATTGACAGCTCTGCAAGCTGCTCCGGGTACTGGTTTATGGATGCATGGCGACTCCCGGGCCATCAATGTATGCGGCGAGAAAGTCATGCTCTCCACTCCAACCGTGAATGGCGGATTAGAGACTGATGACGCCGGATGGCCTAAGATATCCCTGTTTGTCTATAACGCATTAGGCAAGATATTGGAAGCATTACTAGGCGCGACTCGGATATGGACCATAAATGCTCCAGGGCTGTGCGGCATTAGCGAAACGCTAGGTGGCGATCCTACTAATCCAGCTCCGTTTAGGGACTTATCAGTCGTCGGCGCCGCTGGCACTACACAAATTCACATAGGCCAGGATGGGGTCAGCATTACATCAAACGCCCCCGTTTCCGTTACTAGCACGAGCAACGTGGAGGTGTCAGCGCCCTCCGTAACCCTCAAGGGTGTATGCGAGGTACAGGGGGCGCTTAACGTGGTTGGAGCACTCTCAGTCGGAGGCGTCCCCCTTAGCGTTCCCTAGGAGGTGAAGAGTGAAACACTGTGAAGACTGCCCGATGACTAAGATATCAGAAGCCGTGAGTGACGCTGGAATGGTCAAATACGGCCGCGTTATAGTCGACGACGAGGACGACGAAGCTATCTCCTCGGAAGAGGCTGATCAGGATCCATAAGGCGCAGCTCCTGCTCCGTAACCCTGCAATATACAAGCAGAGCTTCCAACAGGGCGCGGGTCAGCCTTGCCACGCCGTCACCCTCCGTGGTGTGATGAAAGTCTGAGTAGTAGAATTCATCAGCGGCGGTCTTATTCCACAACCCGCATAGGTTGAAGGTCATGCTGACGCCGCTCTCCACCTCGGCATCCCACCACCATCCCAGGTCGGTATCGAAGGGCATGAGGGCTATGATTAACCCCTGGGTTGTGTGGACTACATAGCCATCGGACTTCAAGCGCTTGTTGGGCGCATTATCGCCCCAGGCCATCAGCATTGTGCGACGCCTATGTTTTAACCATAGCTTCATATCAACCCCCCCTAATAGAGCTCCAGGGCCTGCCCGGTATCTCTGCAATAATGCACTAACGCGCTGAGTATGGCGCGCTGCCAGCTTATGGTATCGTGCGTGCTATCTATCGCGTCTTCGACACAGCTGTGGTGGAGTCCTGTCAGGTTTATACTGCATGGCGGATCTTCGTTCAGGTTTATCCACGCCACGTCACCTGCGGTGAACCGATAGGAGGTTACGCCATAATATATTGCTACCGCATGCTTCCGCCCGCTGCGCGATTCCCACACGATTGACTTGTAATACCCTTCGGGGATCGGTATGTTGTCATCCCACTTGATGAGCAACCAGTGCCCGTTGCCCGGTGTGGCGGCCACGAGTTCTAGTCTTACTTTCATGCGCCCACCTCCCGCAAATCGCGGCGCAATTCCAGCGCCTGATTGGTAGCGCGACAATGATAGAGCAAGGCGCTCAAGATTGCTCGCTGCCATTCCACGAAATCAAGATGTGATGCGCCGTAGCCCAAAACCTCAACGCGCTCTGGCAGGATGTGATCTTGCACTGAAGGGCCGCCGAGACCTACCAGCCGGATGTGGTTTGAGCGAGTCGTGCCTCTAGGCTGGTCGTACTGCCACGCTATTGCTATCTCACGGTAGGAGCCGCTGTCGATGCGTATGCTTCTTGTGACTCCGTCTCGCCCTGTGTGCAGCAGCAAAACGTTGTACTCTAAGTGCTTTATGGCATTATCAATCCACGCTATCGACAGGTTGGTGTTCCGGGCATCATCCAGCGATACTTCTAGTGCGGTGATCATTCCTCCCTCTCCCTTATTGACGAGTCAGCTCTAATTGTGGCTAGATACCTCAACCAATATATAACCCATAACCGCCTAGATTGGGCTTGACATTTCTGGCGCTTTGTTGTAAAGTAGCCGTCCGGAGGTAGACGCATGACAGATTTCAATCCCGGCCCGATGCCGTATTCGCCAGAAGCCGAGCGTGCGGTTTTAGCCGCACTGATGGCTGATCAGGATTTAGCCCTAGAGGTATTGGCTAGCGTAAGAGAGCATTACTTTTACAACCCCACGCATAGGGCTATTTTCAGGGCTTGCTGCGAGCTGGAAAAAAGCGGCACAGCAATAGACCTAGTGTCAGTGGCGGGCAAGTTCGGCAGCTCTAGCGATATGATGGATACCATCGTGGATATCTGCACGGATCTCCCGACGATGGCCAATACGAAGTATCATGTCCGGCAGTTGAAGAATTACTCAACACGCCGGCAGCTAATTAGCGCGTCACAGACGATAGCTAAGAACGCCATGCAGGATACCTCTAACGACACTAGCGCACTATTAGACCGCTCGGAGCATGCGATTCTGTCAATCGGGGAGGGCAATGTAACGAAAGACTTCGTGCGTGCCGGAGAAATGCTGGATACCAGCCTTGAGGATCTAGGCAGAATGCGTACGGGCAGTCCCGTCGTGGGCATATCGACCGGATTTAAGCGTCTAGATGCATATACGACAGGCTTGCACCCCGGGGAGTTTATCATCATAGGCGCGCGGCCTGCCGTGGGGAAGACCAGCTTGGCGCTTAACATGGCAACAAACATTGCATCCTCAGGCCGGTCGGCGGGATTCTTCAGCCTCGAGATGCAGAGTAAAGAAATAATGAATCGCCTGATTTACTCTACCAGCAGGATACGCCCCGTGCAGGTGGTCAACAACCTAATCTCAGAAGTGCAGTGGGGCAGGATAGTCAAGGAGACGCGAAACCGTCTCGAATCTATGCCGCTGTATATAGACGACTCCGCGGCAATGACTCCCGTAGAGATGCGTGCTAAGGCGAGGCGTTTAAAGCATCGCGCGGGATTAGACGTGTTGTTTATAGACTATATCCAGCTAATGTCCTGCGGCGCAGATAGGGAAAACAGGCAGCAGGAGGTGACGCAGATCTCGCGGGATCTAAAAGCAATGGCGAAGGACTTAGATATCACAGTGGTGGCGCTATCTCAGCTGAGCCGCAAGACGACAGGCCATAACGGCCCGCCGATGCTGCATGAGCTGAGAGAATCAGGCTCACTAGAGCAAGACGCTGACGTGGTGGCTTTTCTATACGACCCCAACGCCGAAGCGCGTTACGAGCAAGAAGGCCCGACACGCCGCGTATCGCTGATTCTAGCCAAACAACGCAACGGCCCCACGGGGGAGATACCGATGTTTTTCGACTCAGAGATCACCACATTTGAAGAAGCAGATCTAGCATACTGACTAAAAAGAAAAAGGGAGGAGGGGGCCATCCTTGCGGATGACCCCCCTGAGGATTTTTTACTCGAAGCTCCGGGGGTAGTAAGCCCCCGGTTCGGGGACCCGGCCGGGGGCCCTCTTGCGAGGGCTCCGCCTCGGGAGGACGGCCACAGCTCCGGCCGTCATCCCAAAGAGCCAAACCGGAATCCGGGTGGCCCCGGGGGCCACCCTCCACCCCTCCCCGGGGGTCTCAGCGGCGCTCTGAACGCCCCTGAGGATCCTGGCTCTTTCGGCCAGAATCCTCGGGGCCGTAGAGAGGCCCCGGAGCCCGGCCTCCCGGCCGGGCATCTCCGGGAGCTCCCCGGCGGCCTCCGCGGCCAGCCGGGGGGTGGCCGCCGGGGTCTCCCCCGCGGCCACCTCGGACACCCACTCGGCGGCCGCCTGCCGCTGGTGGGTATCAATCCGTGCAATCCATACCGCGCTGGTGGCCAGCGCGGCCACCACCACAAACAGCTTTGTCGCGTTCACGGACCCTCCTTTCCGGCCCCAACTTTTACGGGGCCTATTGAGGTAGGGGGCCGCACCTTGCAGCCCCCTCTTGCTCTCCATTATATTTATACCACGCCGAGGGGGCGTTTTAGCCACTTTTCCCCTCATACGGCGGGATGAGCCTTTCCGTCACCGTGTGCATCTCTAGGATGCGCTCGTAATGCGAGAAACGATATCGCGTGCCCTCTACGCTACCTCCTCCCGGGATTCGCATTAAGACGGGGCGGATCAACATCGTCCCTGATTTAATCGTTTCGCTATTATGCAGTAAGTGGGACATCATGCGCGGGCTGGCTATGACTTCTGCCGCCACGTATTTATGCCCCGATAGCATGTAATCAAACTCCTCTACTGCTTTATCAAGATTGGCATGATGAGTTATCTCAAAGGGGACTATCCCAACGTTTTCTCCAAAAAGCGCCTGCAGTTCAGCCCGCTGGCGTTCTAAAAGAGCGTGGCGTGTAACTCGTGCCACCCACAGCCTGTCTTCTCCCATGGTGTACTTCCTTGACGCGCGATATAGCGCTGAGTATATTGGTCCGCGAAGGAGGTTGGAAATGGTCCAACGTATCACCCCTAGCGCCAGGTTGCTCTACATTGCTCCAGACAATGCAGAAGAAGCTATCGCGCAAGCTCGCTGGTTTTGCAAGAACAACGTTAAGGAAGAGCCAACTCCGCAGCAGATTCAACGCGCTATTACCAATACGCTAGAAACCGGACACGTCGGTGTACTCGAGCATGCTATCGCATCTTTTGAAATCGACCTAAGCCGCGTTACTTCACATCAGCTTGTACGACACAGAATGGCATCTTACGTTCAGGAATCGCAACGCGCAGTAGCGCAAGTCCCGGATGTTATCCTCCCGGATAGCTATGAAGAGATTCCGCTTGAGTATCTTGAGCGCGTAATGAAGTTTCTCGACGATGCACACGGGCTTTATAAAGGCCTGCAAGACGCCGGCATGCGTCGCGAAGACGCGCGCTATATTTTACCGCAATGCTTTGCTTCTCGTTTGAGAGTAACTGCTAATTTCCGCAGCTGGATGCATTTCCTGCGCCTGAGGTTACACGTCTCGGCTCAGGATGAGATCCGCGATATTGCAGAGTCTATCCAGAGTCAGCTAGCCGAGCGTTGCCCGTCGGTATTCTCCATGGAAGCGCTACAGCGTTACGTAGAGGTGCCAGAACTGACCACTAGCTCCACATGATTTATACCGTATCTTATGCGTTATTAGCGCTTAAGTTGACGCAACGCAACATTAGCCTAAAGTACAGTGTATAGTTGCGCACAACTAGGAGGCCGACATATGGAGCCGGAAGTTAAGCTGTTCAGCAATCGCAGGACGTTCGTTCGCCCCATGGGTGATCTGACCAAGCGCGCGGACGTGGATCTGGGGGGCAATCCGCAGACATGGTTTAGCGCCACGCTGGGTGTATTCGGCACGCAGCATCCCGAGGTATCTGGCGCGCCATTTGCCACATCGCTTAGCTTTAAGAAGCAAGACTTAGTTGAGGGTGCCGCCACGGGCACAGTTACGGTAAGTGGTGGGCCGCACTTGCTTTCCTTCCCTGCGATTATCAGGGACGGCAAGCTGGCGCCATTCGACCTAGTTTTCATTGACGACAAGCTGCGCTATGCTGATCCCGGGCTGGTTGCGGCTTACGCCTCTCCGTATCGCCCCGCGATGGGTATTGCATCTAAGGATGTCCCCGGAGCGCCCGACACGACGGATGCGTTGCATATCGACAAAGTGCTGCCCGGCATGCGCACAGTATTGGCATCTTACAGCCTCGACGAGACGCGCAATGATCTCAAGTTTGAAGATCTCATCGGGACGATGACGGATGATCAGCGCAATAGGATGCTGAAGTGGGCCATGGCTTATCCCGACTATTGGGGCACCGCTACGGATACCTTCAAGGCGGCTATGCGCACGCTGCATAACCCACCCGCGCCGAAGGCAGCCCCTAAGGTCGACCCCCTATCGGAGTCTTGGCATGACACCGCGATAGTCAGACGTGGCGGGATTAATCGCTATCGCGTACTTCTAGGCAAGTATGCACACCTGGACTATGCCAGCATAGATACCGACTCCGCTGGAGTGAGAAAACTGGCTAAGGCTTACAAGACCAACGCGGACAGCCTCCTAGCGCGCATTGATCAGTTCGACGATATCGCCGGCATGCCTGTATGCGTCAGGCGCAATCAGGGTATGCTTGAAAAGACCGCGGCGGATTCGTTGGCATACGAGCTCAGCTCGAGCATCGCCAGCACGGCATCGCCGGGCGAAGTCAGCTCTTACGGAACGTATGAAGTGTACTTCAAGGATCGCGGTCCGCAACGCGCCCTCGTCCTGCCCGTTGTGGATTGGGATTTCAAGCGCACCCAGACTAAGCTGGTCATAGCCGATAACACGTTTGCGGTTACCGAGCGTGTATATGGCCGGCCGTCTGTGGGGCGCTTCATTCTGCCGAAGGGCAATATCAGCAGAGGCGTTTGGGGTGCTTTCGTTTACGAGTCCACCGAGCGCAGCTTCAGCACGATGCCCTTCGAGGTAATAGCGATACGCGATACCCCTGCAGGATTAGCTATCGCTGGCGTGGACGTGATCTCTAACACTAAGCTCAACCTGGTCAAAGTCCATGGCATCAAGACTATCACCAAGATGGATCCCAAGGTCGATCCGGGGTTGTATATGCACGGCCACGTCAATGCATACATCCCCGCCGTGATGGAATTCGTGCCGCTGCCGGCGATGAATGACGCCGTGGCGCCTGATCCCAGCTCGGTATTCAAGTCGGCTGCAGCTGACTACGAGATGCTGCTCTCTGACGGCCGCGCGTGGCTCCCTAAGGGGGCGCTTGCTAAGTCCGCCGGAGTACAGCACGACACGCTGCCCGAAAAGCGCGTGTTGGATGACGAACAGACGCTTATGGCGCTAGCCGTAACCGGGCACTACAATACTAAGCTAGCCCACGGCGTGATGTCTGGCGATATCCCCACGCATCTGACGCTATCAATGCCGCTAGCTCCTGAAGAGCCCGAAGTCAAGACTGCGACGGCACCGATGTGGAGCGATATCGAGCTTGCCAGAGCGGCACATGCGGTTAATCAAGTCACGGACTATGATGCCTTCATGAAGGTAGCAACCACGCAGGGCAATCGCAAGGCGCTGGACACCATCCTGTCGATCAACGTCATGAGTGATCGCAACATGAAGTACTTCATGAATAACATTGGCATACTGCGTGATTGCGAGACATACTTAGCACGACTCTTGCTGATGTCGCGCCTCGCCAACATCGGCGTGGATGAGGCCGACCTCAAGGCGGCGCTCGAAAGCCTAGTTAGTATCAAGAACACTCTAGCTAGGCTGGGTATGCTCCGCGAGGAGTAGGTGAATGTGGCGCGCGTGCGCTCGGGGATTCGTCCGGCACTTAAAGTGCCATATGATAGTGCTCTAAAAGCATTTGCATACGCCGGGATGCCGTTCAATACGGCATCCCGCATTTTAGACTCCCTGGGATTTCTGCAGCCGCCCGTTGGAGATAATTCGCTAAAGACGCTCTATTCATTTCACCGCCAATCGGCGCGTGATATCAATCCTGACTTCAAATTCGCCCGCGGCTTAGCTGAAAGCTTCGGCATCAATCCTATTTACGAATGGGTATCGCGCAGCAAGGCACATGAGACTACCAATGCGCGTATTGACACCATAATGGATGAGATGCGCCAGCCGCTACTGCGCCGCGCGCTTGATATTCTGTTGTATCTAGGATGGTCCCCCGAAGAAGTGTCTGAAGCGTTGAATACTAAGATCGACGCCCCGATACGTTGCTGGGATATTGAGGATGTAACCATCTATCGCGACTTCTTCTGGAACACAGAGCTGATGGGTGTCAGCGATTGGGAGCAGTACTTGTCCTGGTGGCAAGAAGCCCCCATGGCATATGCCAATAATCATGTCTTTAGTATGCTGGATAGCAGTCGCGAAGAGCTGCTATGGATGGCTGGCATAACCGAGGGGATCACTCCGCAGCAAATGGCTAAAGCCATGATGATGGAGTGCTACATCCAATTCCGCAAGAACTCATCCTCAAGTAATCCCGACTCGGCGATGATGTTAAAGCATATCGACGCATTCCGCAAGCTGGCCATGACCTCTAAGGTATTGGGCGGCATGGACGAGGAGAGCAGGGGCGCGGCGAGTGACATCATGCAGTCCATCAGCGTGTCCTTTAAAGCCCCCGGGGCGCGTGAGCCTATCTCTAAGGCGGAGCTAGAGGATGGGCCTGTCACGATAACATCGCGTGAGGCTATCACGCTCAATGAAGACGAATCAGATGCAACATCATGAAGTATCGCTGTCCAAATGGGTTCAATCCATACTAACGCTTGACGGCAAGCCGTATTCCCTGGCGGATAGAGGCTACACCCTGCCGTTCTTCGATAACGGATATTCTGAACTGCTAATGTGTTGCGCCAGGCAGACAGAGAAAACCGTATCTGTAGAGCAACTCGTTTCACTAGACAACGGACGCCTGATTCGGGCGGGAGACGTGTTAATCGGCCATCGCCTGGCCGCTCTCGACATGGATCAGCTCAAGGCGTCGCGTGGCGAGGTGACGTGGCGCTCTCGGGTTTATCGCAAGCCTTGTATCCGCATCAAGACGCGCTTGGGGCTAGAAATGGATATTGCCACCACGCATCCGGTATTGACGTTCAACGGTTGGGTAGAGGGTGGCGAGCTAGCCGTGGGAACGCGTGTCGCTGCGATGTCGCGTGTTGGCGAATTTACCGGGAGCTATCAGTGCGATGACGAGTGTGTTGCAGCTCTCGCTGAATATCCAGATGTAATACCGGATTGCGTATACGATCTTTCTCGGGAGCAGACGGCGTTATTCCTAAATCGGATATGGCAAGCCCACGGAGCTTCTAGTGATAGCGGTGCGGAGTGTGTGGCGGATTCGCGCGCGATGGCTGCGCAACTTCAAGCCATACTGTGGAAATTCGGGATCCAATCGAGCATCGAGCACGAGGCATCCACGGGAGAGGCCTATATTGTACGCATAGGGCCTGGCAAGTTTCAATCCATTATGGATTCGCAAGAGGGATCTGGTGCGGAGTCGGGCGAGATAGTGTGGGATGGCATTATATCTATTGATCCCCTCGGCGAGCTAGACTGCGTGGACTTTACGGTATCGCCACATAACAACTTCATCACCGGCGGGATCGTAACACACAACTCAACCATGCTGGCGGCCATGGCGATGGGCTGGATGACGGCGTTCCCCAATTTCAACGTTTTATACGGCTGCCCTGATTTGAAAAAGGTACGTCAGTGGAGCCATGATAAGGTGCGCCCGTTTTTTAGCTCTCCGAAGATTACGCTAGTCACGGGTGGCGCGCCGATACAGTCCAACGTCGAAGTGAAATCCCTAGCCAACGGTTCAACCCTATATATCCGCAATAGCGACCCTGATGGAGACAATTTCCGCGGAGTGTCCGTGGGGGCTGTATTGGCGGACGAGGTGCAAGACATGGTCGGCAAGGCCATTATCGTTGCAGAAGAGGCCCTGTCGCACTCTCCATGGCCGATTAAATTCAAGCGCTATTCGGGGACGCCTAAGAGCCTGGACAATACGATCGAGGCCCTGTGGCGGCGTTCTACGCAGACGGAATGGCTCGTGCGATGCCCGCATTGCAGCAAGAGTGACTCGTGCTACAACAACCTGGGGATTGAAAACATATCTCCGGCGGGGTTGATATGCTCGCGGTGCAAAAACCCCATTGACGCACGCACCGGGCGTTGGGTGCATAGTTATCCTCAGCGGTACTTAAAGGGGTTTAGGATTTCGCAGATCATGGTGCCGTGGACGGATTTTGCAGAGGTGTATTACAACAAGCTAGCCACATACTCCACGGCGCTATTCATGAATGAAGTGCTGGGTATAAGCTACGAGTCTGGCGCTAAATATCTGACGATGGACGAGGTACAACAAGTCTGCGCCGAGTCTGGCGAGTACGACATGACGCTCGAGTTGGATAAAGAGGCTAAATCTCACCGCAGGGTGGCTGGAGTCGACTGGGGCGTCAGCGCCGAGGGTGGGGCCACCACGGTGGTGACCATTGCGGTATGCATCCGCCCGGACAAGATTAAGATCATCTATTGCCGGCGCCTCCCTCCAGCTATGCCCCTAGACGAGCAGACAGAGGCCGTGCAGGATATATTGGCTAAATACAAAGTCGACTACGTGTGTGCCGATAAAGGCGCTGCGGGGGACCGTAACTTGCATCTAGCTCACGTAGTGGGCGCGTCGAATATCCTTCAGGTGCATTTCACCGGCAGCGGGACGTTGACTAAGAAGTTCTTCGAGGACATAGCTCAGCTCAACCTAAATCGCGTGATGGCTCTATCTGACTTCCGCACGGAGTTTACACGCAGGCGGCATTTCCTGTTGCCTAAGTGGGAGGTATGGGAGCCGTTTGCGCAAGACATGCTTACGCAGATTGTGGAGACGGACAGCGGGGGCAATCTCTTATACAACCACCCCGCGGGGACGTTGGATGACGTTTTGATGTCCTTAGTCTACGTAAACGTTGCGCGTAAGATGGTTTATGGCATGCCGTTAATCAGCACGATTCCCAACAGCACATTCCTGCAAGCTAAGATCGCGCGTGATTAGCAATCTTTGACGCACATTCTATACTAGGGTTGTAATGTGGAGGTGCGTGCATGGAAATGACGCGTGAGTATCTGACGCGGAGCGCTCATGAAGTGCGCGATGCGTTTTTAAAGACGCAAGAAGACCCCACGGCGTCAGTGGTAAATATCGCGCGGTCAGATGGCCTAAATGGCGAGCAAGTCCGTAGATTATGCGAAGCTGCTAATGTGGCCATCAAGCGCTATTTGACCTTTGAGCTAAAGGATCCGCAGGCGACGTTCCCCGTCGTAGACTGGAGAAACGTAATGGAGCAGTTGGGTTTGCCCCAGACATCGTTTGGATACGTAGATCCAGACGACGATTCGGCCATGAAAGCGGCGGGCATAGATGTGGTGGGGGATGTCCTCAAGGTGGCATATGAGGGCAACGTCATACAAAAGCACGCCTCGCATCGCGCCGCTACGGCTACGCGCGAAGAGCGCCTCAAGCGTCTTGGAATGCTAAAAGAGGCTAGAGAGCAGTTGCGGAAAAAGGAATGTGAGTTGGGGGAGGCTGCTGATAAGGCGGTGCGCTCCATCTGGACGCAGCTGCGTGATGATGCCATCAAGACGGGAAGCATTAACGAGGCGTATACCATAGCCCTCGACAGGGTGGGTTTGCCCTACAAGCTATCTCCGGCGGTGGATGACCTTTTCAGCCGCATGCATAAGTCGATCTCGAGTAATGTGACTTCAAAGCTAGCAGCTCTTGATGTAACTCCCGTAATCGGGGCTATTAATCCCGATTGGAAGCTGCTAGGCGATTTGACTACATATATCGCGAGCAATAAAGCGCGGACCAAGGTGGCAGAGATGATTACCTCTGCCGACGCTAAGATAGACGAAACCCTCAGCGAGCTATTTGGGAACTAGGTATGGGTAGGCTTTCTGGCATGTTGAAGCAAGCCGCGTCGCCGGTGGAGTATACAACCGGGATAGGTTGGGGTCCGCAAATTGACCCCTACAGCCGTCCTGGTTTTGGAGAGCTGATGGGCTCCACCCTGGGCGGCCAGATCGCCTTTATGGGCGCTGACAAGCTATTCGGAAGGGTGCCTGGGGCAAACTGGCTCACCAACCCCGCCATCGGTGGGCTTTCGACTTACTTCAACCGCACCGGCAAGATCCCCTTCACCAATCTCAAGCTGTTTAGGGGCGAGATTGATAGGCTTGCTAGCGACGCCTATAACCAGGGTTACGACGCCGGATGGGCATCACCTCTAGTGGCTCGCTTCGCAAGGAGAAGGCTGAATAATGGATAAGACTGCTGCTGTTGATAGCGCCCTGGCGCGTCAGATTTTGACCGGCGTGGCCATTTCTCTGGCATCGAGCTTAGCCGCTTACGGGGCATACGAGGGGATCCGCGGGATTAGCAGCCAGATGCGCGATCGCGTTAACAAGACCACGGCTTGGAACAAGCTGCGCTCGGAGTATCCCGAGTTGGGCGGCGAGGGCGAAGAGGGCAACCGGCGTATATTTGATAGCATCTATAAAGTAGCCCCCTCTGTGGCGCGCACCCCGGGGATAGTGATTCCCCTCATTCGTCAGGCTAAGGAATACTCCACGGGCGGGCTTGATGCCAGCACGCTAAAGAGTCTATCTGACATTCAGAAGTCTAATGTAGACACCAGGTCGCTGCCGCTGAGCATCATGAAGCTTTTCACTCCCGGGCTTACCATGAAAGACCTGGCCAATATCGACACTCCAACGACCACGGCGATAACGGTGCCGTTCTGATATGGCTTCTCTCAAGCACACCGTATTTCAGGGATATGGCGCTGACGGCCCGTATGTGCATATCCTAAAAACCGCAGGAACGCGCTTCACTCCACCTGATGGCGTGAAGATGCAGCCCGACATGGTGCGCTTTATGGATTCCATCAAAATAGACACCGAGAAAAACTCCTACATGCTCATTAACGCCATGGGGGCTAGTGAGTTTTGGGGCGCCAATCTCAATGGGGATGCTTTCCTCGAAGAGGATCTTAAGCTATACCATAAGACCTTCGAGCAGGGGCATGTTTATACAGATCACGACAACAACGACCCGTCTAAAGCCATGGGCCGCATATTATTCGCGACATACAACGACGCCATGCACCGTGTTGAGTTGCTGGTGGCGCTAGATCGGTCGGACGCTAGAACGATTAAGTTGCTGCGTCAAATTGAAGACGGCATGATCCCGCGTGTCAGCATGGGTACACGCGTCTTGTATGATCAATGCTCCATCTGTGGCCATAAGGCCCCCACTCGGGAGGATTACTGCGAGCACGCCAAGCACTCGCTAGGCAAGCTCCTGCCTGACGGGAGGCGTGTCAGCGTATTGAATCCCAATCCTCGTTTTTTTGAGATCTCGCTCCTATCGGGGGTGGAGGCGGATCCTTCTTCGAGTTGGATGGCCAAGGTGGCCTCTAAGCTGAGCCGCAAGTTGCGCGAGTATCAGTCTAAAGAGTCGGCTATTGACAAAGAGGTGGTTGATAGTACCTCTGCGGGGCAGAGCATTGACGACGTAATGTCTGGCAATCGCAAGCTCATTGAAGTTGGTCGCAAGGCCGATGAGCGTCAGAGCGATATGCCGCTTGACGATCTAGAGGACATGTGCCGCTGCTTTGATGATGACGAGATCCTGGGCACTGCGGCTGGAATGGGCATTAAAATTCGCCCGTCGGAGTTTTCGTACATTAAGATGCGCCCCATTGTGGGTCCAGATCGTGCTCGCATTATAGTGCGTCACGTCAAAATGATACGCACGCCAACGCTGCTGGCTATCAAAAACGCATCACTCTCGCCGATGTCGCTTCGTTGGAGTGATGGAGTAGCTGACATGTTGGCTCCGCATATGAACAGTCGGTCAATGTTGCGTTCCTACGAGCAGCGTGGGGCGTTTCCATTGGCTAAGCATGCAGACACGCGCGTATTACAGCCTAATCCCGATCTGGAGCAGGCTTATGCGCAATACATAGGCACGATACTAAAGGGGGCCATGCTTTTGAACAGAACGCCGGAATCGCTGGACCGCAAGGTGGGGTTGATTCCGGAGCACACGCTAATGGAGATTGACAGTCGCGTCAAGCTAGCTTCTGCTGTGGCTAGTTATGACCTTATGGCGCTCAATGCTCTATATGGAGCTTACATCAAGGGTTAAGACATGCATTTCTTGACAGATTTGCGCATCGTGCTAAACTGTACGCATAAGACTATGACACGTGTCGTTGGGAGGTAATGATATGCCGCGTGTTGCGCCGCGAGACGCCAATGAGATCGACAGGCTCGTCATGGGAGCTCCCAAGACGAGTAGCGCTAGGGTGAGAGAGCTCTTGGACCTAGGCATGCAGCAAGAGGCATTGCAGCTGATTGATCACATGCCATACGAAGAGGTGCAGAAGCTGGCGGGCTTGCTGAAGGAGTCCGAGGAGACGGCTGCCCCCGATGTGCCTGCTGAGAACGGCCCTGACAATCCAGCCAAGCCCCCCACCGAGGACGTTAGCGACACCACGGGCGACAAGGCTGGCGATCCGCCCGTTCCCACGGAGGGCGATCCCGAGTCTAATCTTGAGGGCTCTAAGGAGGCCAGAGTCAAGAAGGCTGAAGAGGGATGCAAATCCGAGGGTGACGACGAGGCCCCTATCGACGAAAACGCCCCGGCCATCTCGGAGGATGGCACGCCAACGCCCGAAGCCGAAAAGGCTGCTCGTCTGGGTTATCTTAATGGTCTAAAGATAGCATCCAAGGCCATCCTGGTCAGGGCGGCCCAGCATAGGGCAATGACGAAGCAGGCGGCACAAAATCCGCAGGCTCAGCTCGAGCGTCTTCTTGACGCGCTACTGTAGGAGGAATCATGGGAACGGTTAGCGAGATGTCCGGGATGGATAAGGTCGCCAGCGCGTTGACTGCCGGAGACATTTACAAGGCTGCTACTGCACGTGCCGCCACTGATCTCATGCAGAAGGTTGCTATCGTCAAGCTGGCTGAAGATCCTGAGGTTGCCGAGGCTCTAGCCGAGGCCATGGGTGGCGTTGATGATATGCCCGAAGAGGATGTTGCCCTAGAGGACGAGGGCGATCCCGAGCTCACCGACGCTCTGCTCGAGGCCTATGCGTCTCCCGACGAGGTCGACGACGAGGACCGCGAGGCGCTGCTTTCTACCGCCGAAGCTCTAGAGGATGAAGAGAAGGCCGCGGGGCTGGCCATGCCGACCACGCGTGACTATGTCTACGCAATTCTCAAGAGCGCTGGGGTGATAGAGTAGCATGTCGCTAAGCTGGGCTGAGATTGACGAGTTGCTGAAAAGCGCCAGCGTTGATGCGGCCCAGGTGAAGACATCTAACGCCGAGCTGATAGACCGCCTTGTCCACACGGCTGAAGCCCTGGACAAGGTGGCCAGATCAAGTGATGGAGGGGCGGCGCTGGACAAGTATCTGCGTGATATCTTCTCCGGCGAGGATGTCAGCACGCAAGAGCTGGCTCTGCGTGAAAGCATCAAGAACCGCATCACGCAACTGGGCATGATAGCAGCCCCGTCAGCGTAGGACGATGAACAGCACAGAGCAACTGATTGGATTACTAAAAGAGTCTGCCCAGCGGATCCAGGCGCTGGACGATGCTCTTCAAAAATTAGCAAGGGCCGTGGAGATCGTGGAACCGCTATCCAACCGCGGCCTACTAGGCGACATACAGGGCGCTACGCTCTACGACAAGGCGCTCTCTCTTACGAAGATGTCGAGTCGCGACTTTGATTTTTATGATAACTTGGCCCGCAAGGGCCTGTCGGCCTATCAGGGCTTTGGGAGTGTGGGCAAGGCGCCCGCAACCTCCGGCGGAGATCCCGCCGCTCTCGTAGACCGAGCAGTTTTCTCGCACAGGCTTTAAGGAGGTAGACTCAGATGGTAAAGCCTAAGACTTTTATGAGCCAGTTGATGAATCTTTCCATTCCCATCGCCACGACTACCGATGAGTTCCTCAGTGGTGAGTTTATCCACTGGGGCGCCGACAACAAGGCGGCTAAGATGGGCACGGTGGGGTCTGGAGAGACTCCGGTCTGCCGTTGCGTGTTCCATGACACGCTAGGCCGGACGGACCGCTTCGGCACCGACAAGGTTACCATCCTGGATGGTGAGTACCTTGCCGAGATCGACGCGTACGATACCTCGGGTGGCGACTTCGGTAATGGCGATTGGCTGACCGTGAAGAACCGCACGATCACCTATTACGCCGACGGCAAGTCGTATACCGGTGGTTTCCTCTCCCCCGCCACAACGGGTGATGTGGTCTGGGCTCAGTGCATAGTTCCGCCCGGTGGTCTCCAGCGCGGCTTGAACTATATGCTGGTCAAGATCGTTAGCCCGTTTGTCCTATAACCGTAAGTTGGAGGTGAAACGTAATGGCTGATAAGTTCAACTCCGGTGCGATGGGAGCCGAGTACAACGCTCGCTTCTTGGAGGCTCTCCAGGATGAGGGTACGCGTAGGAAGCTCTCTATGGCGATGGGTCAGTATACCCGTAAGAAGGTATACGAGGGCTTGATGATGGAGAACATCATCCCCTCCGAGACCGTCACCCCCGCCGACCTGGTTCCCACCATGGTCGGAGATGCTCTCTACAAGATCGACGAGCTCGAGCCTGAGGCCACCGCTCTAGAAGTCAACTGGGATGGCAATCCCACCGGTGAGTACTTCGAGGGCGAGCGCTTCATCACTCCTATCTGGACTGTTACTAGCGAGCGGCTCCAGAAGAGTGAGGATGAGCTTTTGGCAATCAGGTATCCTGCCCGCGAGGTGCTCACGGATATCGCCTCTAAGGAGATCATCCGCAAGCAGGACGAGCATTTCTTCGGCCGGCTCTGCGAGGCTGCTGTCGCTCACAGCGGCAAATCCATCACGTCGCCCGATAACATCCTAACAATGGATGCGCTATCGGCCCTGCAGAACGAGATCGACGGTAACGAGCTCAACTGCACCAAGATCGTGATGAACCGCGTTGACTTTAACAACCTGAAGCGGCTTGCGGGACCTGAGGCTGACACCCTGTCGGCTGAGATCCTGACCAAGGGCTTCGTTAGCACGACTTACGGTGGCTTGCCATTCCTGGTCACCATCAAGAACACCGCCGTCGCCCCCGGCACGGTTTGGGCGTTCACTGACCCCGAGTTCCTCGGCACTCACTACGTGCTGCAGGATACCAAGTTCGAGGTTAAGAGCGAGTTCAGGATGGTTGAGTTCCAGGGTTGGCGTAAGTACGGCACCACGATCTCTAACGTCAATTCCGTTGCCAAGCTCACCCTGGGCGTGGCATCCTAACGAGGGAGTTAACTCATGAAGGCGCAACCCAGTGTGTCCCGTCCAGTTGATACGGTTAGTGGCTATATAGAGCATCTAGGTGGTGATGGCACCCCTAAGTGTTCTATCAACGATCCCATGAACAGGATGCGCTTTTGGACCCTTGGGGCTGGACAGCGGACTCCCGTTATCCAAATCCCCAAAGAGCACAGCCTGTTGGCGTGGATTGCCACTAAGGACTATCTGCGGTTTGTCGCCACGAGCACGATGGGGTCGACGGGGAAGGCGGATCCACTTCCCCGTCATCCTAAGCCTAAGCCGCCCCTAGCCGACGGACCCGTAGCTAGCCATGACGGTCCGTTGCCTGATCGCACCCCGAAGCAAATGACTGAGGCCGTTGTCCCGGCTGGAGATAGCACTCAAGAGGTGGAGCCGGAGGTCGCCCCACGCCGGCCTGAGCTTTCTCCCCGGGAGCTGCTAGAGGGCAGGTCGCCTGAGCCTGAGGTGGAGCCCGAGGTACAAGAAGAGGAACCAGCATCAGAGCCTACTCTCATGGAGCGCCTTGAAGCCCTAGACTATAAGTCCCTCAAGGCGTTGGCCGATAAGTACGAGATTGAGTATACCGGGCGCAGCGCTAAGGCAATCGTCAATGCGATATTGCTTTACGCGGAGTCGTTGCCCGAGGGCACGCAGCTAGAATTCTAATCATGAGTGGAGGCAGCCGCGGTGGCGAATCATTCCAGAGCAGACTACATAGGATATCTGCGCGACTTCTTGAGGGACCATCCGGCGTTCAATCGGCTGCTGAATTACACTGACGAAGAATCGGGAGAGCGCCAGCTAGGTCTAGCCCTAGATCTGGCGCTTGACCATTTCAACACGCGAGTTTTGCCAATTGGCACGACTTATGGATTCGCTAATTTCCCCAGCGCATCCATCCTAATAGAGCTTGCCGCGATGTACGTCCTGGAGATGGTCGGTATACTCAAGGCGCGCAATTCATTGCAGTATTCAGACGCCGGGTTGACCATCAGCGATACCGAGAAATCCTCCGAGTATCGCGCCTGGGCTATGACCTTCAGGCAGGGCGCGCTACAAGAAGCGGCTAACATGAAGAAAGCGGCAAACATAGCCAGCGTACTGGAGGGCGGCAGTGGGCTACATAGCAGCTACTACAACCTATAATGGGCGCGTTAAGCCAGCGGAGCCCAATTCGCTAGTGCCTGAGAAAAAGAAGTTTCCCGAGTGGCTGCCCTGGCTTGTATTGGGAGGCCTGACCCTGGGCGGAGGAGCGGCTGCTGTTAATTCCTATAATAATTACGTCAAGTCGATCACGCGCCATTATCGCAATCGCAACATAGCGGCATCACTGCTAGCCCTGCTAGGCGTAGGTGGAGTCGCGGCGGCTATCGGCGGGGTTGGCAAGACGCCCCCAAATCGCGACAGCCTATCTGACATGCCTCCGGAGCTAGAGTCGGCGGCTCAAACCGGTTCATAGTGGTTGAATTCACCAATGTGCGTGTCCATGCGTTTCACCCGCGGTACATGACGGTATCGTGGGAGATTGCCAATATCCCCGGCGGGACTGATTATACAATCGACATAGAGCGCTCAGAGACACCTGATGGGCCATGGACGCTAATTGCTCAAGGGCTAGTCGATAGGGAGTTCTATCACGATTGGGACGCCAATCAGTACAACCTCCGCAGACGGCATTTCTACAGGGTGACTTATAGGGACGGTAGCGGAGCACCGGTGGTGTCTCCAGCCGTGACTAACCTTAACACTCCAGATGCTATTGCCTATGACATCATTCGCCGCGAGCAGCTAGCCCTCAACGTGCTTTCAGGCAGGCCGGGGTTTTTCCTAATAGAGCGCACGTGGGGAGCTCCGTGTACGTTTTGCTATGATAGCGTAGCGCAAAAAACTAGCGTATCTGACTGTCCTTATTGCTACGGCACGCGCTATGCTGGTGGATATTTCGAGCCCATCTTCGGATATGTCTCTCAGCAGGGTTTGTCCAACCTTAATCAGCAAGCTACGCCCATCATGGAAATGCAACAGGTGACCAAGCAGTTCTGGACTAGCAATTCGCCGCTGCTAAAAGTGCGAGATGTGTTTGTTGATGCTGAAAACAACCGCTGGCGCGTCATGGCGATCTCTCATACGGAAAAGCTAGGCGCGTTTATGCGTCAGATCATGTCAATGAGCGAAGTGCCTAAGGGGCATATCATTTACGACATCCCCGTGCCTAATCTATATGACTTCCACCCGGTGAGGGATTATCACATATGGGAGACCACCCCATTCCTCGAGCCATAGTATTATGGGATCCTGGCCGTGTCATCTATACTAACCATGGAGTCATAGAATGGAGCGGCCGGCATGAAAAGTCCCGTAGACATCGACAACGACATTCTCGCTTTCCTGCAATCGTTTTTCTCGACTCCGAGGACGGTGATTGTGGGACAGGCGCACCGGACGCTGCAGTGGAATCCCAATCCCAAAACGACGGATCTGCTGATCAGGGCTAAAGACATCGCCAATGCCGAGACGCTAGACGGCAATAAAATCTCCATCATCATTGATCGCGGCAACTCGCGCTTGCTGTATTCAAGCCTAAAGAGCAGAATGGCGCGTGATATCCCTCGAAATAGCGAGACCTTTCTGGAGCTCATCACCGTTCCTTATGCGCTGCACTGCCTATCTTCTAACGACTACGAGGCCAGCCTAGTCGCGGGCATCGTTGCCAACGCCATTTGGATGCATCACGACACCTTTAAGCCATTGGGATATCATCGTGTGAGAGTTGACGGAATTGGTGGGCCGACTATACTTATCAACGAGAAGAGTAGTGTTAACCTGTATGACGTGCCAGTGTCGCTTCACATCTTCTACAACACGCATTACAGGATTAGCCACAATACCGAGGAAGTAATGGGCTATAACACGCCGATTATAAAAGAGATAGCAACGGAGGGCTAGCATGGCTGCATATCGCGAACCCGGGGTAAATGTTACTATACAGGAAGACCGCCCCTCTCCAATTCCGGAGGCGCGCAAGCTCCCTGCTGCGGTAGTGGGGCCTGGTTTTCAGGTAGAGGAAGCGCTATGGGCGGGTACGTATGATACGACCAGCTGCGATCTGCCCTATCCCAATCTAATGTCTGGCGCTAGCGTTGTGACTAATAGCGTGAAGGTCACGATCGCCAACTCGGCCGATGATGTCAGTTACAGCATCCTGCCGGAGTTTTACACCGCTGGAAACGACGGGGTAACGCTGGATGCCGGCATGTATCACGTACTTTCTTCGGGCAATGCAGGGGCCTTGACCAATGGCGAGGTGGAGTTCTACGACATCGACACGTGGTCCAGCGCGATCAACTACCTGTCGACGGATATACTACAAATCCTCAGCGGGCCTTCCGCGGGGCCGTATGCTATTGCCGGCTTTGACGCCGCTACACGCAGGCTAATCCTTCAGGATGCCTGGTCTGGGACAACTGGGACAACCTTTGAGTGGGAGATTAGGCGCCCACTTTCGGGTGGAGTGCGGCTCTCCTATCACGCCCTACGCACTGATCACGTGCGTGCGCGTGCGCAGTTCTTGACCACTGACGAGGTTGTTGCCGCTGCTGGTGGCAAGCAGGCGATCATCCCCGAAAACCCGCTCTTCTACGGTGCCTTTATCGCCGCATCGCAGAGAGCTCCCGTATGGGTGGTGGGGGTGGAGGATGCTGATGGCGCCTTCAATCCCTCGCTGGCTAATACGGCTGCTTGGTTGGACGCATTGGAGTACTGCCAGCAATTCACCGATATGTACTCCTTCGCCATTCTGACGCAGAATGACACTGTAATCACATACGCCCAGACGTTTGTCGACTGGATGTCTCTACCGGAAAACCGCTGTGAGTGTATCGCGGGAGCTTGCCCGGCGCGCACCACACTCGAGGAGGCTATCCCATCGACTACCGGCGGCCGCTTCAGCGCTGATGGCACGACCTTCACCCACTCCGGTGGATACAACTTCATCTCCTATGGATGCGAGCCCATGGGTTACATCGAGGCTACGCTGGGAGACACTACGGTAAAAGTCAGGGTGCGCAAGGTTGAGGCTAGCGTAATGCAGGTTTTCGACGCTGACGACGTGCCAACCTCAATGCGCAGCCCGGCGACTGTTTCGTGGCGCTATGTTAATAAGTACTTCACCAACACCGAAGAGGCACAGTACTATGCCGCATACGGCGAGAGCTTCCAGGACAAGAGGATGCGTCTCTTCTGGCCCGACAAAATCGGAGCTCTCGTCAATGGCGTAGAAGTATCCATGCCTGGGTACTACTGGTGGTGCGAGAGGTTTGGCAGGCTAGCCGCTTTGCGCAATCCTGCAACCCCCTTCACGCGGACTAAGTCTAGCTTCTTCACTCGCGTCTTCATGCCGTTCCGCGGACGCACGCTGCTTAATATCATAGCAGGTGGCGGCTGGGAGCTCGGCGTGCAGGATTCCGTCAGCTTGCCTCCGTATTGCAGGCATCAGCTGACAACTGACATGACCCATCCGGCGCGTGCTGAGCAGAACGTGGTTCACTCGATAGATCACTGCGCTAAGTATATCCGCGAGGTGCTTGATAAGAACGTTGGCTCGCTAGGCAGCAGCGCCTTGCTGACCAATCTTAAGAGCATCTTGGGCGGCGTGGGGATTTATCTAGTGAATAAGATCCAGAGTCTGGCTAGCTTCAAGACTCTTAAGCTAGATTATAGCGAGCTTGATCCGCGGCTATGGGATGTCAATGTGCGCGCTGGCGCTCGTTATCCAGTCAATAACCTAGACGTTATCCTAATGGTGTCGTAGGGAGGCTCATATGGCTCTGCTTAAAGATTGGAACCAGCATGTATCGTCTATCGATCAACTTGATCCAGGCGAAAACATTGGGAAATTCATAGAGGGCGAGACCATTGCCTTGGCTGCGGGTCCTCCGGTATTTGACCCCAACAACCTTGACAGTGTTTCGGTAATGCACCTAGTCGGCCTATGTCAAAGCATCGGAGTCACGCAGGGGCAGCAGACTCAGCGCGTTTTCGAGCTAGGCTCTAGGCGCTCGTTTATCGTCCCCGGGCGTTCTGCGGGTAGTCTAGTTATCTCTAAGCTATGGATTAACGGCCACTCCCTCCTGGGCTCGCTCTACCGCGCGGTAAGCGATGCTGCAACGGAAGAGGCGCTTTATCGCAAGCCGGGCTATAACTACAAGTATACCAACCTGCAGTCCGAACTGTTCCACCGCCCAGTCGGTATCCTCATCATGGTGCATGACCAGAATGACGACATGGTTTCCGCGTCGTTCTACGAGTGCTGCTACATATCGTCTAGCAATTGGGGCACCTCTGCTGCAGGCCTTACGGTAGCCTCTAACGTGCGTGTTGAGTATGAAGAGGAATACCCGATCGACCCCGGCACAATCGAAACGGAAGTCTAACGAAGGAGAAATATGGGCTACATCTACCAAACGCTGACCAAGCAGGCGGCGATGGACTTTCCTGGGTACTACTGGTGGGGCGAGAGGTTTGGCAGGCTAGCCGCTTTGCGCAATCCTGCAACCCCGCGGGGCAGAATTCTTAACGAGACCTCCCACCACAGTCCAGCTTCCCTATTATTTAACCCGTACCCCTCAAATCTGCCCTCCTCGGCCAATGCTGGACAAGCCAATATATACGAGTACGTGAAAGGTTTGCGCAATTTGGATCGCGTGGAGCGCATGCTGGCAGACCCAGCACAACACGTGGGGCCGTATTCAGTGAGACACTGATCAAGCCATAGATAGCATGCCCCCCAAGCCTCTTGCTCGAGATAGCAATGCTCAATTTGGGGGGCTTTCGCTAGGGGAAGAGAGGGGCGCCAAGCAGCGCCCCTCGCATATCATGGCGGTATTGGTTATGGCTTATATTGCGGCAGCACAGTCCGCATGCCCATGTGGAACATCATGCCATAGACTATCAAGCTAATTAGCACTAGGTCTCCCGCAACGAGATACAGCATGAGGTACAACCACTGCCCGCCTAGCGCGTAATGGATCAACGATACGCCGGCCACGCCAACAATCGCCACGAAAACAGTACATGCAACTAGCGCTACAAGTGCGCTTAGTGCCATGGCGGGCCACTTAGGGTTCTTTGACATAAGGCTCCTCATCCTCCCATATCATATTGCGCCATTCGGCGTCTATGTAGCCGTGTTCCTGGAGCTCGTCCAGCATGGATTCGTAATTATCAATCACAAGCGCGCGCCAACCCATAGACTCCAGGGCGGTCAGCCACGCTGTCTGCTCTTCCGACGCCTTGCCGCCGGGGCGTTTTAGCTCTACGCATATAGGCTTGAGTTGTTTGCCTTCTATGCCAAAAATAAAAAGATCGGGTGCCGCTTTGCTTGTCCCAAACGCGCGCATAGTCATCGCAATGCGTGGAGTACGCAATGCTTCATTGGGCGGGTGATAGAAGAGTATTCCTTCTATTCTATTCAGAGTACGCACTATGCGCATATGCAAGCGCCCCTCTGCGTAATTCCGCCTAGAATGGGCAGCCATCTTCCTCATCCTCTTCTTCATCGCATCCGCCCCAATAAGCGGGATCATCACGCTCGGGGAGGGAGTTATTGTCGTCCCATACGTGGGTGGGGAGGGCTACTGCCATAAACTCAAAGCCAGAACGCAGTGCGGCTATGGCACACGCTGCGCAGAGCTTATGATGTGGGTCGATCTTGACGCTAATCGTCAACTCGCCATCCACAGAGCCCCATGGCGTTTGATTCTGCGTATTGAAAGCATCCGTCGTGGGATTGAGGGCTAGATCTTCGTCCGTAATGTCGGCTCCACACGCTGCGCACCTATACCTATCCATGATTAACTCCTTAGCGCTTCAGGGGTTTCAATCGACTGTATCGAGCCGAGCCTGCCGTTGCGATATACGGCATAATCGAATGGCGCGCATACATAAGGGTCAAGGTCTATGCACGTATTAAGCGTGGCGATAAGTTGCTCAACGGGATCGGAGGTAAAGTGCTGTGCGGTTTTGATTGAGGGGTAAACGATGCGCTCGGAGGACCCAATAGCCCCACAGTCGCCCATATCCATGATGGAGCGCTTGTCGCATACGTTATAGATCCCGCCATTGTAGACAATCAGCATTGACCCCATGATCATGGGCCACTCTGCGGTTAGATCGCCTTCAGCCTCGCCATTCATCCCGTAGTTGAGCTCGCGGTGTGTGGCCAATAGATCTGGCAGGAATTTAGTCGCCAAGCGGGCCTCAAATTCGTCCCGAGAGTCGTTGTCGTCTTCCGCGCGATCGAAGCTCCAGTTTTTAGAGCGCAAGATGGTGTTGATCACGATATTCCCGGCGGCCATTGCGACAACGTCCGCACCGTTACGCTCTCCCAGCGGAATTATTTTGGGCAATGCGCTCTTGAAGCGATATCCAACGCCTTCATCGGTTATCATGCGGTCGGTCAGTAGATGCACATCTTCACCGTGTCTAAGGGCCATGCACAGAGTCGCCATCGTCTAGCCTCCTTAGGTGTACTAAAAGATAGTGCATAGCGCAGAGCGTGTCAAGTGTAAAAAGAGGGGGCGCCAACCCCCTCTTTCTCACAGACTAGTACAGGGGGCCGTACTCCCCCGTAATCACTCCGTACCAGTCTGTGAGGGCCAGGGCCAGGAACAAGATGGTCCCGACCCAGATGATTGCGCCCCGTATGATCCGCCACTTGACGGACCCCAGGGCGCGGATTTCGAGATCGTCCCACCACTTCATAGACGACCTCCTTTCCTCGCTTCATTTATAACTCATCCGGTTGAAGTATTGCTACATAATACCCCACATCGGTTGACCACGGCTCGTGCCCTAACACTACCCGCGCGCCCAGGAAGCGTGCGTATGCCATTAGGGCGGTCAGATTGGCTCGTAAAGATACAACGGCATTGCGATGCCCAAGCGGGCATAGGTTAAGGATTGTCGTTGTTAGTCTAGCGCGACACCGCACGACGCATGGTCCGTCATCAAGCAGGTCCGCTGCCGACTTGTCTGGAGTGACCACTCCCGCGCCTAAAGGCGCAGGCTTCTCAGACAACCGCGCCCAACGGCTCGGTTAGCGTCTGACTCCGCAGTCCACGGAGTAGGATGTTCACAGCGGCGTTGTGATCGCGATCCGCTACGAAGCCGCAGTGAGGACAGTTATGTTCACGGTCTGCCAAAGTCTTCGGCGTGTCGGGAAGTGCCCCGCACCTGCTACACGCCTGCGTCGTGTTTCTGGGATCCACGGCGACCACTGCAACACCAGCCTCTGCCGCTTTGTATTGCAGAATCGCCAGGAACGCGCCCCAGGCCGCGTCATGCGTAGACTTTGCCAACCGGGTTCGGGCGATGCCCTTGATGTTCAGGTCTTCAACCGCGATGACGCCGTGCGTCTGCACCAACGCCAGCGCGGTCTTGTGGTGGAAGTCCTTGCGCTGGTTGGCGACGTGCTGATGCAACTTCGCCACGCGCTTGACCGCCTTGCGACGGCGGTTGCTGCCCTTCTTGCAGCGGGCAACGTGGCGCTGCGCCCGCCGCAGTTTGGCCTGCGCCTTCCGGTAGAACTTCGGTGGTTCGATGCTCTCGCCGTCAGACGTCACCAGGAACGCCTTCAGCCCCAGGTCTATGCCGACAGCGGGGAGGGTGGATGCTTCCACCTCGGGGTCTGGCAGTTCGCAGGAGAAGACGACGTGCCAGCCGTCCGGTTCCCGCGTGAAGGAGAGAGTTTTGATCTTGCCGTCAACCGGGCGGTGCAGTTTCACCTTCAGCCAGCCGATGTGCTGGAAGTAGACCTTGCCACCGTCGAACTTGCAGCCGTCGCCGTAGGAGGGGAACTCCACCGTGTCAAAGCGGTTGCGCCCCTTGAAGCGTGGAAAACCGGGCTTCTCTCCCGCCTTCACGCGGCGAAAGAACGCCTGGAACGCCTTGTCCAGTCGGCGCAGGGTGGCTTGGCAGGAAGAGAAGTTCGTCTGCGCCAGGAAGGGATCTTCCAACCGTCTGCCCTTCAGCAAGCCAGACTGCTCTTTGTAGGAGACAGACCGTTGCTCCTGCTCGTAGGTGTTCTTGCGTTGTTCCAAGGCGCTATTGTACAGCCTGCGATGCGTTTCCAGCATCGCGGCCAGCGCCGCCTCTTGCTCTCGCGTTGGGTAGAGCCGGTACTTGAAGGCGCGGCGCATCTACTCACGCTCCTTCTGCAAGGCGACGTAGCGTTGGATCACGTCTACGGAGACGTGCCCCGCCGCGCCGACGTAGTAGGAGCGCGACCAAAGGCAGGGAAGCCCGGTGCGAAGGTGGGCGAACTCCTGCCGCAAGACGCGGGAGGTGTAGCCCTTGAACTGATTGGCGTAGTGTTGCGGCGCGTCTGTAGGCGGCACGGAGACGAAGAAGTGAACGTGGTCGGGCATGATCTCCAGCCCTTCCACTTCCACGTCCAACGCCGCTGCCTTCTCGCGCAGCAGGGCTTCTAGGCGTTCGGCAACCTTGCCCACCAATACCTTGCGCCGGTATTTCGGGCACCATACAAAGTGCAGGTGAAGGTTGTAGACGCAGCCTGGACTGCGCCGGTAGCGTGCCTGTGCCATACCCTAAGTATAGCACACTATTAGGTTTGTGTCAACTAACTAACGAAAGGAAGGAGGAAGGCGGGGGCGGGGATCAGTCCTGCTTCGCATGACGCGGTATTCCCCGTGTCGCCTAAAGGCGACAGTCCCCTGCCGCATTCTTTATGGTCACCGCGCACGGGGCAAGAGCGGGCCGCAAGTCGTAATCCCCCAGCAAACGCGCCGTGACATAGCAGCCGTGGAGCCACTGTCGTATATCAATCCGCATTACCCTTTCAGTACTAGCCGTCAATGCTTGCCTCCCTCCACAAGCTTCAGCGTTATGCCGTGTTTTCTCAACATATGGTGCAGCGCGGTGATTAGGACGCGGACTGCGATGACAGCCCCCGCGTGGCTATCAACAATGAATATCCCCTCGATTAGGTTGGATCCCCTAGGGGGGGATAGGGGGGGTCGCTCGCCAAGCAAGTATGCCGAGGGTCCTACTGCTAATGTCGTTACGCCACGCCCGTAGATCCCCCCACGGTATTATCGTTTCCTCGCCATTCCCCACAGCCCTGAATTCGATAACGTTGCATCCCTCGAACTCAAAGCGACTGGGGCCGGAATCGTAATACCTTAGCGTCATCTCTGGTGTTTTTGTCATGATGGCCTCGCCTCGCTAACATGTAGTGTGACATCGCGTTCCGCCGCCCAGCGATGGATTATCCTAACCATGCGGCGGAAGTCGTTAATCAGGCTGGCGTGTCTCTCACGCTCAGTCTGCCCCTCGCGCCATGCGACCATCAGCACGTCAATGTCGGTATAATCCCGAGTTGAAGCCGTAAGGCCGGATGGAATCTTAGATAGTTCTTCCACTAGCAGCTCCCGGCCTTGTATGCCAACCGGTGGCGATAAGTGGCTTATGATTGCGGGCGTCCTTTCCTCAGGTACATCAACGAACGTGAACGCATACTTCAGTATCATCCTTGTCATGAGAACTTCCCCGGGACAACGCATAGGATCATATCACGCTCTCTAGTCCAGTGATGCAACGCTGTGATCATCTTACGCGTCTTCTCCGCTACATCCATGTGCCCTGCTGTGCTACACACTCCCAGATAGAGGGCCAGCGCGTTATCGCCAATGCACATATTATAAGCTATGACGCCGTGTAGGCTATCTATCAGCGGCAGCATTACATCTGGCATCGCGAATCTTGCGGGCAGCAACAGTTCAAATTCGGCTGTGGCCAGATCGGGCGGAAGCCCTGGTTTAGCCCCCTTAAATCGCAATATAGCCTCATCGTGAGTCATGGTCCTCGCCCCCCTGCCACGCCTCCCGTGCGGAAATGGTATCTCCCAGCGTGGAGAGGCATTTGCACAAATAATCAGCCAGAATATAATCGGGAGTATTGCCGCATGCTGCTTCTAGGTTGTGGCGATTGATCCATGCCACTAGCTCCCTCTTGACGCTATCGGTGAATATCAGCCCAGGCATCTCATCCTCCTTAGTCGTCATACAGTCTCTCTATTGCCGTGGCGGCTTCTTCTAGCAAATCGGCGATCCTGTCTGGCTCACCCAGCTGCACGCTCTTGCGCGTGGGTATTTGCCTGCGTATTTCTGCGCGCTTGCGCAAGCGCTTGATAAGGTCGAGAAAGTAGTCTATCGGCTCCTCGGGTCGCTCGCAGGAGAACTCGCGCTCCTTTTTTGCCTTATCATAGTAGTACGGGACGCCCAGGTTCTTAAACTTATCGGATTCGAGCTCTGGCCTCATTGCGCCCTCCTTCGTCTGATTGAGTTGAAGTTTTCCGGCCGCGTGGCCATGATTTCCTCAATGTGCGAGAGCGGTATCGGTTGCGGAGAGCATGCATCTACTATCTTACCCTCGCGCGCGGCGTAATCGTTCAGGCCGCCATGGCTGTGGCCATGTATATGCCATGATCCGTAATGCGATAGCGGCCACACCTTGTGGCAATGATGCGCCACGAAGATGTGGGTATTTATCGCCTTGTGATACAGCATGAAGGTGTCGCAAATCGCGTCGAAACGGTCGCGGCACTGCAGTGCGGTTTCATCGTGCGATCCCTCGGCTAGTAGTATTGTTCCATTGAGCCGATCGAGGATCTCTCTCAATCGCCGCGTGGTGCAATGCAGGGATACATCTCCGGCGTGCATCACGACCCCGTCGGGGGGCACTACTTCATTCCACGCGCGGATCATATTCTCCGTGCGTCCGAGTATTGCCGCCGCTGAATAGTCCATCCCGGCGCGTCTCAGCACGCCGGGGTCCTCGAAATGAGTGTCAGCGATGAAGAACCACGGCCCATCTATGTGTCGTTTGATCATAGCACTCCTTTGTCGTCATGCTTTAGCTGACGATAATAGTCGCATCCGTCGCATTTTTCGCCATCCAGTATTTGAAATGCAGCGCACGGATCGCAATTGGGATACGCATCGTAATGCAGCCCCGTACGCGGGCAGATGCGATCATCCGGCCCATCTGGCGGCTGAAACTTATGCTTCGGCGGGTCGCGTCTCATATTCCACCTCCTCAATGTTACGATGGGGACGCTTCGGCTCCTCCAAGATCATCCCCCGTGTCGTCAAGCCCGTAGAACGCCGGCTCGCTGCCTAGCTCTGTAAGCTTGTTGGCAGCCTGGATGCCGTTGATCACGACAGGCGCCCTGAAGACTTCCTTAACCACATATCCCCCATGCTGAGACTCATGATAGATCTCATCTATCGCCATGTCGTGCGGGATGGGCTCCTCTGACAATACCCTAAACCCAATCAGGGTTTCGTAGAACTTGCGCTCGCTGGCCATTACGCCTCCTTGTTGTGGTGGGCCGCGTGAGGATCGAACTCACGGCCCCCGGATTAAAGGTCCGGTGCTCTACCAATTGAGCTAGCGGCCCATGGTGCCCGGAGGGGGACTTGAACCCCCACGGTATTTCTACCAGCGGATTTTAAATCCACCGCGTTTGCCATTTCGCCATCCGGGCGATTGTTGCTGGTGCCGGAGGAGGGACTTGAACCCTCACGCCCTTTCGGACGGTGGATTTTGAGTCCACCGCGTCTGCCATTCCGCCACTCCGGCTCTTACGCTGGATCCACGAATGTAACATACTCGTCGATATGAAGGCCCTTAATAAGCTCCTCGAAGCCCACGCCGCGCGGTAGCTCTACCTGCTCGCCGGTTTCCTTAAGGTTGTCAATATCAATCACGCAAACGCGCGTCGCCCCGGGCTGGCTCTCGAAAACCTCGGCCACGCCACCCAGCACGTGTACTAGGACGATAGGCCTATCGTTATGTCCCATGATGCCCCCCTAATGAAGCGTTCCGTCCACGATGTTTATAACGCAATATCGGTATTGTTGGGCCGGTTGTCCGTGCCTGCTTTGCGCAGGGTGTATGCTGCCAACACCATGCAATGCCATGCTGCGGATATCACGTGCAGGGAACGGCTTTCGGGGTCCACATCCTCCCCACGCCAAAACTCATTCAGATGCCTCAGTGCGGCATCGTAGGATAGGGACCATTTATATCCCTTCTCCCAATTGCGTTCTTCGTATTTAGGGCTAATATCAGCTCCATTGCCGCCGCATTTGCCATAATGTTCTGCTAGCTCCCATAGTGCATCTGCGGGGATGAGATCAAAGCGCGCCAGCTTAGTACCCTTAGCCGCACCCGTGACGGGATCAACTATCATGCGTTCGTCAGACACGCCCTGCCTCCTTTTGTGGTCGTTGTGGGAAGCATAAAAAAATACGCCGGCTGCGTCAATGGTAGAGATAAGGCTGGCGACCGCCCCGTTGCGGCCGCCAGCTTGCACACCCAATTTTGACACAGTTTTAGCCTATCGGCTTGTTCGGATATCCATGGCTGTCGACTCCCCCGGCATACCATATTTTGCCGAACCGGTTTGTTAATTGAACATTGCGCCCTGGGGCGCGGCGGATAGCGCTTAAGCCCGTGGTGATCTTCCCGTACGGTGGGCGACTCAGGTGACCCGAGGATCACGCTACGCCAATAGTATACCCCACGCTCGGAGGCTAGGCCCTCTACCGTGACCGCGGATTTTTCTGACATGGGGTGACACCTTTAGCCGATGCCTAGTCGCACGGGCTATTCTCCTCTTTAAACGCATCAATCATCGCCTCGATGACCGGGGCTTCGCCATGACGGTCCATGGCTGCCTGGGTCCCCAGGAAATACGCATCGCCCGCATTGAATTGACGCGCCTTAGATGCCTTGATTTTAGCTATCCATTCCGGGTAGTCGTCCTCGTACGTAGGGAGATCCTCGAGCCATTTCAGAAACTCCTGATATGTCTCGGGCGTTACCCCAACCCATGTTGAGTCGGCAAACCCCAGGCGCTCCGCATCCTTGCGAGGCAGCATGAAATTCTTGCCGACATACTTACCATCGCGATCAACAGATACATACAAGCCATAATCATCGCGATCTGGCCCGTAAGAGCTGGCGATAGCGAAGCTATCCCACTCCGACTCGTCGATGCCGAAATACTGGATCATCGCATCGACATGGTCGTCGTACCCGTAGACACCAATTCCCGCCATACGCTTTGTCTTCGTCCCTTCGCCCCCGACGTAAAGCGAAGACGTTATCAGAGCGAAGACCCCGGTCTGGGGGGTGGCGCGTTTCGCGTAAACATGCAGGTCTTCTATGCTCACATCGCCGCTACAAACACTAGCTATATGGCGATCGCCGGATCTGATGTATATGAAGTCCTTGACGATCTCCGCCGAGCATAGGCCCTGCAGCCCCTCGATAGTCCCATCGCATGAATCGGCGTTGTGATCGAATGCCATTAGCGCCCAGTTACTCCTTGCCACGGCGCCTCCCTGTCTCCACAATATATGTACATGCCGTTGCGATAATGAATACCCCCAAGACGGCCGGACATACGATCCACGCCCAATTGGGCGAGGTTTCTCTGAGCACCACGATGATAACGTGTATGAGTGCTCCTAGCGCAAAGAGGCCTAGCGCTATACCGGCGTAGAACATACCAACGATCATCGCCCACCAGGCTTGGTTTATGCGACTTCCCTTAGCATTCATCAATCACCTCCATTCGGATAACCGGACTCAGCGTGCCGATCGCGACTCGGCTGCGACAATCCTTGCATTAAGCTTGGCGAGCGTCACCCCGCCTCACCGCGTCAACCCACCCCAGCCTTGGCCTTTTACTAGCGGCATGATAACGGGGGTTGTTAGGATGGTTGTATCGCCAGTGTTTCCATCCACTTTAGCAATTTGTGGGTCTCCAGGCAGGTCGCGTAGGCGACCCACCAGCTTCCCCACCTACGCTGAGTCGATTTAGTTGGATTTATTCGCGCTTAAGCGCGTCGAGCTTGTGGATGATGATGAAGGGTATGGATAGGATCTCGACTATGATCTTCCACGCCACCGGGCCCAGGACCAGATTTATAAGCCCGTACAGAATGCATCCTATCCACGCCGAGGTGCTGACGTATTCCCCGCCAACCGAATACCCGGTGTTGGAGAAGGCCAGGACGATGCCGAGGCCTATCATGAGCACCCCGGCGAGTACTGACAGGGTTGTACCTGCAGCCCACAGGATCTTGATGATGACTGGTGTCACCAGGCTGTCGAACGAAAACCATTTCCTTAACCAGCGCGCCATGTGCTGCCTCCTTCGGTTGTTTAGTCTCACGCCCGGCACGCTACCTCCGGGTAGATGGGTTCAGTTGCTTTAGATCATGTGAGACACCCACCAGGTGTACAAACGTCCTGCGTGTACGCGACTTTTCACGCCTTCGTGAGACTGGGTTATGATCTATTGATGTATGCCTCGAGCACTTTTCGGACGAGCTCTTCTCCACCATCGCCATAGCGATGGGATATGTCACCCGCGAACACCTCCGTGGTGCCCGGCTTGTACAGCTCGAAATGATAGCGCAATTCATCGTTGTCTGCAGGAAACAGGGGAGCATTCCTATCGCGCACAATGTAAACATGCGAGATCAATACGCCATTGATTTTCAGGTCTGCTGTTAGCATGACCGCCCCTTCGATAAAGGGGTGGGGGCCCACCTTTTGCGGCACCCGTCCGGGGTCGATCTTCCCGTTTGGGTATTAGCAGGCCCCCACGCTGATGGTGCTAGCGGCGGGAGTTGAACCCGCATATCCGTTGGGACACTAGCTCCTAAGGCTAGCGCGTATGCCAATTCCGCCACGCTAGCAAATGGACTTTGTGCGGCGCTCCGATTTGAACGGAGTTCCCAACCGCCGCAATTGATCACTGGTCGGGGCGAGAGGATTTGAACCTCCGGCGTCTTGCTCCCAAAGCAAGTGCGCTACCGGGCTGCGCTACGCCCCGACTGACCAGCGCTCCTACCTTTCAATCACCTTCCAGCCTGTTCTTCCACGTATCGGATGACGAACTTGTCGAGCCATGAAGGGAAAGGCTTTGTACACCCCCTGCGAGCCGCTGAAAACCATCGGGACTCCCCGAGACGCACATTCCTGCTGGAGAGCGCGGAATCGACGGTCTCTATGTAGAGAATGAACTCGATGAAGGCCCGTACCGTAATATCTGCAAAGAACGTCTTGTCACCGTAGGCCCCGCTCAGGAGATTCACTATATGCTGAGAAAGGACTCGGGGAGGAAGGTCTTCGTTCTCCAGCCCCAAGTCCTCGCGAGTCAAGGTCAGGAACCCTCTGCAACCCCTCTTCTGACTTCTCTCGATTGTGGAACCGAAACGCTGTTGACGCTTATCGACTGGCTCCCGGGGTGAAACAAAACTGCATCCGAACGGGATTTCCAGGAGACCCCAATCGTTCCCCTCATTCCTCTCGATTATCCTGTCGATCTCCTTCTGAGAGACTGCGACATGAACAACCCCATCCCGGCGGGGCCGCTTCGTTCGCAGGGAAAGAAACACCCAGGGCCCTTGAGCGCGGCTGCGGCCTATCACGCATGGGTTCCTCATCAGTCTCCTCTTTTCTGTTATCAACAACAAACGACCAACACTGGCCGCACTCCGGTGAATGCAGCCGGGCTCGAATGGGATGACATGGGGGGTACTTTGGACGGTGTCTGACCGCAGCCTACTGCGCCATCTCCCGGAGCCTCAATCCGGCTCCTACAGAGGGCTCGGCTTATAGGGCATTCTTGTCACATTCGCCACCCAGGATCCGATTCGCCAGCGCCCATTTACTCCTGGAGAGACCGGATTGGCGCCTCCCTGTGTCGCTGCCGGACTTAAGATGGTGGAGCGCGGGGGAGTTGAACCCCCGTCCAGCCCGTTGCTCTGACGGCTTTCTACATGCTTAGGTGTGGCTCTTCGCCATCCCACACGAGCTCTATTTACGGGTGAGCTCTATCCCCATCTCGGACACTCGGACATCCTCTCCACATTAACGTCCATCCCCCGCCTTGAGAGGACCGGGCTTGGGAGTGGACGGCGGACTAAGCCGCTAGTCTCTCTGTGCCAATTACTTGGCTTGCCTGTTTTTTACATCCACCAGGCTGGATGGCATGCTTGACCGTTTTGCACACGTCTGTCGATTCCCGTGCGCCCCATGATATTATGGGTGGACGCGCTAGCGCGTCAACACCCAGCGATTGCTCCGCATTGTTTATACCCCAGACGTGGGGGTTTTAGTCACTCACAAATTCCACCTCTTCTCCCAGATGGCGTGCAGCGTTGACTAGCATCGTTACGCACTGACGGTGGATAGAGGCTGCGGCCGCGTGGTCTGCCGAACACACCGCCCAGTCGTTGTCGCGACTACTATCTGCCCCCCTGAGCCACACGTACGCCATAAGCTCGCCCCGGTCGCAGAAAAAGCCACCAACGTCTGGATGGTTACTGCTGCCCACAAAGCCGCCGCAGCGCTGAGCATGGTCTTTGTGGCATCCAAGACAGCGTGGTGTTTTAAAGAACAGCTGATTATCGCGGATGTAGTTCAAACACCACGCAGGAGATTGGTGACAAACGCGCATCTTGATGCAATCTCGGCCATACCTATCGTTCCCCATTTTGAACACTACTCTCAGCATGTTACCTCCACATTCAGATCCAGGCGGCGGCCTACGGCCACAAGCGCAGTTACAATAGAGCGTTGCACTTGAATCGCTTCGGAGTGGTTCAAGCCCCCACGCACTGATGGCTCAAAGTCAAATCCCGAATGATTGCCTCGCAGAAATAGCCACACACGTAAAGAGTCGCTCGTCCCTGATATACGCACTTCTGGCCCGCCAAGGCTTGACACACGAACCTTCGAGTATCCAAGTGGATATCTGCCTTTTACTTCTACGGCATAGCCCGCACTGTCGTCACATCGCACCCCTACCGGCCATGGCTCGTACCATTCCGTGCTCTGTTCCCAAACCCGCCACTTTAGCTTGCTATCGTTAACTATTTCTATCTGGCACCTTAACATACTACGCCTCCAAGCTGAATGGGCAGTTAAGAGTGCGCGCTTGTGCTAAGAGCGCAGTGATGATAACGCGTTGCAGCACAACGACTTCGTAATGATCCGAGAAGTTATCGGCGGGACTGACTGTTACCGAGTCGTCTAGCGCTTTAGCTTCGCCACGTAGCCATATAGCAACACCTTCGCCAGCGGCATACGACAACGCAGGGCAGATGCTACTACGCACCCACACTGTGCCGTGGGGATGAATTGCTAACTTACTATCGGCAAGGGAGTACCAAGCCTCCTCTTGTTCTAATATTTGATACTCTAATTTCCGGGGCTCGATGATGTTGCAGCGTATACGCATTTACGCCTCCAATTCCAGCGGGACGCCCAGCGTGCGGCAATGCGTCAACATGGCTGTGATAATGGCGCGCTGAACCGCAACGCAGTGCTGGTGGTCGCCTAAGCTCGCGACCTGCACCCTATTGTTAAGCTCGCCTCGGCCTCCCCGCAGGTATATTACGGTATGTCGCACGGCTCCAGCGCTTATAGCCGGAAACTCCCTAGACAACACCGTAACTTGATGTGGCGAAGTCTGCGGGCTTGACGTTGCGACATGAGGCCATGTTGTCCCGAGCCATTCGGGCTCCTGCCTTTTTACTCCCCAGGCCAAGCAACGCCCTCTCCTTATTTTGCATAATACTCTCACCCTAATCGCCTCGCATCAGCTCAGCTATTTCTGCCTTCACTTCCTTAATCTGCTCCCTAAAAGCTTTGGCTGAGGCCTTCTGATCCTCCTCGAGAGACAATAGGCGATCGACCAAGACCGCCAGGCGGTCGTCGGTTCCTTCTGGCATTATCTACGCCTCCCTGTCAGTGGTCTATTTGTACTCGGCGTTGTCGCCGATAGATTGGTGAACGGCCATAGCGGGCTTGCGGCATGTTTCTTGAGGTTGCGAATAGCTATTGCCGCCCCGAGCATCGCTATCACGGAGCGCCACAATTCAGACCCACAGATTCCATCAAGGCCACACTCGCCAGAAATAGCTTCGGACGAGATTATGCGTTCCCGAAGCCTCAAATGCTTACCATATTCTCCATATGCCTTTGCGCTTAGAGGAACTGGGATTTCACGCCCCGTATAACGAATAGCCGGAACGTAGCTATGCTGTGAGTCAACCCAGACCGTTACCCTCGTAGACCTTATCTCAAAATCAGCTACATTATCTAGTGTTAGCTCACCCAGCATGGCCTGCGGGCGTGTGTCTCGGTATACCATCCGATATTTTGCCCTACTCGCTATGCGCTGCGAGATGGGCACGGCATCGAACCACTCGCGAAACTTCTCATCGTGCAGGCTGTCTGCCGATATAACATCCAGGCCGGACACGCCCTTTATCTCAAACGCTATTGGCATGATGCTCCCTTCGGATATAGCCCCCGGGGATTGCTCCCCGGGGGATGGGTTGTTTTACAGCCTATACAGCTTAGGTTGCCCTGAGTGCGCTAACCCGTAATACACCACGCGAGCAGCCTTGTCGCGGATGGGCTTCTCGAAAGCCCTGCTACCAACCAGCCATGTGGCATATAACGGAGCATACTGCGCTAGCGCATCATCCAGGGCATTCCCTTCTTGAGGCGTTTCCCCCAGAAGGGAGCGCAGATGATTGTTGCAGTCATTGCTTATAATTATGGGCCGATCGAGGTTGGCCGGGGGGTCTGGAACTCGCCCCCTCGACTGAAGGGCTATCACCGGCCGCGATTGAATGGTGTAAATACATCCGTGCTGCAACAATACGATATTACTGCTCAGGGTATGCACTGAGCCACCTGATATCTCAGGACGCTCCGTCAAAGCCAGCCCGGCAATCCGCTCGGGAATTAACGCATCAATGAGTACCAGCAGCCACGGCTTGCGTGACATAAACTCTATGCAGGCCCTCTCAAGAGTTGTGGGGCGAGTTGTGCCTATCATATCCCTTGCACTAGGTATTAACAGCACTCCTCCGGGAGGCATGGTCCGCGACATCCTGATCAGGTTGCCGACGTTGTGGTGTATGCAAGTACCTGCTACTAGCATCACCGGCGCCCCTTGCTCAGCACATATCCCGCCAGACTTGATCCACCAACAGCTAGCGCTTTGCCGGCCCATGATAGTGCTAAAGATCCCACTATCGGCAGGCTGACCAGAAATCCTATGGCTGCGCCCAACACCTTATTCCTCCTTTCCGTGTTATTCCGTGAAGTAATAGTCATCGTCGTGATCGTCATCTTCTGTTCCGCCGCCCGCCGGCGGATCGCCCATGGCGCGACCGGCACCCCTAAGAAACGCCTCTACATACCACCACCGCGCTTCGCGCCTCTCAACTCCTAACATCACAAGCATCTCTACTGCACCCAGATAAATCAATGCCACAATAATAAGGTTGATGATTATCAATACGGTAGTCATTCATCACCTCCCTTCAAAAACATGCAGCCGTATCAGTTGTTTTATAACGCAATAATGACGTTCTTAGACACGAAAGGGCCCGGCCGAAGCCGAGCCCTCACGCTAGATGTGAGCGGGATTATATGCCGAAGAGTAGCTTCCAGTTGGGATCCGTGCCGCGTGGTGCATTGGGGCCGGAGAGCAAGTTCCAGACACCCTCTGCGCGGCTGTGGGCAAGATCCCTGGCTAGTGACTGGTTTTCGTTGGTTATGGCCCGGAGCAGGCCGCGCATCTTGTTAGCCTCTAGCCTCCTGCGGTGCCCCTTGGCGGAGATGATGGCATATAGCTCGGGATACTTAATGCTGACTATCATCTTCTGCACGCTAGGCCGCATAAAGACCGGGAGGGAGCGCACCACCTTCTCGAGAAAGCCGAGACGAGGGGCCGTCCAGAATCCAGCCTGCTTCTCCATGTGACGCAGGGCAAGTGATCCGCTAACGTACTCCGGGTTAAGCGCCAGGCAATACAACGCGGCTTGCTTGGCCGCGTCGCGGCCTTTCATTGTCTGATATATGCTCACGATGTACCCCCAGTTTTCCTTGTGTCCATTCTTGGCTGCAAGCGCCTTAGCTTGGCGCCACAATCTTTCATCGCTTTCGGTCTTAACCAGATTGGTGGGCATATTATCCTTCGTCAATGTGCAGCGTGATAGGCAAAACCCACCTATTTCCCGTAAGCGTTTCTGCTATTAGTTTAACGCTATATGGCGATAAGGCAAACGAACCGCCGCGTATGCGTATGCGTAGCGCGCCGCCAACAACTATTAGTGAGTTTAGGTCGAGCACCTCTTGCGTGGCATTAACTCCGTTGCGGTCTTCGGCCATGGCAGCGCATTTGGAGTGATCAAGAATATCTCCGCGTAATACATTGGCGAAGTTGCCCGTTATCATAAACTGCTCTTCGGGGAGTTTATGCACGTCTGCCATTATAGCACCTTAATAAGTATGTTGGCCGCAACCACTGCTGCGCCTATGATTCCGCTCCATACCAAAACCTTGTTGCGCACTGCGGGCCATTCATTGGCATAGAAAGTCTCGAAGTTCTTGCGAAACATACACTGCTCACAGGGGTTCTTCCCCTCTAGGGCAATGATGCGCGCTTGGTCTTGATCGTGAATAACCTGCTCGCGCTCTATCATTTCAACGCGATCGCGCAAGCGCTCCGTAGCCTGCGCGATTTCGGTCAAGCGCGACTCCAGAGTGCCCAGCACGGTCTTGGTATATGCCATAAACTCGACGATTTCGCGCCAAGGTATATCGCTCGACACGCCTTACCCCTCTGGTGATGTCACTCGCACTACCCATACCGAGCAATCCTCATAGCCGTTGACGCGATTCAGGTGGTGTACCTCACAGCGCGCGGGATGCAACACGGCGCCGCTGAATCCGACTAGGTTGTAGGATTGGCCATTCACGCAACGGATAAAGCGACTAATCGGCTCTCCCTGTATGGCCTCTCCGTCAAGGCCCAGCCAGTTAGAGAGCGTTCTATTGGCACGCACCACAATGCCCTTGTCGGTAATGGCTATGCCTTCGCTAGCGTGATCCGACATTAGCTGGAGCTGTACGCTGCTTTCCCTAAGGGCGTGCATGGTGCGTATACGCGCTATCGTAGAGGCCATATTGGATGATATGGACGACAATGCATTGCGGAGAGCCACGTCGCAGTCAAACTCATCCTCTGACAGCATAACCAGCACACCCTCGGTGCCGCGATGGCTAGTCATCGGCAGCACCGCTATCTGTCGCTCAGCGTCCCTCTCGGGATCTGATGTCTTGTCAATCATGGCCATAAATGTAACATACGGCCCGAAGTAAGCATCACCTATCGAGGCGAAATTGACCGCATACGACTCGCTATCAAAGCTAGGATACCGCCCGCTAAGATGACGCGGCATCTTGTATTCCAAGGCCAGACCAAAGCTTCCGCTGGGCTCTAAAAGGTAAATCGCCCCAGCGTCATATGGCGTATTGTGCGATATGCGCACCAGGCACTGAGACAGCGCTTCATTAATGTCAAGCGAGCGACACAGCATATAGGAGATATCCAGCTGTGTCTTGATTAAGGCTTGCGCATGCGCGCGCTCTGCGCGAGTCTGCAGGAGATACGGGCGCAACCGCGCCAGGATACCATCCATGGCCTCCAGCTCGTGCGTAACGTCTCGTGATGCCTTGTCTTCCACCATCTCATCCAATACTTACATTGGGCATCCTAAAGCTGTTGAACGTCATCGGATCCTGCATCATCTGCATGGGCATATTAGGCTGCATCATCGTGGGGGCAGTGGGCAACGGCATGGCTTGTTGCATGGCCGCGCGCCCCTCTGCCATGGCTTGCTGATTACCAGTTACCATGTTAAGGATTGATGGCAATACAGACATGGCAATCATCCCTATGGCTCCAGCCCTGCCTCCAGCCCCCATGCGCCCCCACAAGCCCCTAAGCCCGCCAGCGGCAGCCGGAGTTTGGGCGACAGGAAACCCACCGGATGGCATTGGATTGGTCCACGCTAATTTAGCGCGCAACGCGCCCAGGTAGCTAACGTCGTCACCCATACATCATCATCACGGGAGCGCGCCGAGGGGGATAATACCCCTCATCATCTCTGCGCCTGCCCATGCCATTGAGCAGCTGACCGATCAAGGCTCCGCCTATCAGCCATCCCCATGGGATGCCCCCGGGGCCTGAGGGCTGTGTGGCGGCTTGAGTCGCCGCCTGCGCCGCGGGAGCCGACTTAGGCGTCTGCGCTGCTGCCTGGGGAATCCGTGGCGGGATTTTCTGCGGCGCTGCTGGGGGGATCTGCGGTGGGACCTCCAATGGCGCTGCCGGAGGGGGTGCCCCGGCAGTAGCGCGCGCCCTCTGCACCGGGATGCTCTTGGGATCAATAGTCGACCACGGATCTATTGCCGGACGCGGCACTTTAGCTTTGGGCTGTGATGCATTACGCCTAGCCGCCGCCCTAGCTCTGGCGTTAGCCTTGGCTATTGCCGCTCTGCGCTGTTCGTCGCCTAGCAAGCGCTGGAATGTGGAGCGCCGATCTCTAAGCGGACCGCCGCCCTGGCTCATTAGCCACGCCCCCTCAGGGCCTTGCGGGAGTAGCGGGGTGGCGCCGTATGTGCCGGGTATGTGCATTGCGTTGTCAAACGTGTCCCACGGTCCGTATATCGCCAGCTTCGTTCTGAGATTAGTTAAGCGTCCCATGTTATCACATATACATCATGGGCATAGTCATCATCGGCATCGGGCGAGTCTGCTGACGGTCGTCTCGCCTATTCAAGCCAAGGATGTCGCCCAAGCCCCCATTTAGAGCCGACATTGCCAAGGCGCCACCAAGCAACCACTTCCAGGGAGAACCACCGGAGGGCTTAGTAGCCGCCGTAGACATGGCCTGTTGCATCTCCTTAGCCTGCTCCGGTAGACCGGCGGTTTGCAGTGATGTTACATTCGCAACATTGGGGTCTACCCCCTGCGCCACGGCTCGCCTCATGGCGTTCTCGGCATTGCTAAGCCTGAGCGTTTGAGCCCGTGGGCTGAATCCGAAGTTGGTGATGTCTGCCTGAATACCCTTCCGAATATGCGCCGGCAGGTATCCCTCGGCATTAACAAGTTGAGCATCAGTCAGCCCGGATAGCACGCTGGCAGGGAGGCGCTTCCCCGTGAATGTAGCTTGGCGGGTGGGGATATTGGTGCCCACCAGTCTCCTGGCAAGCCACCCTCCCACCGTTGGCTCATAAGACAAGTTGATTAGCCGCTGCGGGTATCCCCTGGTGGCAGCAGCGCGACCGCCAGCCATCATGCCGCCCCCCAAAAGCAAGGGGAGAGCTAGCCCAGCCGCTAGCAATCCGGGGGTTATCGCCTCTTTCTTCATAGACGCCGCTTTGGTGTTTACGCCGAACGAATCCGCTAGGATTTCATTCGCCGATGGCAGGGCGATCTCCAGGCCGGAGACAACTCTCGGCATAGAGGCGGTTGGAGGCTTGACGGTGGGGATTTTAGGCGCCTGGACGGCTTTTACCGCAGGAGCCTTTATCTTAGCCGCCGTCGGCAATACTGGCGCGGGAGTCTTCACTTTGGGAGGCTGGCTCACCTTGACGGACTGCGCCGTGGTCCCCGTGGCAGATGCGGCTTCTTTTAGTAGTTCAGCTAGTCGCATGACTACCTCTGATTTCTGCGGAACATGTTGCCTATAATGGGCACTCCCCCCAGAAGGTCGGGGAGAAGATTCAGGCCCACTAGTCCGCTTCCTATTGCCCAGCCGGGGTTAGTCTTAGCCCACTGAGACACAGTAGGCCCAAAGTTCATCAACCCACCGCTTGTCGCGCCGTAACGCCCCCCGCCGAGGATTTGCATCAACTCCGCCATGGCGTTGATCTTGCCGGGCTCTAGCTTAAACGGCGCAGCTGCTAGTTTCGCGCGTAGCGTCCCGAGATATGTATCCATCAGCTACCGTACCTTATGATTGTAGGCGCACCGCCTTCTTTAGATTCACGCTTGTGCTTGGAGTTAAGCAGCGCCATTACCGCAGCCCCTATGCCGCCTGCGGTGAGAAGCTTAAACATGTTGTTGCTCTTGGTAAGCTTGTCAATGTCTAGCTTGGCCTGGTTGAGCTCGAGAGCGTTGCGCTGGGCTCTGGCCAAAAAGCCTGGCGCCATCTTGCCCAGCCCCATTCGGTAGCGCAATGCCTGCAAATAGCTGCCAATGCCAGCCGTCTTGTCTTGCTCTACATCATCCCATATTGGCCCCATGGCATCTCCTCTTCCGGCGCTGGAGTGATAACCTCCGGCTCGGGCTCCGGCTGGATGACGTCCGGCACCGCCTCCGGTTCGTCAGCAAATAGCGCACGCTCTAGCGCATTGGCTAACCGTGACGGGCCTTGAGGGGAGTTTTTAGCTAGCGTCCACGCCAGACTGCCCCCACCCAGAGCCCCACCGACGGCGATGGCCGCTAGGAGCGCCCGCTTGCCTCGCGGCGTAGCTAGCTCCTTTGCAATTAACGTCATAACGTCAGTTCCCCTGCGAAGAGCGTGGCGCTCCAGATTCAGGCGTAGACGGTCCAGCATGCCGATATTACCCGCAAGCGGGATGCTCGGCTCTCCCAGCAACCTAGCTATGAGCTTAGATGGCGGCGTTGCCATTACTACGACTCCACGCTAATAGCCAGCCCCGTGCGCGGGCTGACAAAGCCTAGGTATCCCCATTTGGCGCCATTACCGCTGCAGACCTTAATGGATCGCACCTTGAAGTTAGTTATCGTTACCGCCTGGTTGGGCTCGAAATGCTTCTTCCGCAGCGAGTCCGTTCCCGGGCCGTAGGTATCTTCGTTGTTGAACGAAACGTCATAACCAGCAGCATCGCCCCCGAACGTCAAGATGAGGCTGCTGCACGCCATAGGCAGCCTAACTTCATCCTCGCCGGTGGACCCCACGCTCCGGTCTTCAGCGCAATACGGTTCGACTGTATGGCGAGCCACATCAATCCTCCTAGTCTATGCTTCACCGATAGTATAGTACTATCGTCAAAAAAGCGAATAAAGGCTGGGGCCGCCCCCGACTAGCAAGGACGGCCCCGTTACTCCACCAACACGTGGTTGGCGAGCTAGTCTTTAGAACGCTGCGTAAGCGCTATTCTCCTGTGCTTTAGCTGGCTAAGCGTGTGACTCTTCTTGAAGTTCTGATTGAGATACTGCAAGAGCGTTTTAATTGGGACGCGGCCCCAATACTTCATGATGACTTCGTCTTCTCCCGGCTCGAATATCTTAGCCTCACGCGATGCCGCAATAGCTTCAAGGTCGTCAATGCTTATTTCGACAGTGTGTGTCCCACCAGTACTTCCGCATAACGCCCCCGCGGGGACTCCATGGCTGCGCGTCTCCGCGCGCCGCTTGTGCGACCTAAACACGCCTACGCCCCCTTGAATAATGATCGGTTTCCGGAACTGTAACCTTAATATCAAGTAGCTCTGGATGCCAAGCCACGCCGCCATTCCGGTCAAAGTCCAATATCACAATGCCAACGTCATAAGCCTTAGGGGCTATCCTAGAGCCATACAGCGTGAAGGGCAGCTGTAGACTAGGCAACGTCATTGCCAACCACTTAGAGGTGCCCGCGAATGTATAAGTATGCACATGAGAGCGGATCAACACCTTAGCCTCGGGGTATTTAACGGTTTCACGCGCTAGCAGCATCTTGATGGCGTCGCCACCGAGTATGCCGACTTGCGTGCCGGAATTTGCCCCCACTCCAATATAATGCCGAACGTGTATTGGGGTTCCCTCAATGTAAAAGTAGTCTTCGTTATTGTAGGTAGCCCCTAAACGGTCAGCTAGGGTGCGCTCCCACGTGCCATATCCATCAACATGATAGCCGGAGCCACTCAAGATGCGGTATCCATCAGCTGGTTGCCATACCTCTAGTGCGTCGAATGCCATATCGCTCTGGATGGCCATGTCTGTAGTCAGCTGCTCCATGCCGGCGCTCTTGCGTCCCGGACCGTCTAGCGCATCTCCGTTGCATATGACCATATCCGGCTTAGCGTAACGCTTAACTAGGTCGTAATAGAATTCACGCAGAGTGTTCTGCCACCGGCCTTGTGGGGTGTAATCGGGTGAAGCCACCGGTGAATCCTTAGGCACAAGCCCCATGGGGTGCCCAGTATGCAAATCGCTCAAACATACAACGCGGTACGCTGGAGTATCACCGTTTAGTACGATCATCATCTCTCCTCGCCATTCGGGGCCACATCGTACCTCGCTGATAGTATAAACTAAAAAAACAAAGCGGTCAAGGGGGGCGCAAAGCGCTATTCGCTTCACACCCCCCGACCTCACGCTACGACTCGCGCGCCTTAAGCGCGTTTAGCACGGCCACGTAATCATCGAGACGCCACATGGATGGCGCTGCCTCGGGCAGCTCTACTCCACTGGCGATCATGTCAGCGCGATACTCCTCCCACGACTTACCCGAATCTATGATGCGCTGACGCATCTGGGTGCGGTACTCGGCTAGCTGTTCGGGGTCCGACGCGGAGTTTAGCCATGCCAACAGGCGCTCGCCTAGCTCTTCGCCCGGCTTATTCAACACGGTGCTCGAGTCGAAGAGACCCGTGTGATCTGTTACCGGATACGCGTTATGCTCATGGTCCATCAGGAATGACACCATGAACTCGTACTCAATGTCATCCTTCTGCACGGGGTCGAGCCCAACCCTCTCGGGCTTGCTGCGACCAGCCTCTTCGTTAACCACCCACTTAGTCTTCGTCCGCATGGTAACGATGATATGAGCCGGGCTGCGCAACAGTGCCTCGATTAGCGCCCTGTGACGCGGAGTCACCTTAGCCCATGCCATGAAGCTATTCATCTTAGGAGAGTTGGCCAGTTGAGCCTGTATCTCTAAGACGCCGCCAATACCCGACCACTCGTGAGTCAAGCTGTCTACTATGATCGTTCCTGCACCAGACTCTTCAGCAACCTTCAGTGCTTCGATATAGCGCTCGGGAGAATACGGCTCGCCAAGGTCAATTATTCCGAATGGCATAATATCTGCGCAAAGATCGGCGCGATGCTGCTCTGTATCAATCACTACGGTCTTCTCGCCCAAACCCTTAGCAATCTTCACCGACGTATAAGTCTTGCCCGATCCGGACGGTCCCATCAAGGCCACGCGTAGCTTGGCCTTCTTGCGCTCTGCAGCGCGGACAACGAAACTCATTCACTATCTCCTTCCTCGGTGTTGTCGGCCGATTCCAGCACCTGCTGCTCGGCCCATTGGGAGCAAAGATGACGCGCCGCGCAATAACCACAACGCACGGAGCGACCCAGCCTATGATCTATAACATAATCCTCGGGCTTTTCGCGAGCGGCGATATACGCCACTGCATCCGCCTCATTATTAAATACCCTAGAAGCACGAGTCGCGCGCTTCTTTTTAGCTGCCCAGCGCTCGGGGGTGTACCACCGCTCTTCATCAGAACACGGCGGGACTTCGTCCTCGGGCGCGCCGGCAACTGCTAATTCATCGGCTAGGATTAAACGTTCGGACATCTCTCGGCTCCATGATTCTACCGTTTTAAAATCCCATAGATCGACAGGATACCGCACCACGTCAGATTGTGGATAGTCGAATGTAAACGCCGCCTTATAAGCCTCTCTATTACGCAGGATCAACACAAGCTCAGCCTCTTTGACGGGAAATCCCACAAGGCTATACAGCCACGCATAGCATCTTAACTGCATCAGCCAATTAGTTTTGTCATAAGACAGCGCTGCTACCTTGCAGAACTTCCAGTCAGTCAGCCTGTAGCTATCGGGGCCAATCTGAGTTAGCAGGTCAGCCTGCCCGGATATCGCCACGGAGCGCTCTCCTATCGTATGATGATAGGTCAGGCGCTCTTCTGATATCTCGTTGTCACCGCAATGCTCTGCGATGAAGTTGTGTAGCATGGTGCCCATGATGGCCCATAGCCGCTCGGAAGCATCGCTCCTCAGTTCATCCCAGCGTGCTAGCTCAAACCAGCGCATACGGACTGAGCCGGTTAGTTGACTCACCCTATGCCGCCATAGAGATGGCGGATATGCGCCGGTGCTAGCTGCCTTAACAAACGCATCGGGCAGGCCTAGTGTGTTGGTTATTATCATGCCGGCTCCTTACGGCCAGAAGAAAATTAATTCTCGCCTGGGAGCATACCATATTGTCACCGTGGCGTCAATGACCCCTATGTCCAGGTCTTCAAGTCTGGAAAACGCCACTTCACTCAAGTCTATCTCCCGGCGATAGTGTCGAGGGATACGATCATTCACGCGCACAAATATACTCTTGCCATTATGCTGCACCATGATAATAGAGCCAAATGGGGCATTCACGTGAGCACACGTCATCTCCTTGCGATTGTATATCTCCTGATTGGCCGTCTCGCGTCCATGACATTCTATGCCATACCATGAGCACTTAGCCGTGTGAGTGTCCACGCGCGCTGTAAGAAAAAACTCGAGTACGCACAGCAACCAAACAACCATCAACACACCTCCTGGGTTGTGGGGGCACCCGAAGGCGCCCCCGACCCTGGACTTTACCCAGCCGGCTCTTCTGCCACCTCGTCGGCGGCCTTCTTCCGGCTTACCCGCTTCGGCTTCTCGGGCTCTTCAGGAACCTCGAATAGCGCGGCGAGCCGCGCGGCGTCCTGGAAGGCGTCTCTCGACACCATTTCCACGCGACCAGTCTGCCGGCGGAGTTGGGCAATCCCGCCCTCCGCCTCCAGCTCCATGACCCTACCCCTGTACCAGAGATAGGTGAGCCCGTCCTGGTCTCTACGCCACGGGGCTCCCGGCCATGGTAGCCTTACCATGGCAGTGTCGCCGAACGCCGGGTCCACAAGGGGGTCTCTCTCGAATATCCGGAGGATGACCCCGAAATCCTCACGGACAAATGTGCCATTGACCCGCGGGAGGCTCAGCCACCGCCTCCACCCCTCGGTGCCTTCGACGCGCCACGGCAGACGCGGGATGTCTCGCGCGAAAGCCATGTAGCGCACCTGGTCGACCCCCGGCACGTCAACCCCCATCACGTATACCGTGACGGAACGACGCCGGAGATCCGACGGGTCGTAGAACTCGATCGTTCGCGCCTGCTCACCCTCAAATCTCATCCCCCCGATCGCGTCGCGGATGAGATTGGTAGCTGTTCCGGGGAGCAGCCGGATGCGGCTGCCGTCCAGCATGACCACGATGGGCTTCTCGGGATCGAACTTTTCGTCCCTCAGGCCCACGCAGCATCCGGGGGCGTCGTCTGCTACCGGCGGGAACGAAACCCACCCAGTCGTATAGGTGCCGACAACCATGCCGCTGTCAGCCCTCACGACGAGACTTCGACCGTTGCGCAGCAGCGGTATCGCATCCTTGATTTCGCCGGGATGCAACACCTGGTCCTCTTCGTCTAACAACATGGTGCGTCTGCCGGAGTTCCACATCACATCAGGCATCGTAGCCTCCTAATTAAAAGCAGGGCCACAACGCATTGGCCTATCCAAAGCGCCATGACCCAACGACCACTTGACGTCCCGAGTTGTTTATAACATAATTCATTATGCTTTAGCACTCATTTACCAGGAGGCAGTTATGCACGTTCAACTTAAGACCCCCGATGGACCGCCAGACAACCTCTGCGCCAAGATCGGCGGGCTATTAGTCCACGATGACTTCAAGGCTAAATTACGTAATGGCAGGTGGATATACGAGTCGTCCCGACACACGGACAATAGCCTAGCCATTCCGGCGTGGATAGATCGCTCCACGGTGACAATGAGCGTGCATGACGAAGAGGCTTATGTCAACGGGGTAGCCCATATCGTGTGCGCCACCTCGGGGCGCCCGCTTGTGCCGTACTACGTACCGGTACAACACGCTACAGGTTCGCCCGACGCGTGCTTCTCGCTATCGTTCCCGTTCGTACATATCGCTTATTTAAAGTCGATCAACTATCTGTGGATCAGACACGTCAATCCGGTGATGCTGGGTGATGAGGCTACTGCTATGACTGACGATGTTTTCCGCGGCCCTGTTGCGGTGCGCACGGCTTATTGCAAGAATTGTGATCAGGAGTTTGACGCAAGATACCCCCACGACCTAGACCATCATATAGTTGTTTCTACGTTTGATGTTCCACAAGAGCTGGATTACTTAAGGAGCGCCATTCTTGCCGCCACGCGTAAAGCTTGGGGGCCCAAGCCATCGCGTGCGTATTATGTACACAAACCCGAGAGGAGAACGTTGTGCAATACGTAATGTTGGGTCTGAGCGTAGCCGCTCTAGCGGTAATGGGCGTTATTATACGCCTTCTTGACCGCATCGCGCATAGCATTGATAAGCTGGATGCTTACGTGCACGAGATGTTGGACTATCAGAAGACTGAAGCGCTAAACAACGCACTGCAGAATATGATGCGCGCCTTCACGGGCAACTTCCCTGCCCTCGTTCCGCCGGCGGCCCCCCAAGAGGAAGCTCCGGCTGACATATCAGAGCTGGTTGAGCTGGCTAGGCGGCTAACCCGCGCATAGTGCGTCGCTAATAGCAAGGGGGCGGCCTGCGAGGGCCGCCCCTGCTTTATTGTGGCTGTCCTTATATGCTGACTGGAGGTTCCGCCTCGTGGGCCGCAGCAATATCCTGCAGATCCTGCGGCCCTATGCCCTCAAGGGCTCCGGAGGCCTGCAGCACGGTAGCAAGCTGCGTAGAGATGTCGTCAACCTTTTCCGTCTGAGCCTTAGCTAGGTCAAGCGCGGAATCCGCCACGCGCAGCGATTGCTGTAGCAGGTTCTGGTCAATGCTAGGTTCTGGTTCCGCCGCCCCGGGAGCTCCCGCCGGTGCGTTGGCTATCATCGCCAGCATATTGGGGTCGATAGGCATACCACCCACGGGAGGCATACCTCCGCCCATTGCCGCGGGGTCCATCGGCGCACCGCCCATCATTGCGGGGTCCATCGGCATGCCACCCCCCATCATCGCGGGATCCATTGGCATCCCCCCGCCCATTGCGGCAGGGTCCATCGGCATGCCGCCAGCCTGAGCCATCATCATCGGATCCTGAGCTACTTTTAGCATACCAGACAAGCGTCCCATATTACTCTCCTTATGCCATTCCTGGGCCCTGTAAGCCTGTTAGATTGCGCATCGTGGTAGGCATTCCCAATCCACCATACGGCCCCATCATGGCTGCCATGATCGGAGCGTATTCGTTGATAATCTGTTTACGTCCCCTGCTATACGCCTCCATCTGGCTGCGCTGCAGATGTGCATTGAGGGTCGGTATGCCCACCATTGCCGCTACAAGCGCAGCGGGGATGAGTCCAGCGGCGGTTTTCGTAGTACCCACATCGAGCATGTTGTCGGCAACGCGCGGGGCGATAAGTGGCCATATCAATCCAAAGCGAGCAGCCTTCATGCGATCACCCGTTAGGCCGTCGCGGCTAAGCTTAGCTAGTTTAGTAAGTGTCTGCTCGCGCATTTCATTCCCCCAAAAACTCTGACGCCCATGGGTCGAAATCCTCATCTTCTTCGGGGTCGGCGCTTTCTTCCTCGAGAGGCTCGTCCACCACCTCTGGGGCGTGTGCCATCAGCATGGCTTTAAGGGCCTCGATAGCCTCTGGCGGAGCTTCTTCACCCTCCGGTTCCGGGATAGATTCCGAAAGAGCCAAAAGCACGGATGGGTCTACATTCATGTCTTGGGCAAGCTCGTTGAGGGCGGCTTCCTTCATGTGCAATACCGCCATGTGCGCGGACTCTACCAGCTCTGGCTCAATTGGATCGAATCTATTCATGGTATCCTCCACGCCATACAGTATAGCGCATTCTATTTAGGAGGCAACTCATCGTCGCCCTTAGTCTTCTTAATAAACCACTCGTATGCAAAGCTTGAAGCTGTAGCATATACAATGGTCGTGGCAGGAATAGTAGACCACGAGAATGGCACCTCAGACAGCACCGCTCCTGCCACCTGATAGGCTACGGCGCAGATGAAAGCCGCTGCCAGCGCACACATCATGCCGCAAAACTTGCGCCTGACCTTGAAATAGCGCGCTATTGGCGGGATCGACTTTATGGCCTGGGCTAGATACCCCGTGCCGATCATCATGCCAATAAAGCCCAGCGCAAACTCTTTAGAAAAGAGTTGGAGCGTCCCCACTTTCCTCTCCCCCCGCGTGATCAGCCTCTATTATAGATACGTCCACACACTCATCATCATTATAGGCGTTATGCCACTCAAAAACAAAATCCGTAGTTGGCGCGCCAGCAGACCACATATTATGATCCACCAAGTTTTGGACAATAATAGACTGCACCCACGCCCTAGCCCTGGAGGACGTAGTGCTCAAGTGCTTGGAGTATATATCAACACGGTAGGCTTGATTGCGATTGGCCTGCTTCTTGTTGAATGACGCCACGCGCGCTACTCGCAACGCCGCGCCCCACGCCCGCATGACTTCGGATATAGTCTCCCCGCGGCCATCTTCGAGCCGCGGAACAGATGCTATGCGTAGAATAGTTTCCACTGTGCCCTCCTAAGCTTAGTATAGACATCATCCGGCCCAACGCCAGACTAAAAAGAACAAGGGGTCGGGGGGCTTGCGCCCCCCTTCCCTTGGCGTCTAGTTGCCCTTGACCGCGGTGGTCAGGGTAACGACGTCGCCGTCCCTCAGTTCATATGAGAGGTTGGCGATGCGGTTGTTGACGCGCATCTCGTCCTTGTCTCCCACGGACATACCGGCCTGGCCGAGCGCATCCCTCACGGTCCTGCCGCCGTTGAGGGTGATGACCTTCCTCTCGCCAGGGACCCTGGCGACTGTGACGTCGATGTAGTCAGGCATGTTCCCCTTCACCTTCGCGGAAATGGTGACAATGTCACCGTTGCGGAGTTCGGCGTTCAAGATGCTTGGACGCCCGTTAATCATGACGGAGTCGGACTCGTAGCAGGAGATGCCTGCGAGCCTGGCGCACTCGCGAACGGTGCAGCCATCCTCGACCATCATGTCCTTCCTCTGTCCTGGGACGCGAGCGATCGTTACGTTCGTCATTTGTGAATTCCCTTCTGATGTGAATGTGGTCTACCACTTGGTAGAGACGTAAGAGAATGGATTCAGCCCATAAATAAGCTCGTGTTCTGGACGCTCAAATTTAGAAGCATCTAGCGACCAACCATGATATCGAATAAACTGCCACAAAGCAATGCCCGCCAGTGTGTACACCGTAGGTCCGACGGTTGTGGTCGCTCCGCATGGTGATGCTTCTGCATCATCGTCACTCACTAGAGTGCTGGACCACCGTTCCACCTCTGATGGCATGGCGGGGTTGACTACATACACTCGCGCCAAGTCTGCGCCCATACGGGTCTCGATCACGCAGCGCGTGTCGAGCTCAGCCTCTATATCAGCCATGATGGTTTTCCGCGACGCCATGGTATCTGTCAAGAGGAAGACATAGGGAGCCCATGGCTTTTCTACATCGCCTGGAGCAAATCCCATTACGGTATCTATCTCGCAACCCGTTGCGCGCTTGATTACGTCGGCTAAAGCCGCGACCTTCGCCTGCCCGATATGGCACTGCTCGAAGCACTGATTCGCAATGTTATGCTCAGCAACCACATCGCCATCTATCACGCGAATATGCTCTACCCCTAGCTTCGCTAGGCCTAGGGCCAGATAGCTACCCGTAGCTCCCGCCCCTATGATGTCTACGCGATCGTTGAACGACCTTGGATCAAACACCGCCAGGTGTCTTGACGGATCTATGATGTTTGCCATTAGTCGAGCCCCGCGTAGTTGTCGCCACCCCATAGCCAGGAGCGCGTGGCCTGCGTGGCGGCGTTATCCGTCGCGCTTTTGCTGCTGGCTTTGCCGCCCTTAGTTTTCTTGCCCTGATTGAATCCCCCGTATTCGATGCGCTTGACTTTCTCCGCCAGCTGCTGCTTCCAGTATTCAGCGCGATCCTCTGTGGGGTAGTCAACCTCCCATGGCACATTACGCCACACGCCGTTCAACTCGTAGTTGAAGATCGTGTACTCGCAATGTGTCGGGGCGAAGATGCCTCTCAGGAACCACGGGCATCCGTTCCGCCTGAAGATCGTCATCTGTGCTTCATCTTGCGAGCTTGGAGACACACTCCCAAACGGGTGCGTATGCCCCCAAAACCTGAGCTTGTCGTAGTCGTCGTTTCCTCGCCCCATCAACTCGCGACCCAGCGCAGCCATCGCATCCGCCGACAGCTCTGTCGTGCCAGAGTGGCACTCCTGCTCGAGCAGGAATATCTCTGTGATTCGATAGTAGTCGGCGACCAATATCTTCTCATCCGAGTACTTGAGCTCGCGTTCGACAAGACCCATAAATCCAACTTCGCTTGAAACGTGCCGTGATATCTGCGATAGATCTTCCGCAATTGCCGGCGACACTAGAACCTTAGGCTCGAGCAGAGTGTGAAACACCGGCGTCGCTTTGTGTGGGACTAGCGTTATCACGCAACTCCTTTCGCGTCAATTGGAAATTCCGGGGTACACTTAGTATATAACGCATCTTTGCGGTTTTTGGCAAGGCCGCCCGTCAGAGCGGCCACGCCGTCACTCCTCTTCTTCCTCGTCGTCTTCGTCGGGCATCGGTGGCGCGTCATCGTCTGAGCCATAGCGTTCCTCGGCAGCCGCCGCCTCTTCAGGTGTCATTGTGCTGACTCCCGATAGCGGCCAGACCACAGCACCAACCCCGGCGCCATCATTTAGATTGGCGCTCTGCAAGAACGATATGACAAGCGATAACGCAGATCCAAGGTCGAGCTGCATCATCGCCTCGGTGAGCAGATAAGACGCATTGCCCAAGCACACGCGCCCATCATCCCATGCGTGCGGCGCAGACATAGCCTCTGAGCCGAACGAGCGGATTCTGCGCGTGATGTTGTAGCATGACAGCGCCATCGTCGACACATTAAGGCGAATGACAAACTCGCCAAGGTCATGCGTATATATTGATCCGTCATGCACATACTGTAGCGGTATGGGGTCGGTCTGTATGATCAAATCTTCATCCGATATCGCGCTAACAAAGCGTATGCCGGGTATTTTAGGCAGATCTAGCGGCCTCGCCCCAGATATCACTTCGTTAAGCTGTTCCTTCCTGCGCTGTAACGCCTTGATCCCGCTCAGCACTTCGCTGTACTCTCTCTCGAGTCTGGCCAGTGCTTGCTGCTTGCTACTGAGCACTTGCTGCGTCTCGTTAAGCGCTCTGCGGAATGCGCTAGCGCATACATCGCCAATCGGTCGTGTTGTTATCTGCTCCGACTGGGCATCTTGGATTGTGCGCGCCAACTCACGCCAATCATCTGCGTGGTAAATTAGCCCGCCGTCGGAAGGCTTGGGGGCCGTAATCAGCACCCCTCCCTTAGTCAGGAGCACGGGACGGCCGCCTGCTGTATAGCGCTTAACTCCGCTGTATTCTGCGCCTATATGGGGCGACTGACACACGCCAACCATATAGCGATCCTGCTCTTCCATCCATGGGATCAGGTGCTTGAAGACGCATATCTGAATTGGCTTGCGCACCACCGGAAGGATAGCGCGCATACAGTCGCCGACAAAGCTTCTGCGATTGTCTGGTTTGACCAACGCCGCATTGGGGTCAGATTCCGTAATCGCGTCAGACGATATCGACACCCAGTTCTGCCCAGCGCGCCCCCATCCGTTTGCCTCTGTGATTCCGCACAGCAAGTACTCGCCATAAACCTCCGCGTAAGACCACATCGCTATGTCATCGCGAGCCATTAAGGCCGCCTCTTCCTCTTCCGTAACGGGCATGAAGCCGGGAGTTATCTCCTCACGCTCTTCCAGCCCTACTAGCCCTGCATCTGTAGTTGCTATTGCGATCATTCAATCACCCCCTGACGCTTACGCTTTTCTAGCAGCTGACCTGCAGCGGCGGAGGATAAGCTAAGTGCTCCACGCGAGTCCGACGTATTGGCCGATGTGAGATACAGCAGGTAAATCGATACGCGCGTTGCCGTGTCGGAGCTAGAGACCCAACCCTTGGCGTTACCCCAACACGGCTCGCCATTACTCCCGACATGAGGGCCGTTGAGGCCGGCGCTGTACCTTCGATATTCACCATCAGTGCTTACGATCCTGCTATCCAACTGTTTGTCTGTAATACAATGAGCACCCGCGTAGAACTCCGCACCGCTATCGGTCGTTCCCAAAGATGGCTTAGTGAAAATATACACCTCTCCTCCGGGCGAGATGACAACGTATCGTATCAACGGCCACCTGGCTATGGGCGCCCACTCTGAAGGAGCGCTCGGTGGGGTGTATCTGTCTATAGCCTTAGCCCACCACGGCAACTTATTGACACTACCGCTGATAATAAGCGCATCATAACAGCCATCGTATCGCACGCAACCGGTGCCTATGGGACTTAAGAGCAAGCCCCAATTAGGCATTTCGTCTCCCATATAGTTGCCCAGGGGGGCAGATATCCCGAAATGCACCCTACCCGCCACCCCGCTGTACGGCAGCTTGCTCATGTCGAACCGCGGGCCTACAACTACCAACGGGCGGCTTAGATTAAGCTGCCCTCTAGGGTGGGAGTGGGGCAGGGACAGGCCTGGGGCAACCCATGCATTGTACTCGGGTTGCCACGTGATCTCCGCCGCCGCGAATATGTCCCTCAGGTCTTCATCTATGGTGGGAGTCTCCGGTGGGGCAACCGGCTCTGGGGCGGGAGCTTCTGCCGGCGCCTCAGCTGGCGCTACCCGCGTAGCAGTCCTGCGAGGCCTGCGCCGCGGTGGCTCTTCAGGCGGGAATAGCGAGTCGTTGTAGTACGGAGCACATATCGGGATCCTTAACTCCCCGTCGGAGAGGAACGCGCTTCTCGCTGCCCCGGGGGTGTTAAGATCAAAGGGGTTTCGGGGCGATTCGCGCCGTGCCAACAGCCACTCGGGGCAATCCTCTCCCTGTACCACTTCTATGAAGCGATAGGGAACCCTCGCCACTCGCGTGACTGCCTCGGCCACGCTCGGCCCCTGCACCGCAAGCACCATTACCGCTCCGTCCTCAAGCGTTCCCTCCAAGATGCCTATCTTCGGCTCGCAGCCAAACCTCAACGGGGTAGGCCAGCTGGCAGCCCTTGATGATATATGCATACTGCTCCTTACGAAAGCGTGGGTGGATTTTGCCGCAGGTGCTGTTCAACTGCCTGCCGCGCCGCATTGATGTACACCTTCAACGCCGCAGCCGGGTCAATGAGCCAGCGGTGCGCTAGCGCTAAAGAGCGCTCATCGTGCGGTATGTTAACGGACATATGACGATCGCTGCCAAGCTCCGCAGTGTAGGTGGGGAGACAAGATAGCCCCACCACTTCGGTGTGAGCTTCGCTTTGCCTTATCACTTCGCAATTGATCGGAAGGCTTACCGACATTGCCATGCGGGTTGGCTCCGCCCCGTCAGGCTGCGCTATTTCGATCTCAACGTCACCAGCGTCAACCACCATCATGGGGCGCATGTTGTCCGATCGGGACGATGGCGCTGTGGTACGCATTGCTATGCCTCTGAAGTGATCGCTATCGCACTCGCCAAGCCGTGTCGCGAATTCAGCTACGTATTTCTCAAGGTTGGGTTCTATGTGCTCTATCTCGCTAATGGCGCATGAGTTGCTCGCTAAGTTAAGAGTTACCCTGCGCAATTGCGCTAGCAATTCTTCCCTGCGTGCAATCATGTCATGCTTAGTCCTGTCAAGCGCTTCCGACATACCAGGAGCCAGCCTGGATGCGACTACCGCGGGGGGGACATCACACCGATCTCGATCGTGGCCGATCTTCGCTATGCGTTCCTGAAAGATATACTTGCCATAAGTTGTTATGGCATCACGTACATCCGAACGCACCGCTGCCAACGCCACGGGGGTGGGTGGTGTATCTGAAGAGCTGAACACAGCGGGGCCAGCATCCATGCCTATCAGCACCACGTTGTCCAGCGCATAGGCCAACACTGCCGTATCTGCTCCCTCGACCGCATTGATGCGGTGATTGTCATCCGTCAGCGCATAGCCGCCACTATTTGTCGCCTTGATCTGCACTAGCGGCACGGACAAGTCCTCCCCGCCTGGCGTAGATACGACGCGATGATGTGACACGCGATGCTCGCCATACGGCACGTGCAGAAGTATGACCAGGGCTTCGCTGTCAACCCGCTCGCGAATAATGCGCGCCACATCCGCCATGGGGAAGACTGGCTGGGTGAGATATGGGCGTAACTCGGGAACGGTCTCTTGCAGCTGATACGTATTGAGGCAGCTCACGCTACATGATGGGGCGTCGATAACCCTCCACACTCCATCGTCACAGCGCTTCGCCCACGCCGTGCTAGCTCCCATCCCTGCACCGCGTATCCTGCGTACTCCATCTAACCCATTGAGGAGCACGACTCTGTTCATTGCCGCCCTGAGCGTTAACTCAACATCGCCATACCACCCAGACCACGCATTTCTGGCGTTAGTGACTGACCCGAAGATCGGAACCGTCGATCCATCTGGCGCTAGATAACGCGTCTTTGTATACCTAGAGCGCGTCATCCCTACAATGGGTGTTGATGCCATTTATTAGGCGTCCTTTCTAAAAGTTGTGTATCACAAACGTCTGCTTGCCAACGCGGCGGTTTGTCCGTATGGTCTGGACTTTGATGGAAGCGCCGCAGGAAGCACACTTACCCTCCGAGATCAACTCTGGCTTTGTGGCCATGTGAGGATCGATGTGAATACTAGCCACGTGCGGCTCTCCGCAGTGCACGCAAAACACCGTTACCCTAGTACGGCTTGGCGTTGCAATGAGATTTGCCTCGAATTCCACCTCTGCCGATATATCGGCGATCAAGTCTTCACCCGAATCATCACCGGAGATCTGTGTATATAAGATGGACACAAGAGAACCGCACCCCGGGCAATCCGCAATAAGCTCATAATCAGTAGCGCTGATAATAGAGCTTGCGATTTCCTCTTCTCTTATTGCGCATAAGGCACACCCGCATAGCGGGCACACCAGGTCGCGGAAGTCTTCCGCATTCGGCATTTATACCCCCTTGACGAATGCTTGGTAAATGATATGTTATCTGTAACGAAGGGAGGATCATGGATACTCAAGATGTCAAGACCGAAGACACCATGGCGACTCCGCCGGTGTTGTTTCCCGCTGAAGTTATGGAGCATCTAGCTCCGAAGGATCAGGCTCATAGGGATGATGACCTTACATCTCTCCTGCGCAACGACTACATCTATCGCACTGTCATCATCGCCCCGCGCTCGGAGTTGGTCATACGCGACGTTAAGACGCGCCACTTCCTATCAGCCAGGCGCATGTCTCAGTTTGTGGGCGCCAACCAGACCGCAGGACATGACAACATCACAGCGGCCAAATACGAGCTGGCATTTAGCATCGTGCGCTACAGCGTGGCCGGCGAGGACGTTCCCCTGGGGGATCTCGACTCTGCCGACCCCAAAACAGCAGAGGCGGCCTTCAAGGCACGCCTTGACTTAGTCGACCTGTGGCCCACCGCGCTATGGACTCGCGCGCTAAGCGCCCTTCAGGTCTTGATGGGATACGTCGATGAAATCAGCTCCCCCGAGAGCTTGGTGGATTTCTCGACCGCCCCGCAGGAAGCTTAAGCGCTCATCTCCTGTATTGGGGCGTGTGGAACATCATAGATGAGCGACAGTTTATCCTGGCGATGTTTTACCACAAGCGCGAGCAGATGGCGAGGCTGTTGCAGACTGTAACGTCAGCAGGCCCGCGCATGACGCCAGAGCACATACGCTTCCTGGAGGAACACTTAACTCCGTGGGCCTCCAAACGCGTGCGTGCTGAACATCGCCTGGCCGAAAAGATGAAGAGCAATTTCCTTAACAAGACCTTTAAGATACACAAGGGAGCTATTGGCCGGCGCTCGCGCGCTTCCGGGAAGGTTGTGCGGATCCGTCCTGCGCCCCCCGACGAGAGGAAGCGTTCTTAATCGAGCGGTCTAGCGCGTCTATTTCGTCTTTGCACTTCTGCATCTTCTGATACTCAGCCTCGATTACATCCGCATGGCGTTGCAGGTCCTTGAAGCGTTCGGCGCGAAGGGCCTGTAGCGCTTTTAACCGTTCGGACACTGTTGCTCTCTTCGGCATAAGTACACCTCCGTGTTGTATATAACGCATAATGCGCTAAAATAGACACGCCAGAATAGCCTCTATAATGCTAGTTGGAGGCAACGATGAGTGATCAGACTAGACTAGACCCCGTCTATAATCAGCTTAGCGCAATACGCGACGATCTCAGCGCGTCGTACGCTCAGCCGCCTAATGTTGGTGATTACGGCGGGTATAGCAGCATCACAGCGCAGATCATGAACCCCGCCCTAATTCCCCCCTCGATGCCGATGCAGGGCTTCAATGCTGAGCTATCGCTGATGCGTTACTCTGGCGCTGCAGAGATGGGCCAGATATACGAAGACGCGATGCGGGCTAATCAGGAAAAGCGCAACTGGTTTGAAGTCGGCATGGGCGCCGGCGGCGGTTTAGCCTGGATGGGCGGCATGGCGCTGGGATCGGCCGTTGGTGGGCCTATCGGTGGAATGGTCGGCGGGTTTGCCGCCTCTATGTTGTTTGAGCGACTGCGCGATCCCCTGGAATCGCTCTTTAAGGTTAATCAAATCAACCCCGCCGTCACCGCCTCCGACTGGACTCAGGGCATTATCAGCGAGCAAGTCATGGCCATGGCCTATATGGCGGGAGACCTAGGCCCCGGAGGGCGAGCCGGAATAACCAAAGATCAAGCCGAGACGATGGGGGCTGACCTGTATAACTTCATGCGAGGCCAGGGATTGCAGGGTATGGAGATTACCCGAATAGCTCCATATCTCATGCGCAGCGGCATACTAGACTCATCCTCAAATCTTGAAGAGCTGACGGAGAAGGTTGAGAAACAGATCGAAACCATAGCCAACTTCGTCAAGCGCACCGGCATGCGACTTAAGGATGCTGCACAAGTCACGTCCGGGTTGGCCGCTTCGGGGATAGCCTCTAGCGACCTGCTCGGCGTATCTACTGGTATCATCAACACTTCAGCCGTAGCCAATATGGATGCTGCGCAATACGCACAGCTGGCCATTGGATTTGCCCAGCCGTATTCCTTCGGCGGCAATCAGCCCAACGTGATAGCATCGCTTAACCGCGAAGTGCTATTCCAAGACTACCTCTATCAATCTGGAGCGGTTAGCCAGGCAGAGTATCTAGCCGCAGGACGCGCAGTGGGCGCAGGCAGTACTATTGCACAACTCGGCATGAGTTATTGGAGGGCACCGGCTAATCGGAGAATCCTGTATGGAATGACCGCCGACGGCATGCTAAACACATCTGGCATTAGCGCGATGTTGGCCGGAGAGTCATTCCCCTCCTCGGGCATGGATGCATATAACGCTCTATCGGCAGAAGACCGCGCAGCGATCAGATGGCAATCTGGCGACATGCTGAACGAACACGCGGGGCTCTTCACAGACGTGATGTTATCTAGGATGATAGATAACCTAGAGGATGCTGGATATCACGACCCATTCTCGCAGCGTCAGATGCTTATGGAGCGCTACGGCATAAGTCGGGCTCTAGCAACGCAATTCGAGCGCCGCGAAGAGCTGATGTTTGACCCCAGGACCAATCTAGGCATGGTAGCCAACGCCTCACGAGCCGCAGCGCAGACATCTAGGGCACAAGCCATCAACGAGCATAACATAATAATGCAAAGAGTAATCGGCCTAGGCAGGGCTGTTGATGCCGGGGACATCGGCGCAGACCCCTATGACGCTAGGCAAGAATTTATAAGCAGATTGCTAGCGGGCGAAGACTGGGAGACCCTGGTACAAGAGGAGTCCTCTAATCCCGATAGCGCCATGTCGCGATACCTCAACGCTGACCTTCAGTCGCTGCTTTCCGGCGGAAGAATGGGCGCCGATGCATTACAGGCTGTATTATCTCAAATAACCCCCGAACAAAGAGCTATATACGGCCCTAGATTTGCCGACGCCGCAACGGCCAACCTGCGGCGGGAAAAGTTCTTGGGGATGAAGCCGTGGGTTTTTATGCGCAGCGAAATCGGCTCGCCGCTAGGTTTATTTGCGACCGGATCCGCTACACGCATCTCGAATGAGGACCTTAACAATATAACCCTTAGATACAATCCCGATACGGGTTCTATAGAGGCGTCTTTCGGAACGGACCCTGATCGCCGTTGGTGGGACGCTGGCGAGTACTCCTTCCGCAATCTAGACATAGATGTCGCCGGCTTTGCCGATGCCATGGATTGGGAAACTGAAGATATTTTGGCAGCACAAAGCCGCGCAGATATCCTGTCTGGCGTAACTGACATGATGCCCACGCGCACGCAGATACTATACGGGCAAGCCTTCCAACGGCGTGCGGGTTATGATTTAGGCGTCGGAGGACAAAGAGGCGCTGAGGCTATCCAGCGCGCGTATGATGTTTCATCGTATATAGCCTCTGCCCCCACAGCCGAGGAGGCTCGTACCTCACTAACTAGCGGGACAATGGGCTACAATGACGCCATGGATGAATGGTATTATTCTGTGCAAGACAAATACCGGCGTTCCGGCTTGAGCTTCACCGGCAACGCCAGCGATGCAACTGATGTTTATGATTTCACCAACAGGCTATCCGAAACGCTCTTCGGATATGACATGGCCAGCCCGCGCTTCACGCCGCAAGATCGCCAGAGGCTAGACTACTTTACATCAATAGTTTACCCCAGCATAGCCGGAGCGAGATCGGAGCAGCAGCGCGACGCGGAGGGCGATCTGGGCTCAGCGCTTAGAACAGCCAGGGCGCGTACCGGCGGAGGCCTTACCGAAGAAGAGCTCAGAATGCGTAGCGCGGTGGGTTCGAGATACAATCTATCAGAAGAAGAGTGGTCAACGGTTTCTGACATTATGATAATGTCCTATGCCGAGGGGATTAGCTTAGCGCAAGCCGCCAACAGGTTGGGAGTTGACGATCAGGATATACGCAACGCCACGGCGACAATCTTCGGCACGCGCGGCGCAGCACGCGGAGCGGTGATTGCTGCCGGGGAGAACTATGACATACAAATGGCTGGGGCGCAACAAGCCCTAGAACGCTTTAGTTATCTGTTCGACCCACATATAGGCGGGCGCAGCGTAACCATGGCGGAGGCGCTAAAGGCATACCGCAGAGGCGAAAATGTTGACTTTAGATACGCTGAAGGTTACGCCGACACGGACCTAGGACGCCTGGCTAGTGCAGTGGTCACCACGGACACGCTAAGCGAAGAAACCCTAGCTGACTTAATCGCTGAAGATCAACGCAGGCGCGGCGTATCTAGCGCTGACGATAGAGAGACCGGCGGCGGGACTGGTGGGGCGGGTGAGGATTTCTCTATCAGCACCGGGACCATGAATGTCACCGCTACCACCGTGATTGTTAGCGAGGGCACCGGAGCGAGCGGAGGAGGAGGCAACGTCGGCGGCGGCAATTCCGGCGGGACCGGAACTGGATTGACAACCGGCTCCCCGGGAGACTCCGGGCCATGGATGCGAGGGGGTGAGTCGGATTGAGTAGCATATTTAGTGGCAGCCCGATTGACGAGATGTTTCGCGAGCTCAGGCGACAGAACGGCAAAGACCCCATTGAATGCGCCCCCGAAGGGGACTCCTCGGGGGCCTCTTACGACGACATCTCTAGCTGGGGCGGGATTAGCGACTATATCAACCGCGAGTCGCACGCACGGGGGATAAACCCTAGCGCGTGGGAGCACGAATCAGCGCGAGCTGATAGCGTAAATTACAACGGGATGTGGAAGGGCGCCCCACTATCAGAATGGATGACAGCCGCGGAGAATGCTGCGTCAAACGCTGAATACGTTACACTGGGCTCCACCACCTTAAAATACAGCACAGTGGACGACAGATTGCGCCAACTGCCATTCTTCGCTCAAGATGCCACGCTGCATTACTTGCATCACAGGCCGCGAGGAACAATCCAAAGCATAGCCACCGAGATATGCCAAAATGCCACGGCAGAGTGGAATGCCGACCACCCTAATCGTGTAATTCCGGGTCGGATGCTGAGGGGGCTCCCCTATCCAGTGTCAAGTTATACAGCCCTGCGCCAAGCCTACCTTGGAGACTCCTCAGGAGGAGGCGGGCGCGGCGGGCGCGGCGGGGGAGGCACCACGCCGCTGCCATTCGTGGCCGGTGGCCCGTGGGCAGAGACCGCCTTCAGGGGCAAGACCTTTGCCCTAGAGCCTGTTTTGAAGGCTGGCTTCGGCCCCGCGGTGCGGCCTGGTACGGGTGGGTATATCGTAGACCATCCCCATCGGTATGCCACAATACACGTCATTGACATTGATGGCACTGTCAGATTTAGCACTACCGACTTTGCGTTGCAAAAGGTAGCCAAGCAGGTTGGGGAGAAATTCCAGATGATATCAACCTGGGACGGCCCGCAATTGGTGTTCCGCTGCGAGCGCGGCTCGATCTATCAACTCGGCTTCAGCATGCTCAATACTAAAAATTTTGACTGGCTACGTGCGTTTCAAATGAACTGGACGCGCTACTTCCGCGGTAGCGCATTGGCATCACAGCAGAGCCGGCTCTATGTACTATATGGCGCGACGCTATTAGGAGGCTATCCTACTGGGATGTCCATATCTGAATCAACAACGGCAGAGCCGCTAGCACAGTTGATGATACAGATGTATATCACCGATGACGTTCCTCTGCCGGACATGACTATCATCAACGCCGCTACGGGAGAATACACCTGGGAGGGTGATACATTCGTAGTAGGCTCCGGAGTGAGCAACCTCGACGGCTATGTCAGGCAAGCCACGCCAACACCGGAGTCGATTAACGAGCCTTCTCCGCCGCAAATCCCCGCAGTGACCAATCCAGGCCTTGTGTAAAAAAGGGGGGCGCACCCATTGCCCCCCTTATTTTTCCTACTCGCTCACTATCATGAAGTGAGACGAGCTGGCGCTTATCAGCGCCGACGACGTCGCTACGTGCTTTTTCCTGCCCTTCTGCGTGGTGCGGTCGAACTCCGCACCTGCCAGTATGACCTTTATCCCTAACCTGCGAACCATGCGCACAAGGGGGACTATGTCCTGATCCCCCGAGACCAGCACGATGGTGTTTGGCTTGTAGGTGAACACGTCGTGCATGATGTGTGCCGCGATCGCAACATCCACCCCACGCTCGCGAGCTTCGAGTCCGTTGGCTTCAATGGGGTAGAAGTGGATCTCGATCCCGCACTTACGAAGCTGATCCTCGTAAATGCGATCAGTATCAACCGCGCCGTGCTCTATGGCGCTGCGTGCAGGGAATCGACCCTGGAACAACGCCATGTATGCTGGAGTCTCGCCGATCTTGTCGAAGACCCCATTGAGTAGCTCCTCCAAACTCTTTCCCTTGTCCCGGTGGTATCCAACGATCTCCCACCAGAACCCTCCGTCGAGATACATGTATACCATATTAAACGCCTATCTGGGTGCATTGCATTTATAACTCAACCAGCTAGCCTTTGATCACCAACTCATAGCCATCCCTTCTAGCAGCATTAAGCAGTGCAGTAACACAGCTGCGGACTGTAGCCACGGCAAATCGGTGAGAATGCATTGTGCCGTCTTCCACAATTGATACGCCAGGCGTCAACGCGCAGAAACAGCTCGTCATAAGGGGATAGTCCGCCGTGCTCAATATGGTGTATTCCGAGGGCCATGCGATGTAACGCACCCATCCCCGCCAAGGGGACCCGTATCGCACCCACCTATACAACCGGCTATCCATCACTAATTTGGCTATTGCAAGCCCCCCCCGCACCTCGCTCCACTTAGGCGGTATCTCCTCCACCTCCAGGATGTATTCCTTGCCTTCCTTGTGGAAGCCAACCACTATTCGTTCACTCATCATAACCTCCTAGGATAACTAATTCACACCCCCAACTTCGAGTTGCATGGACTAGCGCTGTGACGAGGCGCCGCCTGGCGATTATCCCGCCTTCGTGGCCGCCACAAAGAAATCCCAGTTCACCCGGGCGAAGTGAGCATCTATTTTGCCCAAACCACCCAAACCTGTCACTAGATGATCTGCATAACGTATAGCCACCGTAGTGCGGATAGTCGTTATCTATAATGTAGACAATTTCACGACCGTGCATCCAGCAGTCTGGCAACTCCTCCACCACCGCGTTAAGGCCCTCGATCCTGATTACAACCTTGTTACTCATCCGGCCACCTCTCGATATAATGCCTATATAAAACCTCATAGGTCCTTGCGGGCTCCACTTCCGTGGGCAGTACGCAGGAAATCCTCGCCAATATCCCCTGTGTCACTCGGCCGCAGGACTATATCATACTCCGGGATATCGCCGCCAAAGTCACACTGCCCCACGAGCTCATAGGCGGTGTCGAACACAGATGAAATCCGGTCGCGCCACGCCCTCGGCAGCTCTAACACGCGCCAGGCTAGCCTGTTTCCCCGCGAGCATCCGATCTCAATGCGCTCTTCCATGGCTACCCCCTAAGCACAAATTCATAACCATCGCATCGGGCTATGTTCAACAACGCCGCAACGGCTCGGCGCGCGGCGAATATCATCTCATTATGGGTACTAACTTGCAGGATATAGTATGCCTTGCCCAGCTGACTCTCCCTGACCGCCATAAAGCATGTATCCGTCCGCAGCTCCGGGTAACTGCACGTCTCTACGCTATATTTTCCATGGTTATCGCGTATGCGCCTTAAGCAGCGCGGCCTAAACCAACTCTCAGGCTGTTCGTGTACCACAAACTCTTTATCGCACGCTCGTATGCTGATGACAATGCGCTCCACCCCGTCCTCCTTAGGGAATAAGTCTGAACTCGTAACCATCTCGACGGGCTATGTTAAGCAACGCAGCGATAGCTCTGCGCGTACCACGCATAAACGCAGCATGATTAGCTATGCGGGGGGAGTTGTACATCGTGCCTAGCTGTTTTTTATAGGCGGCTACATAACACTTGTTACCGCGCAATTCCGGGCAATCGCAAACGATTACCTCGTACTCGCCTAGCGTGTCTTGTACTCGGCGCATCAGCCTGGCCCTGTCAGATGACGGCCGCCTGAACCAGCCACGGGGTTGCTCGTATATCACAAACCTACAACCGTGCGATAGCATTTTAACGGCGATACGCTCCACGCTGGCCTCCTTACGGTATAATCCTAAACTCATAACCGTTTTGGCGGGCTATGTTAACTAAAGCAGTAATAGCTCGCCGCAAGGCCTTCACCCACGCCTGATGCTCCCTGACGGTGAAATAGTCAAACTCCAGACCCAACTGGCCCTTGCTTCTGGCCACATAACACATGTCAGGACGCAACTCTGGCCATTCACACACATATACATGATACATATAGCCCAGCATGTTGATGATACCTATCGTGATACCCTCTTCCCTCCTCGGCCTGAACCAATCCTCGGGTTGTTCATGTATCGCGAACGCTCGACCGTGCTTTCTTATGCTAACGACGATGCCTTCCATCTAGTCCCCCTCCTTATACTCTCTAATGACAAACTCATGCCCGTCGCGGCGGGCCGCATTGAATAAAGCCGTTATCGCTTTCCTTATGTTTCTCACTTTCTTCGCGTGCCCACCATACACCGGAGCATTGTAATGATCAAATTGATGGCGCCCGCTCGCCAAGAAGCATTCATTACGGCTGATCTGGGGGCAATACATTACCTTAACTTCATACGGAACATTATCGCCTGGCATTACCAGGGTAGCTATGACCGTCTCGCGGGGCGGTGCAATCCCCCAACTTGACGGCTGGTCGTGTACCCGGAAGTCAAGCTCAGCCCCACGCCTCGTGAAGCTTACCTCTATCCTCTCTGGCATTCGTAGCTTCCTTTCCTGTGTGGGATTATAACAAACTCATGCCCATCTCTACGCGCTATGGCTAAAAGCGCAGTGATGACCAGGCGAAGTGACTCTATGTCATGATCGGCACTGCGGTATGGTCTACCAATACACCACGGGCCTACCTGCAAGTATGCCCCTCCCCATGCTTCCCCGGGCCCCCATAGGCGGTTATTACCGCGATAATGAACGCTGCTGATCCAGTATGGAAGTCCCGGACCCAATGATGGTAGAACAATATTGCCAACGAGCTTGTCGAATACAGAGTTGGTGGGGGCTAAAGACATATCCTCGCTCCACTCCGCAGGATACTCCCAGATAGTCATGCTATCCCCAGTCAAGCTAATCGCTATTTTAGCCATGGTTGTCCTCCTCAGAATGCAGACTTACTTCGCTGTTTTTATAACTGCAAACCGATGATTTTGATCTCGCCCGAGGAGTATCATACTAAGACGGGAGGTAGCGCTATGCCACTTGCAGATCCATCGTACACATACAAGCACATTGACGTCCCCGCCGTGATTGACCACACACCCATTACCGTAGAGTTTACGGCAACCGATGATCACTTCGTCGGCAGGCGGGGAGAGTTGGCTTAGTGTTAGGCATGATAGCCCGCAAACAACGCCCCATCGTATACGTTGAGGGTGTGCGCATGCCCGTGAGGCGTGTGACATGCGATTTTGCCACTAACGGTAAATCTGTCTTTCAGATAGTATTACCCCCAGATCCGCGCTGGATTAGCAAATGCGTCATCAAGGCGGCTGACGGTTCTGAAAAGGATGAAGAGACCGGATTACCTATTAGGGCAACCTATACCCTATCGGGCATTCAGCCTAAGACGCTATTCCATGTCTTCGTTGAAGATGAAGCGCTAGGCGAGACATCTTTTATCGGCTCCGCAAGGCTATATTCGTATCAACTGGTCACTTCTAAAGAAGGCACTTTCCCCGTCATCATGGCCGTGGGGTCTAATTACTTCATGCAAGAAGTCGCGACGTATATGATCGAGACGTCCCGCGGCCTGTCGATGAGCAGCGAAAACTGGGGGAGCCGCAGCGGGACAAGTCAGACTAGCTCAATAGTCAGTAAGCTTAAGCAGCACGGACTAGCTCGCGGGATTAAGGAGCTTCTGCAAGACGCCGGCTTGAACTCTAATCAGGCCTGCAATCTGACATGGAAACTGCTCAACTTAGACCACAGCATTGTCGTGCAGGACAACTCAAAGGCCATGGGGTATTTCGACGCCACTAAGCTGGGCGTATTGCTAGATAAAACCATAGGCGCATCATCGAGTCGTCAGCCTATTGCCGCGATAGTGCTACACGTCATGAATCTCATTAGATACCTTGCCATTAACGTTCCAGCTCCGTCTTTTATCAACGCTAAGTATGGCGGGATTGACGAGCCAGATGCGGAGTTTATCCCCACGGAAATGACCGCCCCCGAGGGGGGAGTGGGGTCGTTGTCTATTGATAACCCTGATGAGCTCATCATGAATGACATGCTCTTCATGCCCCAAATGCCATTCGCGCCGCCACCGAGATGCAATGTGATTCTGCCCAGTCAATATGATACGCTGAGCCTCGGAGATACTCCTACCCAACGGCCAACTCGAGGTATAGGCCGCATAGGCGGGACAGGCGCGTTAAGTGAAAACTATAACTCCAACGCCATCTATTTCCCGGAGGATTTCCGAGAAGGGCTCAGGGCGCACGGGAAGCAGCACGCCACTCCGGAGGAGTGCTATCGCGGCATCGTAATGAGCGCATTGAGCTATAACCGGCCGGAGTACATCAAGGACATGGGCTCTGATTACGTCAAGGCCTTCAGTGCTCAGTCTTTCCTGGCTCAGGTTTACGCATCATGCTCCCTAGCCATAGGCGGTGGAGCGCATGGATGTCCGTTAAATCTTAAACCTGTCCCCGGATTTCCCGTGGCAGTACTCGCGCGCAATGGGTGTCACTATGTAGGATTCCTGGAGAGCATCCGGCATGTGCTAGATATTGACTCGGGGTGCTATACACTCTATCAGGCCATTACTAACGTCAGGCCTTATGACGAGCCCACGCCGGACTATGCTAGCGATACGTGGTTTGATGATATGTATAAGCCGGAAAATGTTGGGATATACGTTTACCCAGCCCTGCTGGGGAGATATCAAACCTCGCTAGAGTACATCAACACAGAAGAGCGGGATGACATGTCAATCCTCAAGCACCTCTACAACGACCCCGAGATGACCGAGGCTGAGGTTAAGGCGGCTAAGCAGGACAAGTATGCTATCAAGAACGCCATCGACCTGCTGTGGGATGAGTATTCCGGATGTGAGTATCCCGAGATTTACGCCTACAACTACGGCAAGCGCATCACGCAGAGCGTTAAGCAAGTCATGGTTGACTTCCACGGAGCGGATATGTCTAGCGACGAGTTCATCGCCTCGGGTGGTTACTCGCTAAAAACTAATAGTGTCACCCTGCGCAACATGGAAGAGCTAGGGCTAGAGGTTGGCGCTACTATTCCTAATGACGCACGCATTGCCGGGGCGTTTTGCAAAGAGCGCCAGGAATGCTACACTGAAATAGCGGCTAACATGTACTTCGGCATTAACATTGCACGCGGGCCAACGGAGGCTTTAGACCTGCTAGTCTCCCCAGAAGACCTGGAGGTTAATCCGCTAACACGCCTCAATCCCGATATCTTAGGTGGAGAGTGACATGGATAAGAAGAGTTTCGTCGATGCTTTAGTCAAGCGCGGATTCCGCGGTCGGCGCGGAGTTATCTCAGGAGAAATAGTCCGGCCCATTGCTGAAGCGCTTTACGATAGGTTGACCAAAACGGCGGCAGACTATGACGATGACGACTTGCTAGACGAGCCCGACGAGCCCGTTCCCGGCCTAGACATGCCTGAGCTTAATATGGACCTAGACGACGACTTAATGCCGGATATGCCCATCGAAGAGCCCGCCGGAGCGCCGGCGAGCCTGCACGAGCGTCAGCTTGAGCTATGGCGTCAATGGCAGAAGACGGGCAATGACCAATACGTGGAAGACCTGCTCGACTCCCTGACTCCACTCTTCAAGCACGTATTGAATAAATATACACAATACCCCATCCCGTACAATATACTGATGCATAAAAGCATGATGCTGGCGCGGGATGCTCTGGGTAAGTATGACCCGACTAAGTCCAAGCTGAGCACGTATGTGATGAATCAAATCCGGCCGCTGGACAGGTTCGTCAAGCAGTATCAAAACGTCTCCTATGTCCCCGAGTTTCTCTCTAAGGAGTTCGGGCGCTATGAGGCGGCACAGCAAGCTTTGGCCGACAATCTCGGGCGTACGCCAAATGATGCCGAAATGGCCGAGTATATGAAAATGCCGCTTAATCATATCCAGCGTATCCGGGCGGCTAAGACGCAATCCATGCTAGCTTCTAGCAATGTCTCCGAACACGAAGAGCAGTTTATAGATAACGCGCGCTCTAAGCTAGACGACAGGGCCATCTATCTGCGCTCTCAGCTAGAGGGCAAGGAGCGGCAGGCTTTCGATAAGCTATTCTCGCATCGCGGCGGACACCTTCTCGCCGAAGACCTGGCTAAAGACCTAGGCGTTACCGCCGCTGATATTTACGCATGGCGGCGCAGGTGGACTAGAGCTCTGTCCGGAGTACAGTAATGCCAATAGGAATCCAGTGCGACTCTGGCGTGCCCGCTAAGTATCTCGGGAGAGCAACACTCGAGTCGTTCAATCAAGTTGCAGGCGATATCTGCTTCTACAGCTGTTTTTTTACTAGCCTGCTAGATGCTAGCATCCTGCGCCATGACGGGCTTAGGGCTAATCTACAAAGCGCCGGGCGGTCTTTCCTCGCGCTAGCGCGATACGTCCTCGAGCAAGGCGTTGACATGTCAGAAGCCGGCGGGAGCATCTTCCGTGCGATAGTTGACGGCCTGACTAGCCTGCTCGAGGGCGGCTATCAGGATGTAAAAGGCGCGCTAGGTGGGCACGGGGACTTTGCATCCACGCTTTGGGTTTTCATCAAGGCAGAGATATCACGCTATTTCCAGCCACTGCTACTCGCCGCGATACAGAACATGGTCAACAACCTAAAAGACGAGCTCAATAACAGAGCCCTGCTCCTGCAACAGATAGAGCTTAAGCTATCCGAGCTGCAAGCACACATCGACGCCCTAGCGCAGTACGATTGGTGGAAGAAATTCTGCGAGAATGTCATAGCCGCTTCAAGGGCCGTGCGTGATGCAGACCGCGAAGTCCAGAATGCCAGGATAGACGCCAATGCCGGCTCATGGGATGCTCAACGCCTAGGGCGTGCTGAAAACAAAATGCTGCTCGCCTGGAGATTGCTATCAAGCGATGACGTATTCAACGAATTCATGACCGAGATAGGCGATCAGCTCAAGGGCATAACCGGCCAGGCGCCTAATCGCCCCTTCGAGTGGTCATTCCGGCGACAGATTGGCGAGCCCTTCATGGAGGACTTGCATGCCGTGGCGGATCTTCTCGGCGAGCTAAAAGAAGATTACAACTGCCTATTCCGCATTTCCGGCCGCATTCAAGGATGGCAAACGTTTATCATCCTGGGCGCTGAAACGCTCAACCGTATGCGCACCTCGTCCGCCAGCACGCCACTCCTGGGGCTGGGTGGCGATTTCGCGGTGAGCGATACCGTGCTCGAACACGTGCACGACTCGCTCTTCACCATATTTGGCCAGATGAAAGACGTAGTTGAAAACGAGCGCCGCGCGGTTGCGCCTATGTATAACATGCAGTGGCGCAATGATCTGAGGACCAACGTCCTGATGCTGGCCGGCCTAGGGGCGCTGCCTGACCCATTTGGGATTAACGTTGTATCCGGGACCATGCAGGGCTCGGATGAGTTGAACTATATAGTATACCCCCATCAGCCCAACGATCGCGTTAGATCACTCAGCGAGTATGACTTCACAATAACCCGCCTGGGGATTATGCTGGAGACGTTTATCATGACCGTGGGGCATCTTGAAGAGCTGCTATCAGCCCACGCATCATGGAATCGTCGGTTTCAAGATCTGCGTAATATGATACGCAACGTTAAGCGCAGCGACAGGCGCTGCATCAAGCTGCTTGACGGGTTCCACGACTATGAGGATCCGCAGTACTATTACATCAAAGACCTGCTCACCAATGCCGGATGGATGGGCGCGGTGAGGTATTTAGAGACTGGTCAACTAGAAGGGCTGCTGCACCTTTCCGTTACAGAGCTAGGCCTGACTAGCCTCGCCGTGGAGTGTATAAGTAATTCCGTGGCGCGTATGCTGGATGACTCTTCTATCGCTTTACGAGTTAATGCTATACTAGGAGAAGTAGAGGCTGAGGATGTGGTGGCCAATCGCACGGCTATTAGCCTGCCGGCATTTCAGTTTAAAGCCTTCATGGCCATCACTAATCGCATCAGCGAAGTCGAGGCTAGAATAGCAGAGATCACCGAACTGCAAGGCGTGGTGTGCGGATGAAAGACATATCAGTTCTAAAATACCATGAAGCCGACGATGACACGATAGCCAAGCTGGGGACTAAGGCCTATCGTTGCGAGATAGCCTTCGGCGATGAGTTATGTTACGGCCCGAGGGGTTACGCCTTGCTGGTGCAGATCGTATTCGTCGAGTTGATGAAGACTAAAGGGCGTGACGTGATCAACGATGACGGGGGAGGATTGCTGCAACTACTAGGCATGTCTCCGCTTGATACGGGAGAAGGCTCGCCCAACGTATACGTCGACCGTGCCGTCAAGGCTGTTGAGCAGCAAATCATAGCACGCCAACTCGGCAAGGGCTACCCAAAGGACGAGTTGCTGCAATCACTCACGCTTCATGACAGTATCTATTTCGACAGTAAAACCGGGCAATGGATTATCCCGGTAATTATAAAATCTGTCGCCGGCGAGGCCAGCTTGTGGCAAATGCCCATTGGAGGATCATGAAATACGATGCAATCCTAAATTACGCCACGCGATATGCACAGGAGTATTTCCCTAATGTTGCATTCCGCGAGGGCACTGGCGCGTATGATTTGCTCATCAAGGCGTTCTGTATCCTGGCGTATGACTTATTCAGCAAACTATCGCGGCATCTAGGCAATTACGCCGTGTCCAATTGGGTTGATCTGCCTGACAGCCTGGTAGACGCCTATGCTAGTATTTGGCTGCTATCACGCTCTCCGGGAGGGATCGCTACCGGCCGGGTGCGCATCTACTTCAGCGAGCCCACGGCGGTGTCCATCCCGGTCGGCTTTAGAGTTCTATCCAATAATGGCTTGAGATTCGTCGCCGATAACGAGTACTCCTTCAGCGAAAACCGCATGCGCAGTCAGCGCGAGGGCAGCCGCTATTACTGTGACATCACCGTTGTGGCTGAAGCTTCTGGTGAAGAGTACAATGTCGGCGTGGGGGCTATTACTGATATCGAGAGCGCATTCTACGCGCCATGGACTAGCATCACTAATCAACACGCCTTTACTCAGGGGGTTAAAAGAGAAGACAACGCCGCATTCGGCAGACGCATTACCGAGTCGGTCAATACCCGCCAGCTTATCATCACCGCTGCTAGCGCAGAGACCACGCTGAGAGACGCGCTGCCCACGATTCTCGAGATAGACGTCGTCGGTTTTGGCGATCCAGCAATGCAGCGTGACCTTATGCATGAAGTCATGCCAGGCTCGGGACTGCCATATGTCAGGGTTGACTTCGCACGCAAGACACGCGGCAATAGCTTATACAATCCTAGCGAAGCTTACTTCGGATCGCTGCTAGCACCACCAGCCGGTTCCTTTGGCCTGCCAAATCCGAAAGACCTAGTCGAAGATTTGGAGGAGGCGGATCAAGAAAACTACTCAGCGCTAGGCGTGGAGGATCTAGTCCTTGCCACTGCACATGGCGGGGAGATCATCTTCGATGGATTTGACTCCAACAAGGCTAGCTTCGACCCCGGCAAATGGATATGGACTGATAGCGGCCAGCCCTATGGGCAGAAGATATACGGCAACAGCATTTACATCACACGCGAGGGCAAGCTCCGCCTAGGAGCTGAAGACTGGAAGAGGGCGACGATATCATGAGCGATAAGCTAGCGATCGAGGTTGAAGATACCGACACCACTATCAGAGTGTCCGCAGATGGCAATGTTGTGGTATGGCGTGGCAATCAGCCATCCGAGCTGCTAAGTCGACTGGTGCTGGTGGCCGACGAGAATTGTCCCACGCTATTGCAGGTAATACCTAGCGCGCGTTTGGGAGGAGTAAATTGAACTACCACTAGGCTAAAGCCATAGTGGATTCCTAAGTACAGAGTTCTATCGAACTCTAATTGATTAGGCTATCCCCGTAGTTCCTACGGTTAATCGCAAGGCTTCCTTGCGAAGATTTAAACTTGCGTTAATATCTCGGTCATGGTGGGTATGACAATTAGGACATTCCCATTCACGTAATCCGAGATTTTTAACGTCTTTATTTTTATAGCCGCAACAAGAACAAAGTTGACTGGATGGGAAGTTTTTAGCTACGGTAACTACTTGTTTTCCATACCATTTAGCTTTATATTCCAACATCGTTCTAAATTGTGACCAAGATACTTCACTAATCGCTTTTGCAAGATTATGATTTCTCAACATATTACTTACTTGCAAATCTTCTATACCGATAATATCGTGGTTTTTGATAATTTCGGTAGAGATTTTATGCAAGTAATCGTTTCTTGTGTTTGTGATTTTTTCATGAATACGAGCAACTTTAATTCGTTGTTTATTCCAATTAGAACTACCTTTTGTACGTCTAGAAAGAATACGTTGTGCTTTTGCTAATTTTTCTTCTAATTTACGGAAAAATTTAGGATTTGCATAAGTCGTTCCATTAGACAAAATAGCGAAATCCTTTAATCCTACATCAATTCCAATAGCAGAATTAGTTTTAGATAATTCTTGAACTTCTGTTTCAACTAAAATAGATACAAAGTATTTACCACTTGGATTTCGTCTAATGGTTACATTTAAAATGCGACCTTCAACTTCTCGACTTTTAGCAAAACGAATCCATCCAAGTTTCGGCAATTTGATTTTATTACCATCAATAGCAATATTGCCATTTGTATGCTTTGTCGTGTAAGACTGAACAGGATTTTTCTTGGACTTAAAACGTGGTCTATCGTTTTGTTTCTTAAAGAAACGAGAATAAGCGTCAGCAAGATTTTTCAACGATGATTGAATTGCAATACTATCTACTTCTTTTAGCCAAGTTAATTCTTTTTTTAGTTGTGTTAACTGAGCAGAACAAGAATTGTAAGTTAAACATTTTCCTGTTTCTTTGTAAGTATTGTCCCGTTTTGCTAAAAAATGATTAAATACAAATCGGGAACAACCAAATGTTTTGTTAATTAATATTTCTTGTTCTTTATTTGGATAGATTCTAAATTTATATGCCTTATTTACTATCATTGATTTTCACCTCCTTTTTGTATATACTATAAGTATATATGAAGTATTAGTATATGTCAATAGTATATACTTTTTTAAAGGAGTGTGATACAAATGGAACGTGTACCAAAATTAATTAAGTTTCCTGTCGATTTAGTAGTGAGGATTGAGGAATATCAAAAAAAGAATAGTATTGAAAGTTTTTCAGGTGCTGTTTACGAACTAATTCGAAAAGGCTTAGAAAAGTAATGGAATATATTTCTGAAAACCACAGCAAACATTTGCTTATGTGCCATTTAATATTTGTTTGCAAGTATCGAAAAAAGTTATTATTAAAAGTTGGTGATGATATTAAAACTGAAATCGAATCTATATCTAATCGTTATAGTTGGCAAATTATTGAACAAGAGATAGACAAAGACCATATCCACATCTTAATTCGTTACTCTCCAAAGTGGAGCGTTCTTGAAATCGTTAGGTTATAAAAAGAGGGGCCGGTTATTAGCCGGCCCCCCAAGAGGTGGTTAGCCCCACCACGGGTAGGGGCTAACCTGGATGTCGAGAGAGCGGGAGCTCCCGTGGCCCCTCCGCCTCTCGCCGTTAAGTTTTTCGCAGCGCCTTAACGGACGCGCCGTCTGCGGGTTAAGGTCTCGCCGCAGCTCAAAGCCGGTTGCCCGCCCAGACGGGTCCGGCGTAATACCGATGGGCCGATGGGGCTTGAGCAACAGGGATGGGGCCCCGTCGCTCCTCCACAAACCACGCGGCTTGGCCCGCCGCCTTCTCCAGATGATCCATGCAGTTTGTGGTGCCACATGGACCTCGGGCTTGAGCACTTTAGCCCCCGAGGCAGCTGGCGGGCTGGCGTATGCCAGCCCGCCCACCAACCTTAAAACCGGCCCATACCCGCTTTCAGTGTGGCTGGAGCACCTCACACATACTCGCGGGTTGCCGAGACGGGCCTTTCACCCGGTCGGGAGTCCCTATCCCTGACACCATGTCAGGCCGGCTCCTGTCTCCATTATATTTATAACACAAGCACGGTATGGTTTAGTAAAAAATACACCAGAGGTTGGGGCCGGCCGACACCTTGTCAGCCAGCCCCGAGATTAGCCCGCGTGGCAGCGCGGGCCATGGAGAGTGCAAGGGCTTGCAAAGAACCAGAGCCCCCAATCGGGTCGGTGCTTTTCCCCTACGCTCTGAAACCGCTGTTGGGATAGGGAACGTCGCACTGGCCTTCGTCGTTCAAACCCCATGCGGCTATGGAGCCGTCGTTTCTCAGGCCAAGGCTGTGGTCCACTCCCCCCGAGACTGCGATGAAACCGCTGTTGGGCGAGGGGACGTCGCACTGGCCGTTGCCGTTACATCCCCACGCGACTATGGAGCCATCAGACCTCAGGCCGAGGCTGTGATCATTTCCCGCCGCTACCGCGATGAAACCGCTGTTGGGCGAGGGGACGTCGCACTGACCGTATTCGTTCCCCCCCCATGCGGCTATGGAGCCGTCGTTCCTCAGGCCGAGGCTGTGATCCCATCCCGCCGCAACCGCTTTGAAACCGCTGTTGGGCGAGGGGACGTCGCACTGGCCGGAGTAGTTATCCCCCCATGCGGCTATGGAGCCGTCGTCCCTCAGTCCGAGGCTGTGACCCGCTCCCGCCGCGACGGCGATGAAACCGCTGTTGGGCGAGGGGACGTCGCACTGGCCGTCGTCATTCTCCCCCCACGCGACTATGGAGCCGTCGTCCCTCAGGCCGAGGCTGTGATACCTTCCCGCCGCTACCGCGATGAAACCGCTGTTGGGCGAGGGAACGTGGCGCTGGCCTTCGTAATTATTCCCCCACGCGACTATGGAACCGTCGTTCCTCAGGCCGAGGCTGTGAAACCCTCCCGCCGCAACCGCTTTGAAACCGCTGTTGGGCGAGGGGACGTCGCACTGGCCGGAGTAGTTATCCCCCCATGCGGCTATGGAACCATTCGACTTCAGGCCGAGGGTCGTATCCATCTCATCCCCTTTCCGCCCCTGCCATGGCGGAGGAGGTTGGGGCCGGCCGACACCTTGTCAGCCAGCCCCGAGATTAGCCCGCGTGGCAGCGCGGGCCATGGAGAGTGCAAGGGCTTGCAAAGAACCAGAGCCCCCACGGGTTGGTTCTTTTAAAAGCCACTCAGTCCGATATCTCTTCATCGTCTAGCTCGCCCAGGTGGCGCGCTATTTCCCACGATAGCATCCGCATCTCATGGCTGCCGTAACGCTCAAGCTCGCGGTAGCGTTCCCCGCAAGTTGGGATCAGCTCGTGCGTCCTAGGCTCGTAGTAGTACTTCCGAACCGAGGTCTCCGGGCCCGTCCCACGACGCCGGCATATGCCGGTCTGGGTGGATGATGCGGGCCCACTTTTCTGGTTCGTCCTTGTCCATGACATGGAGATTGTCCCCTGCCAAACACCATCCGCTTTCATATCCATCGGGAGGCGAACCAGACCCGTCAGGCAAGGTTTCACCGCCGACTTCCCACGAGTCATAGGCAACCACATAGGGCAGTCCATGAAACAGGCCAAGTATCCATGACCCGTCTTTCGGCGCGGGCCCGTCCTGCCAAGCGCCGCCCGCCATTGATTCAGCCAATTGGTCAACAGCAGCTTTGTAAACTCTTGCTTTTGCTGCCGTTTCCAGTCCTCGTAGCCATTCCGAAAAGGCTGTCCGGACGATTATTTCCCAATCCTCCAGGTCGGTGATCTTCATTTCACCGGAAACGATCTTGTCGAACACTTCCGCCGGAATGACGTGGGCATTTCCGTCCAACGTCGGCACGCACAGATGCGGCTTGTTGCCTTCAATGTCTTCTTGCATTGTCATATCTCCTTGTTATGCGCTAAACTTAAGCGCGTCTTCCAGCAACCGCTTTCCGTCATTATCTTTCGGGAGTAGAATCAAACTTGCGATCACGGCGGCCTTTAATTCTTCCAACTCGCGAACGATGTCTTTCACATCGTCCCAATAACAAAGTTTCCCGTCTTCGTTAAACTCGGTTCTCCCGGCAGCATATGGCGGCGTCTCTATCGTGTATCGCGGTATTTTGGGATACAGCACCCAATTCCCTTTCTGGGCCGCTGCATAGCTGTACTCGTCCTCGCTGACTACTTCACCGGTCAACGTGTTTTGATAATGTCTCATGTGTAACCTCCAAAAATCGCATAACCAGCGGGTCAAGCGGACGGCAAACAGCGCCGCCGCTTACCCTTGGCGGTATTGCTTGTTTTTCGTTCAACCAGCTAAGTATTTCCAACGCCGACCATTATGCCTTCAATGTGATTGCCCCCTATCTCGAAGCCATGGCCGGATAATTCCGCACTAGCTTCGAGCTTCCGCTCGAGCTGCTTGTAGTCTTCGAGACTGCATCTGAGCGTGTCGTCACAGGTACACTCCTGCCATAGATCAGGCATCTCTCCTCCTGTCACATCCGAGTTTTCGTTTAGAAAGCCCGGCAGGCGATGGGCCTGCCGGGCATGACTCGTTGCTTTGGTCGTTCTCGCACCCGCCCGGCGGAGACCACCCCCGCCGGGCAATTCGTTTACTCTTCGTCGTCGCCTGTGGCTATCCCCGCTTCAGTCAGCAGGGCTTCGATAACAACATGGCCATGACTTATCAACGCGTCCTGTATGCGCTTCTCATTGCGCCGCAAGAACTCTTCCGCCCGTTGATCGCTCAGTTGTGGCGCCAGGCTTTGAACGTCTCCCGGCCGCCATGCGATCTTTGCGTAATCTGTCATGACCTTGACCTCCATATCTTCCCGCGCAACCACTGCGCGATTAGATAGCCGAGAAAAGCGCCCACGGCGGCGGCGGGAATGGTCACCCACGACACGCCGGGAGAAATAAGCTTGGCTACAGCTAGTGTCCCACCAGTATAAAGCGCCGTCAATCCCGCATTGTACAAGGTGCGACCGAGTGATTTCCGTTCCATGTCACTCCTCCAGATGGTTTATCCTGAAGAAATCCGCATGCATCGCAAAGTCGCAAGGCAGCGTCTTCCTCTCAGGTATGCCGGGGAGCACATCGCGCCCCAGCGAGTGCGATAGCAATAGCCTAGCCCCCGTCGAGCATACGCGATTGCGCGAGCCAAAGTCTAGCTTGTGCAACCACGGCCAACGGAAGGCGATTAACTCGCCTAGATCATATAGCGTGCCATCATAGCGCATAGAAGCATCCATGATCGAGTGCTGCAGCTTGTTCAACGAAAACCTAGGGCGATAAACCCTCAGCCCGGGCCATTTTAGCATCTCTTGCGTGACGTAGAAATGCCTAGCTGCCGGGCCGGTGAATTCAAAACCGATACACCTATCAGCATCACTCTCTACGCACAGCCTAACGTGATCAGCCTTCAGCTCATTATCCAATGCGCCAGGATAGCGCTTACGCGACAGGCGCATCAACTCACGATGAAAATAGCGGTTCCAAAACTCTTTGAATCCCCCGCCAGGCTCGCGCCAGGTGAGGATGACATCACCGGGCAGCAACGGTAGACGACTCATCAAGTCCTCCTTAGTTCACAGGCTTAACCACGATGTGGTCCCAATAGCCAATATCGTCCAATAATTTAGACAGCCGCTCTCGCAGGTCTTTGCGGAGAGCTCTATCATCTGCCCACCCAGTCTCGTTCCGTGTGCGCAGGTGTTCGAGTACCGCACCCACGGTTTCATCCATGCACGGCTCATCCCGATAGCGATCCAGGAGATCACGTACAGCCCTTGACTGCTCGGGGTTGCCGAAAACGAGAATCCGGTGGAGGCCGACGAAGCCTATGCGTCCACCGGTGTAGTTAGAAACGGTTTCCACCTGTATGTTCCACAATAATGAATACACCAGAATGCGCTCCATCTCTGGAGAGCGGAAGTCCTGCGGGATGTGGACATAGGCATTATCAAAAGCTAGGGGCGTAGGAACAATAGCCCGCTGGCCCACGAGTGTTGACCACAGACTGTAGATAATCTCGGATGGAACGCCGTTTGAAAGAGCTTCTACCGTAACATTAACCGGCAAAACCCTAGCTCCCGGCATTCTAGCTCCTTCACGATACTCGGGACACGAGTAGATAGCTGGATAGGGGTCATTCATTGCGGTGCTACACCGCACCAAAAGGTTATGACCATCACAGTCTTCTGCGTATGCGTTCCAAACATCCTTCAAGAATGTACCTTCTCCGAGTTTGACTGTCTGGCCTTCAATCCGAAATTCGATATCCAGGTGTTGTGTTCGTCCTCCAAACTTCCAGATTGTGAATGCTATCGGTTTGTCCGAGTTTACTTCATTAAACTCCGATCCACGGATAACAAGACCTGAATAGAAATCAAAGTTTTCTAGCAGTATTGAGAGGCAAGCGTTGTAACTTCTCCGACCGAGAAAGAGTCCGAGAGGAGAGAAGAAGGCAAGATACCCTGTCCCTAATTGTTTCATCACTTCAATAAGCTGTCCAATTGCGGGAAGCATACGATCTTGTCTTCCATACTGCTTAAGATTCTCAGGGGGATCAACACGCATTCCGGCAATATGCTGGTCATCATGTACCGGACTTTTCTTACTCCGACTAGAGCCAAACGGCGGGTTCGTGAATATCACCGACCGCTCGGTCCACACGTCTCTCAAGCCCCAACGATCTATCAACTCCTCGGCGGAAAACGCATTGATGCAGTCTATATTATCAGCCCGCCACGCAGTCCCCTCGAAGGTCATGCGTGCGATTTCTATGTCCTCCAGCGAGATATCGTTCATTATCCCCGGAGTGTCCACGAATGGAGTCACGAGTGACCCGCTCCCCGCATAGGGTTCGAGTATGAAGTCCGGGTCCACATGTTGAAGGATGATGTCATGCACGCGGTTCGCCAACTCCGGCTTCGTGTAGAACTTGCCGAGCACGCGGCGATCCTCAATGCGATCATACTCATCGAAATGCGCGCGCAGGACTTCAACTGATCGCGGCGTGACTCTAAGCGCCTTAACGAAAGACTCATCCTCGGGGCGTATCCTCTTGGCACGCACCGTGGAGCCGTCAATGTTATCAGAAATACCACCAGTACGCAGTAGGACTATCTCGCCTTGATTAATGTATACGTCGGCGATCTTGAGGATCAGCTCTCGCACATCGACATCGTAACGCTCAAGCCTAGACATGATATACATGACATTGCGCTCGTTGATGAATACATAAGGCGAGTGAAAATCGAGTGGCTCGTCGTAATGATTAATGGCAAATGGCGTGCCCAATATCGCCTGCGCTTCAGCATTGCGATTATGCGGCACTGACGATGGGGCTAGTGTTAATGACGGATCTATTGATCTGGCGAACTCCTGCAATAAGCCATACTCAGGCACGTTGAAGAATTGTATCTCGCTATCATTAGCCACGCCTAGCATTTGCGGGGTGAAGTTGCGCTCTCCATCGCTTCCGAATTCTCGATAGACGCCGTACAGCAATTGAGCATACCCGCCCGCCTTAGGTTTCACCTCGATAAAAATGCCATGCAAGCTATCTCGTATATCACAGAAATAAGAGCTAGGGCATACTTGAAACGTGAAGTCGCCACTGGAGATTTTCCGCGCGATTTTCCGTTGCAAGTCGCGTTCGTCGTAGTGTCTGATCTGCATGCCGCCCTCACTTTCTAGTTAGCAGTAGGTATAATATTGCCGGTGCGAGAAGCACGGCAAGCATAACAGCGATTACCCACAAAGCAGCCGTCATTGCGGTCCCTCCTTGCTTATGCCCTTTCGGGCATTATGGTACGCGCGGCTCTCTACAAGGTGCGCTATCACCGGCAAGAGAAGTATAAAAGCCACGTCGATAAATGATGTTTTGTCGGCGTCGTTATCGCAATCAGCCCGTTCTCTCGTGTAGGCAGTTTCGCGCCGCGCGACAGCCCTTACCCCCGGACACCCTAAAGGCTTTACGCAATCACTTTTAAGGTATTCGCTCATGCGCTCCTCCTCGGTTTAAGACTAACACGCGCATCGCCATGTTTATAACGCATAAACACCCGTCTTGTCAAGTGGAAAATAAAAAACCACCGGAGCCCCCAATCGGGTCGGTGGTTTCCCCCTCCTACTCCATTACGGAGCGGAGGGTTTCGATGATGAGCCAGGCCTCTTCTTCGGTTAGATTCCTAGATTCTTCGATCCCGCATCCTGCGGGACCGAAGTTGTAATATTCTCCTGCGTCATCTACTTCGCAGGAGAGCCACCCCCATTGGGTGGCCTCCGCCCGGGGGCGGGCGGAGAAGAATATAATCTCCCCCATCCGGGGGAGAAGTCCGTCCCATGGTGTGGTGTTTTGCACACCACACCAAGGGTTGGTAGCAGAATCATACCATGCGTGCATTGCACGCCTCCTTTTCGCCGACTTCATCGTCATAGTCGATAGGGCGAACACGAATCTGAAGAGTGTCCCCATCGACTAGTCCAGCGAATGCCACCCAGTTGCACTCCGCCGGTGAGCCCACTATATGCCAGTCAAGCCCCAGCACTGAGTTCAGGTCTGCCCCATCCTTAGTGAGGCCGACAACCTCAGGCGAGATGTCGGCGTCCTTGAGTAGCTTTGCCGCCTGCTTTGCATCGACATCAGAGTATAAGTTCTCACCGGGTAACCTGATCACGACGCCGTTCTCAACCGCACGCATCAGGTCCGCCACGCTGTGGTAGAGTAACTGCTCGCTCGACAACAGGTCGAGCTGGATCTTCGCGCGGTGAAACTTACGGTCACTGGACATTTCGCCCTCCTAGTGTGTTCGCTAAGGCACTGACTGCGGCGCGGATCTTTGATTCTGCAGCGAACATGGCCTCTTCCTTGCTGTGGTAAATCGGGGCTGACTCCCCATTGTTCATGTAGATCTTGTAGCGTATGTCGTCGCCCATTAGCCACCGGCCAACTATCGCTAACGGCTTATTCTCATAGGACTGTGCCGTTTGCCACATATCGGTGCGACGTGGCATCTGTCTCCAATCCAGCCTCAGACCGTCTGCTATTAGACTTCCATCCGAGCAGAGCCCGGCGCGCGCGGGATCTATCTTGGCAAGCTTCAGCTCCTTGAGGGCCTGCTGCGTGCTGATCTCCTTCGTCTCGCTGTCTTTCTTCAGGTGGATCCACTTCCGATTGAGAACTATGTCCCGCGCATCCGTTTCCTCGGGAAGAGGACCCTCCGTCAACACCTCTACGGTGAGCGTTGTTTTGTAGAACTTAGTTGACATTCCAACCCTCCCTCAAGTCATCGGCGTCCATTACCTCATCAAGATCGCTGCACGCCTCACCGAGGGTATCGAGCGCGTCTACGAAATCAGCCCGGATTCTCTCAATAGCCTCCGAAGCCATCACCACGCGCTCACCCTCGAAGACCTCAGGCCACTGCGCTCCACATTCCTTGCACGTGAAGATGACTATGGCCTCTCTTAGCCCAGGATGATACTTTATATACGGATCCGCATCGTCAGGCACGTATTCACCACAGTTCGGACACGGCATATCCGCAATTGCATCATTGTCTTCCATCGGATGCCACCGGAGAACTTCCTCCCACTCATTCCCGCACACATCGCAACGCACGAACCTGTGGATACGGTGACCTTTACTCCTTAGCTCCATATCGGCCTTCGTGGCGTCACTCTTGCACTTGTTACAGATGCTAGACATCGCTCCCCTCCAGCTCCTCAATGGCTGCTGCAGCCGCCTCCTTGAGCTTTTCTAAGACCTTGACGAGGTTATCCGGCTGCACTCGCTGGAGAAGCTCGCCTAGAGCCGCCAACGCTATGAAGTCGGTGTTACTCATACAGGCGGCAAAGACGAACGCCATGCCGGTGTCGAACTCCTCCTGATCATCCAACGGCCAAGCCTGCACTACGGAATCAGCCGCGCTGGCTAACTCCAGAGTCGAAGCTCCACTCGATATCAGATCCACGAGGTGTAACACGCTGTCCATGAACATGTACGGACCTCCCTAAAGCCCGGGGTAATTCCTCTTGAGGTAAGTGATCTGCTTTTTGAGCGAAGCCAACTTGTCTTTCGCCCAATCTGTGTCAAGGGTAACTGTCATACCCTCGGCAGCTTCTTCGAGATCTTCACCGTCTATCCACCCCTGCGCCTCACGGCAAGAGATGCCATACTGCGAACGCGTTCCCTGCCACCACTCTACGTGGTCACCCTTCCGAAAAGTCTTGTCCTTGCTCGGCTTCACCACCACATAGTGACGGCCCGGTTTCATGTCTTTCCACGAAATTTCCTCCACTGGAGTCCTCCTTCTGTGTAAATGACTATGCACCATCGAGTTATTTATACCTCAAGAATGGAGGGTTTGGGAGAGGGATGCCATTTGTCGAAATTTCCCGTCATTCCTCCGCCGCGTTTTTGTCGAGAAAATTTCAGAATTTTTCTCGATTTTTCACGATTGGGTATCTTATGGATTACAAACTAGTTACAAGCCCGCCCCGCCCAGCATCGTCTCGACAAGCGTTTTTCTGGACCGGCGACGCCCCAAAATCCGTTTTGTAACATGTCAACTGACAACACATTGCAAATGCGAAATCCGTATTTTTAAAACCCTCAACACGCTACGAGAATGCAATTTGCAAATGCATAATCAACAATGAGTTAACCTCTAAAATCGCGTATTTTTAAAACCCTCAACACGATACGCGATTGCAAATTCTTATCTTCAACTGCCGCAACATGTTCAAGCATCGAAAAACGTATCTTTGAAACCCTCAACACGATACGCGCGCGGCCTCTAAAAATTGCTCCAAAAAGTGATTTTTCTCGATCGCGTATCTTTGAAACCCTCAAGGCGTTACGAAGACGCAAATCCGTATCTTTGAAACCCTCAAGGCGTTACGCGTTTTGACCAATTTTGGCATTTTGAGAATTGTCGAGATTCTTGTAAGTGGATAAAACGCAATCTGTTATGCGGAAAACGCGAAGCTCGAAAAAACGACCGACTTTTTCTTATTAAGAATTATTCTTATTTTCCTCCCGAAAAACGACGCCATTTTTGCGTACAGCCGATTTCGTAATTTTGAAACCCTCAAGACGATACATTTTAGGGGTGCTTTGCTAAAAGAGAAAGGAGAATGAAATAGGAAATAGGAAATAGGAAACGCTTCCGGACCTAGCAACAGCTTTGAAAAGGGAAAAAGAACAGATACCCCCTTGACACCTCCAGGAACCTTTTGCATTATCGAGGCGCTGGGGCAGGTGGACATAAGTCACCCACCTATGCTGGGCATGGGTTTCCCCTCTCATGCCCAGCGCCCCTAACCAGACTAAGGGGAATGGGGAAACGAGGGCAGATAGATGACACCACGGCTTAGAGGAGTAGATAGATGGGATTGGTTCCCGCTTTATCATAACGATTGGATGAGTGACGATAAATTGGCGATTTGCGGTTTAGAAGCGCAGGGGCTGTTGATGCGCCTTATGTGTAAGGCGTGGAAACACGGTGGACGTCTTAACATAAGCGTGGATGAGTTAAGCGTAATCGCCAGTGGTGATGCAGAAGGCGCGCAGCGCGGGTTAGCTGAATTAGCTAAGCGTAATAGAATCGAGCTGAAGACGAAAAAGACATCTGACGGCTTGATGTACAACATCGTCATAACCAGACTTGCTGCTATATATGACCAGCAGTTGGCTAGGCATAATCGTCTTGTTGAATTCGGCAAGGCGGGTGCTAGAGCCAAGAAAGCTAAGGAAGCCGCGAGAGCGGCTGAAGAGGCTGAACGCGCTGCTCTGTTAAAGGAGCTGATTGACAATGAAGACGAGGCGAATAACGTGATAGTATCCGGTCCTGACGTTATGCCGGCGATAACACACCGCACGACTAAGAAGGAGAAGGAGATACTCGAGAAGCATGGCGGTGGTGGTTTAACTGAGCAGAATGCTGAAGACATAGCCGTGGTATCTAGGGCTATGCGTGCTCTAACGAGTACGGGCAAGGCTTTAGGATTATCTCTAGCTGGTGGCTTAAAAGACCGCTGGTCGCGCACGTTGCTTGAAGTATTCGGTGTGGCGGCTAAAGAGCACAACGTATCAATGGACAAGATTTCGCGTTCTTTTATACTAAGGCTGAAGGACGAGGAAGTACGGGACAAGTTGCGGCGTGTCACGTGGGTGCGTCCGGAGTTTTTGCGTACGGATTGGCCGCAATACATAGATGGTCAGATAACGCGTGAGGAAGAGATGAGGCGTAAGGTGATACAGAATCGTGTTGACCAATTCTATGGTGGCATGATTAATTGGGACAAAGAGCATGGTGAGGATGATGCGGAGCATCGTGCGACGGTGATACAGACCTTTTGGTCTAACCTTGCGCATGAGTACAACCTCACGGATGCTAAGCTGAAGGAGTTTGGATATGAGCCGCCTATCTGAGATGCTGAAGGTTGCCGTAGTGGGGGCGATGTCTCCGCTCAATGCTGTTGGGGGGAGTTTTACTACGCCGTACTCGGCGATGTACATGCAGAATCAGCGGCTGCAGCAGTTATTGTTGGAGCGTGCTGCTCAGCAGCGTCAGGCGATGATACAGCGATCCGCGGGTGGTCCTAACAGCATACCGGCGCAATCGAGTCCATTGCAGCAGCCTCAGAAGCAGCCGGAGCAGGCGGGCAAGCTTGACGCGTTGCGAGATACCTTGAGGCCGTTTACTGCATCTAGTGTTGGCGTGCCTGGGCCGAGGAGCCTGGGTTAATCACTTTAACGGGGGGTACTAACAGTTAGCAGATAACCTACTACAATCTACTTGACACTATCAAAATCTTTTAGTATAATTGGAGGTGAAGGATGAAAAAGGCGATGGTCACACGAGTAACCAAGACTGAGTTTGAACTTAATGACGGGCGGATTTACCAGCACCCGTTTGAACTCGATGAGGTTCCCACCAACGAGGAATTTCAGCGTATCTACGACCATTGGCGAGAACTTTTCGAGAAGGAATTGGATGACAAGCAAGAGACTGATTGGGATAGCGAAAGCTGCTGAGCTTCTTGGCGTTGGCATCTCTACGCTTCGAGCGTGGGATGATTCAGGCGCATTGAAGGCAGAACGCACAAAGGGCGGACATCGGAGATACCGCATTGAAGATATTGAGCAACTTCAAGGCGTGGTATCAGAAGATAATCCTCCCAATGATTGCGTTGCAGTGTATGCCCGCGTTAGCAGTCACGACCAGAAGCAGAAAGGCGATTTAGAACGTCAGAAGTTACGACTCCTTGAGCATTGTGCCAGTAAACAATACCGTGTTGGCTATGTGTTCGAGGAAACGCTGTCTGGCATGAACGACAACCGCCCAAAACTGCACAAGCTGATAGACCTGGCCGTTGAGCAGAAGATCAATCGCTTGGTTATAGAGCACAAAGATCGACTTGCGCGTTTCAATTTTGGTATCTTCGTCAAGCTGTTTGAAAGTCACGGAGTTGCCATCGAGTGGTGCGAAGAGGTTTTGCCAAAGTCCTATGAGGCAGAACTGGTAGAGGATATGCTGTCTTTGCTTTCGTCATTTTCAGCCAAGATTTATGGGAAGCGTTCAGCCGAGCGAAGGAAAAAGGCCAGTGGAAATTCTTAGAGCATATAAGGTCGAACTTGACCCAAATAATGTTCAGCGAACTGCTTTACTGAAACACGCGGGCGCTACTCGATTTGCCTGGAACTGGGGACTTGCACGGCGAAAGCAAGAATATGAGGAAACAAACAAATCGAGCAATGCTATCGAGCAGCATCGGCAATTGAACGCGCTAAAAAAGACGGATTTCCCCTGGTTGTACGAGGTCAGCAAGGCAGCCCCCCAAGAAGCCTTACGCGATTTGGACAAGGCGTATCAGAACTTCTTCCGCCGAGTGAAGGCTGGCGAGAAACCGGGCTTTCCAAAATTCAAAAGTCGCAAGAACGGTATTGGTAGCTTTAGGCTTACCGGAGCTATCCATGTTGAGAATGACCAAATCAAGTTCCCTCGTATTGGATGGCTGAGGCTAAAGGAGCATGGCTACATTCCAATTGACGGTATCCATATCTTGTCTGTTACGGTTTCCGAATCTGCTGGTCGTTGGTTTGTTAGCGTTCAATGCCGACAGGAAATAGAAGTTACTCAGGCAACCAGAGAACCTGTAGGCGTTGACTTGGGTATCAAAGACTTGGCTGTGACCAGTGATGAGACAAGATTCGAGAACCCGAAACCGTTGAAGAAAGCACAAGCGAAGTTAAAGCGACTCCAGCGCGAACTATCAAGACGAAAGAAAGGTGGCAAGAACCGAGAAAAGACACGGAAGAAAGTTGCAAAAGTACACCAAAGAATAGCTAACATCCGACGTGACAGCTTGCACAAGGCTACATCGGCTATCGTGGCGAAATCCAAGCCCGATAGCGAGCGACCAAGTATGATCGTCCTGGAAGACCTGAACGTGTCTGGTATGTTGGCAAATCACTGTTTGGCACAGGCAATAAGCGATGTTGGATTCGCCGAGTTTCGTAGACAACTAGAATACAAAAGTGTCTGGTATGGCTCGGAATTGATGCTTGCGGATAGATTCTTTCCATCATCGCGTCTATGCCGACACTGCGGATGTATCAATTCGGAACTGAAATTGTCTGACCGAGAATGGACTTGTGATTGTGGCGCTGTGTTGGACAGGGATTTGAATGCGGCGCTAAATCTAAAGAGTTTGGCTGTACCGCCAGTTCGGCGGGAACAGGCCGAAAGGCAAACGCCTGCGGAGAGCGACGTAAGACTTGCAGCAGTATCGCAAGCAGCCTCGAAGATGCAGGAACCGAGCTTGGAATCTCATGGTAGATTTCAGTAGGTATCGGAGAACGGTACATGTCTCCATCTCCTTTCCTGATCTTCACCAGTATCCCTCCTCTTCCGGAGCCTCATCGAGGAGTTCGGTGAGGTTGGCTTGTATATTGAGCCTAATGCCGTAGCTCTTCCACGGCAAAAGGCTGGCGTTTACCACGTGGTGCCCTCCCGGTATGCAGATGAGGATCATGAGCAGGGAGCCCATGACCCAGAGGATAAACCGGTCAGGCGGATTGGAATATACCGGCATCATCATGAGATGGGCGAAGCCGGCGAATGTAGCGCACGCGAGGAAGACCGCGATCCCGTTGGTGAGCTTGAGGGATTCCGCGACGCTCTTCGGCCAACGGGATGCCTCCTCGCAAGCCCGTGTGACCTGCTTGCAGGACTCCATCACCACCCCAGGCAGGATGGTGTAGAGGCCCGCGTCTACGATGAGTGCTACGCTGGCCACCCAGAGGGCGACGTGCGCCCAGGTCGGCGCCTCGGCGATGTCGAGGATGGCGCACAGGAGTCCGAGCAGGATTGCCATGGAGCACATTGCCAGGCTCCAGGCTATCTTATACCCGAGGGGCGCGTTCTCCCGCGAGGTGCGGGAGAGATACCACATGAACTGATGCGACATGATGTTTCCTCCTTTTGAGTAACACTTAACGAACAGCACTTCAACACCTCAGATTCTTTATACCACATTTTGCGTTGACTTAGCACAAAGTTCGTTTAAGATAATCGAGTAAGGAGTGGTGATGCATCATCTGATAAAATTGGCCTATTCGCTCGACGACACCATCGGAGATCTTTCCTCGGTGGTGTCCAACAGCTTGCCGCAGGCCATGCCGCGGAGGGGAGCTGAATCCACACATGTCAGATACGGCTCTAACGTGCATTACGGTGTCGGCCCCTATGGTGAGCATGTAGCGATACGCCGGGGTGGGCTTAATATCCATCTCTATGCTGACAGGATTTACATTTCCCCCGTAGGTGGAGGGGCTGGTCTTGAGGTTGACCTGCCGAAGAGTTATCGCCCTTCGGTGGCTAAGATGATATCCAGCATGGCGCCTAAGACGGCCAAGCTGATTCGTAAAAAGATATATGACGATGAGTTGACGCTCCTGCCGGAGTGGGTTAAATTACATAAATCAGAGGAGTAAAGCGGTGGCAATAGTCATATCCGAAAGTGGTGCTCTTGAGGGATATGCTCCGGATGATCTTATCCCGGAGGCTATCGAGCAGGAGTTTGCCTATACCGCTCCGATTGCAATGCGTCAATTGCCCGGCACGGCTCCCTTCCTGGGCACAACTATCACGGGGAGCTTTAAGACAACTGACGACAGGGATATCCCCAGCATAGCATTCATAACGGCGTATCGTGATATCCCGCAGGGTGTAACTAAGGCGATTGCGCATTATTATGACGGATACGGCATAGCCCTAAGGCCCTCGACTAATCCTGATATGCTAAACGTGTTTGTGGTGGACAATGCCCTAGCAGTCCCCACGGTGGTGCTTGAAAACGTCACCCACACCGGCTGGGGCGAGATGTCTTACCTCGCCGCTCGTCATGTAAATATCGAGGCGGATAAGACTTACAACTTCAGGCTAGACTTCAACTCGGCCAATGCGTTGACTTTCTGGATTTGGGATGAATCCGGTAGTATGCCCCTGGAGCCCAGCCTGACCTTTGGAGCTTACACTCCGCAATCGCAGGGTGATTACGTCGGCGTCTCCTGCAGCAAGACTGATAGCTATTTCTGGGATTGGGACGACATCGGGGTGAGTTATCACGACCCGCGGCATGCTGTAAGTTATTACCGCCTGGTGTGTAAAGACTTCGAGCAGCCGTTTGCCGTTAGGGCTTATGCCTACGCCGAGGGGTATGATCCAAACACGTCTTATGCCCAATACGGTATTGACATGTATGTGTGGAATTATCAAGCCTCGCGATGGGATTGGTTCGACGGTCATACCAACGGCCCGGGCGGCTTTGCGGATAACATCATGCTTGAGGCTTATGATTTAGACACGCTTAAGTACCTAGGCGTTGCCTCCGGAGCTTCAGCCAATCTGGCGCAGGTATTGCTCGTCTCGCGTTATCCTAGTTCTTTTACCAATAGCGTGGATAGCACTATCGGCGTGGATTACATCTATGCCGAAAGTTGGAACTCGCGTGGCGGTCATGTAGGCGGTATGGGCGATATCTACATCAAGACGGGCTCTAATCCCTCGGCGGCGTCGTTTGACATTTACAACGTTGACGCTACGGAAAGCATATCGCCGCGCAATCTGCATATCCACGGAGAGATAGCGTGGCCCATCCTGTGGATAGAGAACATTCAGCTACTAGACGCGCAGGGCGAGCCTACGGGGATTATTCTCACGCCAATCGAGCATTGGTCATTCGGGGTTAAAAACCCTAGCCTGAGGTTCTCCACGCGTGACTCGTGCTATCTCAACTTTGCCGGCGTGATAGGCAGTAACGTCAGGGTGAATTACTACACCGAGCCTGCCGTGGCGAGTGCGCAGGCAATTCTCGACAGCGATACCTCGCGAAACGTGACTGATGATTACCTCGCCAAGAGTTACGCCCCATTCGAGCTATACGTCGAGGCGGAATACACTGGCGCGGCGCATCCTACAACCATCAGAGACGTATTATCGCGGGCGGTCAACGGTCAGGTGTTGGAACGCATAGACGCGCACATGCTGGAGGAGTCGATACAATCAGCCCCTGGGGTGGCTAATGCCACCCTTACGCGGCTATCAGCCATGCGGCACAACCTCGACGGGTCGTGTGACATGATTGAAGCCTCCGACGGGGTTTTAACGATTGAAGTACGCCAGCAGTTCATCCTAGTCCCCGATGCGCGTCATGTTGCGTTGACTAGGGGTTAGCCGTGGCTAAGCTAAGCATACTGCTGGGCGAAAAGGCTGACGCGGGGGCAAATCGCTATACCCCCACGAGCGCACGCGAAGCGTTGACTAGGGCTGTAGGCGATGACAGCACGAGGGCTATTCCGATTGGTGTCAGTAACTTGCCCGCCTCCTCTCTAGACTCCCTGCGCAGTATTTTCTCCGGCGCGATGGAAGCTCCCACCCCGACTGGTCGTGTGGAATATGGCATTGAAGACAACCGTCCGTATGCTTTGCGCAACTTAATGACACTGCGTGATAGCGTAGCCAAGCACTACTATCCTGACTCGCTAAGCGCTTATCGTGCCGGTGGCGGCCCTGCTGGGATGTCGGATCCACTGGCGTATGCGCGGTATAATGCCTTCATGCCGCATCCGAAGTTCAGGACCGATATGCTAGCAGTGCAGAGCAACGCCGGCAGTGGGGTCGGGTTAGGCTATCCTTCGGTAGATGATTGGGTCAACGATGCATTAATAGCCCGCCGCGAGGTTAATCCTAACGAGGTGCTGTCGGCAGAAGCCATGTCTGTATTAAGGAACCTCGCGCAGCCGTATGCTATCGGGCATGGTTTTGGAACTTCTCGCAACAATCCAATTGCCTCCCAATTGGCGCGCATGTGGATTACTGACTTGATCAATCGTCATGAAGCTACCGAGCTGGATCAGCTTTCCAACATGATGCCAAATGACGCCTCACACCACAATCCAGTGGTGGGATTAGTCGATCTACATTCCAATCGCACGAGCCCGCCCACGGTGCGGGAGGCGCTAAAGCCGATGATTAATCTGCGCATGGCTCAAGAGACGGGCAGACAGCGCGAAATTACGGATAGAATGCTCGCTCAACTTAAGGAAGTCGGGCTAGATACGCAGGGGTTGTCTACGGAAGATCTAATCTCCAATACGTCCTGGGAAGACATCGAGCGCTTATGGGATCTGATCGGGCAGTGGCGGAATCATCCATACGCCCAGAAGCATTATCTGGAGAATTGACGTGACCCTCACCCCCTCCCCATTCATCGTTCGGCATTCAGAGTCGCTGGATCGCAGCGATTTCTCTACCGTGTGGAGCTGTCTAGCCGACATATGGGATTGGGTAACCGCTAATCGGGAATACCCCAACGCCATATGGCGCTTCTGGCAGAAATGGCTATCGGCTTTCAGTGTATGGTTCGAGCAGCATAAGCATGACTTCACGCTGCTTTCCGGGCCGTATCGTGGTGATACCAACGAGCCATTTCCGCGCCTGGTTGTGCTCAGTGAAGATACTCGAGTAAGCAACGACCCCTCTGACCCTGCGTATCATAGCTACTACGTCGATCCTGATATCAGAAGGATTGACCAGCTGGATGACTCCCTAGCTAAAGTCGACAGCATGCTTCTGCGCGGTCCTGCCCCGGATGGGCAGTTCAGTTTTACGACGGGTATTCATGACAACGAGTACGGGACAATCAGCTTCCACGATGCATCCTACTGGGATCCCGACATGATATCCTACGAAGATGGCAAGGCTTGCATTGTTCTATGGGCAACGCAGTGGCGAGCTAAGTATTCAGACACCATGGTGGATCGTTTCGGCGAGTTTGTCGATTATGGCCCGGCGCGGAAAAAAGAAAGCCGGACGTATTGGGATCTCTTGACGCTATGGGCTTGTCAGTTGCTCGGCCCGATATTGCCTTCACTAGCTAGCGGTATTTACATTCACAACGACTGGCCGATAGCTCCCGCGAGTGGGATAGTTCAGGCCATGGATAGCTCAAGCTTAACGCTGAGAATCCCCGGTGGGACTATTATCGTGCAGAACGACACAGGTCTGCCGTGGAAGACGCTAGGCGAGACTGGCTGGCAAGGCATAGCCATTGGCGATGAAATAGTCGTGGGTGAGTTACTCGTCCAGGCGTGTGATATCATCGACCGCGTGACTGATCCATGGCTGTGGGCGCGTTATCCGATAGGATATCCAGCGACGCATCATACCTTCGTTTGTGCATTTAACGGCGATCTTCCTTTCGATACTTCTTCTGGAGAATTCGCCATTGATTGGGACCGCGTAGTGGCTTTTATCAATCGCAACAAGCCAATGGGCGACAAGGCATATTACGTAGTGCGTTTTGATGCAATCGTCGACATAGTGTACAACGAAACCACGCTGCGCTCGCTAAGGTCGCCGGTGATTAGTCAAAACTTCGGCGGGGTATTGGATCCACGGGGCGGGTTTGGCGTTACATACATGGGCTATGGCTTAGCTCAACTACCCGCCCCCGTAGTGGGTGATCTCAGGATAAGCAATGCCACGCTGAGTGTTGCCCCTAGCATTGCGACGTGTTGGACAACTAGTTTCGTGCTTAATATCGCCCCTGGCGTTTCGGACTTCAGCGGGCCGTACAGTCTAGGCGGGTAAGTTGCCCGAGCCAAAGAGATGTTATACTGACTTAGGCTTCGAGATATAGGAGGTATGTCGTGGCTAGCGTTTTTGGCATTAACAACATCATGGACACGCAGATATACAACAAGATCAAGGTCTATGAGGGTGTTGGCAATAGTGGCTTTTGCGGCTGGGGTGTGCGTGACAGGGGCGAGTTAATGCCTGACGATAGAACGCTGTTTTGCAGGTCGTGGCGTCCCTCTGCTGGTAGCACGATATCGTGGTTGCGCTACAGAATAGCGAGTCTAGGCAGTGGGCTTTGTACGCTAACGTTTACGTTCTGGGAAAAGCGTGCTAGCGCTATCAAGTATACTAGAGTGGGGCGTGTCTTTCTAAAGAGTGACGATGTCGATCTCTCGCCGGGTGAGTACACCTATCCACTCCTGCAGCCGATCCACTTCTCTAGTTTCCCAGACACAGAGTGTGCGATGGCTGTGCATTGTCTCGGGGTTAGGCTGTCCTGTACGCTCGATACGGGGGCTGCTACCGCGCTAGCGACCAGTGGGGCTGTTTCCGAGTCCCTCTTTGATTGGAATCCGACAACTAACCCTAATGTTGCACTAAGCCCGACGGCGGTGTCGGCGGAGGCCTTTGATGCCCCCATAGATTGGAGCCTGGTTTTAGAAGGCGGCGCCATCAGTGGCCCTGAAACGGATTGGCAGGATGCTTCTTATTGTACTTCAAGTACATGGTCCAATCCTGGCAATATCTATGACGGCGATGCCTCTACTTCTGCAACGAGCACTGCCGGTAATGGCGCGGCTATCGTTATCGACCTAGGCGCCGGCCTCGAGCCTGAAGAGCCATGGCATAGGCAGAATAAATTCCCGGATTACTCCTCTTTTGGCGTGCGCGCCGTGCATCGCATGGAGATTACGGGAACAATCGCCACGGGTGGGGGTATAGCCGTATCCTACAGCGATGCTGATCAGAGTACAGCTCCCATCAGTGGATGGGAGACTATTTACTGGAATGACACCACCGCGGGGGCGTTTGATGATGAGATCTCCATCCCCGTAGTGGCGCGTTGGATTAAGATAACCGAAGTCGGGGCATCGACTACCGATACGGTGTCGTCATTCAAGGTCTACTCCATGCAGGCGCGTGTGACAAACGGGGAATTCGGAGTCGAGCCCTCTGAAGACCCCAACCTGGTATGGGTGGAATCTTACGTTACTCGAGACAAGGTGTATGCAATGACGATAGGCAACATTGCCGGTGCGGAATCGCCGCTATCGTATCCTTGCACAAATAGGCGTTACAGGGATTAAATGGAAAAGTACGTCCTCGAGCCAGGGGTAGTAGCCAGCCTGGCTGATGATATCATGTCAGTGCAGGAGGCGCATGCGGCTAATGTCGACAAGCGCCTCCGCGTGCTGACGCGCAGTCCGGGAATCTTGATGGATTCCGCAGACTCGTATGAGCTAAAATGCATCAAGGTTGGGACCCGGCTGCTGTTAATCTGCCGCAACGCCTCCGGTGTGGTTTGGCCTGACTTCCAGATGTCTCTACCCGAGGAAGAGATCACGCTGAAGTATCAGCTGGGGCGGTCGTTTAAGGGATACCTGCTGCTAATCAAGAGGATGCACTACGAAGCTCCGGGTGAATACGCGCCGAATTATCATCCCGAGCCAGGCCCGCAGGGTGACAATACCAGGTCTTGTGTGATGCAGGGCTTGCAGTTAAGCACGACAGAATCTTACGGCCCGCACTCGATACCGCTTTATGAGTTAACCATCGACCTGGGTGGCGCGGTGGAGATCTTGTGGGACTTGCGATCCAAAAACAGCTTCACGTTGATACAAGACGAGGCCGTAACTCCGCCGCCAGCGCCGCGTGCGTTGGAGATACATAGCCGCACCGCGCTGAGCGCTGAGCCTGGCAGTAGTACTGCGATAGCTTCTAACACCATCTCGTCGCTAGCCAACGCTTCTGCTAGTCACGTTATGTTAGACGTATCATGGCAGCCGGCGCAGCCCGAAACGGAGATATGGGCCTACGACGTGCGCTGCAGGCCTTACAAGCCCTCCGGAGAGGTGTCGGATACGGTTATCTTCCGCGAGTTGATCCTGCCCAGACACGATAACGCGCCATATCTAGTATCCTTTCCGGCAGTGCATGGTGTAAGATACTGCGCTGACGTGCGCAGCATATCAATCCGTGCGAATCGTCTTCCAGGAGAATGGTGTTCCACGGGTGATATCCTAGCCGGGGCGGATTTGGTATTCAAGCGTCCCGCCGCTCCTAGTCTAGAAATACAGAGGGTGCTTGACGACCCGCTAATAGTTAACCTCCGCGTTGAGATCGAGGCCGGCATACCGATGCCGTATAAGGTGCAGATCTTCAAGCGCAGTAGCACGTTATTCGAGATAGGCTATCAAGAGCAGGTCTTGGTATATGAAGGCCTGGCGGGTGACGTGCAGATCATGGCGGAATCGTCTGAAAGCCCGCAATTCCGCGCTCGCGTGGTGTCCCCCGGCATGTTGTGTTCGGAGTACTCCGAATGGCAATCCGTGCCATGGGGCGTGCCGCCCATTGCGTCTTACAACATCACGCGCAGCACGATATCGCTCCCCATCGCGGTGAAGATCAATGCGAGTAGTGATACATTCAACGCAAGCGGCAGCGTTTACTGCGGGACGTTTTACCCCCCAGCTCCAGGTGCAAGGATCGTGGCAATAGACTTCATCTCACACGGATCGTACGAGCGGAGAAAGGTCAATAACATAAACGGAATACCATGGACCCCCGCCGGCAAGGTGTGGCTTGAGGTTATCCCAGCAGACAGCTCTTCGGTGCCGGATACATCTAAAGTTCACTGTTCAATCGACGGCAAGCTCGAGCTTGATATTTACGGGTGGCAAAATAATAAGCACGGTTTTAATAATGGTCCCCCCACGGCTGATTATGATAAATACCACCGCCACTGGTATGTCACGCCTGCGTCTAAATCTTATGCCGGTAATATGCTGTCGGAGCAATCATTCGACGCTAACCGGGCGATAGATATTAATTTAGGGTTTGATATTGACGAAACGGCACATCCATCGGGTTATCACGGTTGCATCATCATGATTGCTGGTGAGGTTACCATCACGCTGGAGCAGATATCGTGAGTAGCGTTACCGTTCCGGTCAGGCCTGCTCTGTGTACGCTGCACATCAGCGATGGGTTGATGACTACGCTAGGGGATTTGTATGATAACCTGCAAGTCGCTCTAGGGCGTAACGCGGAAGCCCTCAGGCGGGCGTTGATTCGCAAACCCGGCTTGAGGTGCTCCGGTGGGGCATTCGAGACTAAGTTGCACGCCAATACGCTGTATATCACCTTGGGCAGTGCGGTGTTTAAGGATTACAGCGTCTTCATCCCACGCATCACCAATCAAGTCGTGCAGATGGAGCTTCCCGAGCCTGGCGAAACAAGTCGCTTATATGTCGTATTGACCCACGCCACTGTCGATTCGCATCCCTATGACCACAAAGCCGGCAGCGGGGCGGTCACTTCAGTTGATGTAGCCACTCGCGATACTGCGGCGATTGAAATCCGCGATACTAGTGGTGGGGAACTGGTCATATGCGAGCTGGAGGATGTCGCTGGCGCGTGGCGGATGACCAACGTCAGCAATAACTACCGCCTTGAGCTGACTAGCAGCTGTTACAATGACGACGTTGCGCTATCTGCATTTGACGACGTTAATTTGCGCACCACGTGCTTAGCGCAGCTGCGGCCGGATAATTACATACTCAATGGCGCTAGCGTGCCCCTCGACCATGAGGGTAACGTTGCATGTGACGTATCCGGCGCGGTGTTGTGTCTAAGCTGGCTAGCCCCCTCTGTAGAGAAGGCCGAACGCGTGGGCGGGATAGCATATTACAAGGTACGCGCCACCCCTCTTGGTTTGGGCGGCAAGCCCATACCCGAGCGGGCCATAGATACTGAAGTATTTCATCACCCCGCGACTGATGGGGCGAGTGTTAAGGTGGCGTTGCCGTGTGCCAATGGGACTAGATATGAGGTTTCGATAACAGAGGTTGACGACACAATAGCGCAGAGAATCGCTCTTCCCGTCACGCTGCCGCCAATCCGCGGCGGGGCGCGTCGTGAGACAATAGACGAGTCCACCAGGCCCGCTCTCGATGTCTATATATCGCAGCCGTTTTCGGCAAAAAACGTAATCAAAATACGCCCCGTGATAAGCAGACTCACTGAGGGGCCGTATATTTGCCAAGTATTTGTCCGCGAGTGGAGCAGTCAGCCTTCATCTCCGGCCGACACAATTGCCGAGCGCGGTAATCTTATCTACGAAGGGCCAGCTAATGCGGTATATCACACCATTGTGCCGACCAATCCGTATTACATGGTGCAGGTTAGGGTTATCGACTGGCTAGGCCAAATAGTGTTATGCGACACCACGCCTAGCGTGCGCCAGTGGGGCAGCGGTTCTCCAGGCGGCATAAGCTCAGGCGCGGAAAGGATCATTACAATTAACGCCACCAACATGATAATCCCCAACGGCTCGACTTCGACAGTTATAGCCTCCTGGACCGACACGCATGCGATGAACATATCGAGAGTATCATGCTGCATGCCTAAGGGCTGTAACGCGGATGGCGAGATGATGTGGGGGAATTCAGATCCTGACGACAATCACCTAATTCCTAATGGTGGCACTATTAGCCTGGTGCGTGATGGCGCGACGGTTCCCTTGCTTAATTTCGGCAACACCGGTAGGGCTTATGTCGTGTTTGATCCAGTGAGGGCTGTCCCTGCGGCGAATCTGCTCGAGCTTAAGATAGAAGGCAATGAGTGCCGCCCATATCTGATGTCGGTGATGCTTTATGTCGATGACGGATGGAATTGGGCGTCATGAATAGATACAATCATGTAAACAAGCTAGCGATATCCATCCCGGATAGTCTGTCTATTCTGCAATCGCTCAATAACGCTAACGTGGCGGATACATTGCGTGTTGCTATGTTGGGCGGCGGATTTATCGGCAATGCCTTTAAGCCCGATCTGGCTACTTCTGCCGCGACAAGCTCTTCGGGGGAATGCATGGTGGCCATGCTGTCGGGTGACGTAATCTTCCCCAATGGAGAAGTCTTCCGCGGCGATAGTTCTACCGTGTCGATTGCAATCCCGCGCAGCGATAATGCTCAGTTTTTGATGTTAGCTTATCAACCGCTGCGGCACGTCAGGTTAGATAAGGCGGATGGGTATGGCGAGAATGATGCAGCATATGGCTTCCGCCGCGATGGAGTTAGGCTGTATCTAATAGACTCCGGCGCAACGTCTGTGGCCGTTAATGATCTATTGATAGCAGAGATAAAAAACCCGCTTGACGGTAATCCAGTTCTGATAGATCGCCGTGCGTCGGCTAGGCAATATCGCTCGTCTTCTGCGCTAGATCCGCGTATCGGCGGCTTGGCGACCATGAAGACTCTATATCACGGCTTTATCGACGATTCAACTCAGCCATGCGGCAATGCAAGCCGCTCCGCGATACACAACGACGATTCAGCCGGGATGGGACTAAGTTTTAGCGCCATGCCTGAGATTAGCCCGTTTGTTTACTTATTGTTGCTCAGGTCGGGCCTCGGCTGGCGTGAGCGTTCTTCAGCCCACTGGGGCCCACGCAGGGGCCATGTCTTCGTCCCTGGCCTCGCAGGGGATAACGTGCGCGGAGCAGGTGTCGCCCAGGACCGCAACGATAGTCGCATTGCCTCCGCTGGAGAGGGTTTGGGGCAGCTAACCGTTGGCGTCTTGGACGCAACTATTGACACTACTCTAGAGGCGGTAGCCGACCCGGGCACGCATGGAGTGTTGATTGCTGCGTGTATTAGTCGTAGTGAGGGTGCAGACGTGGAAGAAGCCACCGCCAGGGCTTACACGCAAATCTGGGCGCGTGACGGCAGCATCAGCCACGGCCTTGATCCGGCGATTCTACCCCCACACGCAGAGCGTGACCTTACCCCTCTGGGTACTGATGATGGCGGGTGTTATCCGCGAGTGCGCTACACCCCGATGGGCTCGAGCCGTTTAATCCTCCTGGGATCACGCACGGTATTGCCCGGCAGGGTAACCGCGTCGATGACATCGAGCAAGCTGACACGCACAGGTGTGACCTGGATACACCTCAACCTCGGCCCAGACTTCGGGTGGACGGAGACGTATGAGTGGTATCATCCGGACCTTACTACCACCGACACCTGGTGGCATTACTACTCTTATCCTCATGAGAGTGGTGGTATTTCCCCCAACTACGGCCGACAGACGTGGTGGGATAACTCTGAGATAGCCACATTCCGCGCCCCGGGAGACGGCTGGATGCTATCCGAAGTGGTGTTTGTCAATAGATACGTGGCACCGCAGCCTAGCCAACCAGCTTACATAACAGCAACCAAAAACGGCGAGGCAACGGCGGTGGGGGTGAAGTTTGTGTATAATAATAGCAGGACTCAATCCCCGCCCCTCATTCCCCTAGCCGCTGATGATGTTATTACCTTCAGCCTTGACGGTGCTGAGGGTGAGGAGTATTATGCCAGTGGTTACATCAGCGTTGCGTTAGTCAAGGAGGCGCGAGCAGTTTCTGAATAATTGACTTTTCTTCCTAAAACCTGAACAAACCACTTGACAAGGAGATAAAAATGATGTATACTGTAGACGAGATTGGTGAGGATTTCGTGGTGGTCAATGGCGAACGGCTTGAAGTTGATCCACCGTTTGAGACCTTGCCTGACAAACAGGACTACGAAAACTGGCTGAATGAGGTAATGACGGATGCTGTTAAGGCAATCGGAAGTAGAGAAGACCTACAGACTTTCCAAGACCACCTTGCATCGGTGGCTCAGGGATGGAAAGCTGACTGACCATCGCACTGTTGGTGGGCACCGTAGATATGACAGCGCAGAGATTGAGGCCCTGTTGTCTGTATCAGATGGAGTTACTGTCACAGAGAAAGATGTAGCTTTGTATGCAAGAGTTAGCACGCAAAAGCAAGCGGAGAATCTTACCCGCCAACACGAGAGACTTATCGAGGCTTGCAGAGAGCGTGGCTACCGCATCGTTCTCGATTGCTCTGAGATTGCCTCTGGCCTGAACGATAACCGCCGCCAATTCTTCAAGGTCATAGACGCTGCTTGCAAGGGCGAAGTTAAAAAGGTTGTAGTCGAACACCGAGATAGGCTCACCCGCTTCGGATTCCGAACCATTGAGCGTTTTTTCAAAGGTGTGGGTTGCACGATAGAAGTCCTTGAACAAGTAGAAGGGAAAAGTGAACACGAAGAATTGGTCGAGGACATCTTAACTATCATTGTAAGTTTTAGTTCGAGAATCTATGGAGCGCGAGGCGGTCGCAAGCGCAAGGAAAACTCCGATGCAGAGAGCGCATAAGGTTCGATTGAATCCAACGCCTGAACAGGAGAAATATCTGCGCCAGGCTTGTGGGACGGCGAGATTTGTTTTTAACTGGGGCCTGGATGAATGGCAACGTCAATACGAATCTGGGGAGAGGCCATCGGCTTATATTCTGAAAAAGCAATTCAACGCCATTCGACACGAACAGTTTTCCTGGTCTTATGAAGTAACCAAGTGTGCGGTTGATACCGGTTTCCGCAACCTTGATAATGCCTTCAGAAACTTCTTTCGGCGGTGCAAAAACGGAGATAGCAAAAAGGGCTATCCCAAATTCAAATCTAAGAAGCGGTCAAAGTTATCTTTCAGAATGGACGGGTCACGGGTTAGCACCGATGGTCATTGGCTCAAGTTGGAAAAGCTAAATGAACCAATCAATATGGCAGAAGAACTGCGATTTGATGGCGAGATTAAGTCGGTTACGATCTCCGAAGATGCAGGTTGTTGGTATGCCGCTATCAACGTAGAGGGAGGGCCGCCAGGACACAAGCATCTGCAAAAGTCGGTTGGGGTAGACTTAGGCGTGAAGACGTTAGCTGTACTGAGTGATGGGAGAGAGTTTGAAAACCAAAAGCTCTTGAGATCAGAACTTAGAAAGCTAAGGCGCTTGAATCGTGAGCTATCTCGCCGTCAAGAGGGAAGCGGTAGATGGAATCGCGCTAAACGAAAGCTGGCAAGGTTTCACCGGCAGATAGCAAACCGACGATTAGACTACCAGCACAAGATGACTACCGAGATTGCGAAAACCTACCGAATTGTTGGCGTAGAAGATCTCAACGTGGCAGGAATGTTACGCAACCATCGCATGGCTCTGTCAATCGCAGATGCCGGATTTGGTGAGATCAAGCGACAGTTGCAATACAAGGCGGAATGGTACGGCGGTGAATTGGTAGAGGTTGACCGCTTCTTCCCATCCAGTCGCCTGTGTTCTGCGTGTGGAGCTATCAAAGATGACTTGACGCTAAATGATCGAGTATTCATTTGTGAGTGCGGTTATGTTGTAGATCGAGATTTGAACGCGGCTTTGAATATAGAACGGCAAGCATTGAATATCATAAGAGGCCGGAGTGGGTTCACGGACTCTCTAAACGCACAGGGACAGGATGTAAGACCCGTAATCGGGCGATCTTGGATGAACTGTGAAAATATGGCTGAAGAAAGGCAGCCTTCCAACCCTGCTGTGGTTTAGGCAGGTTTGGTAAACCAGGCGCGATGAAGCTTAAGCGCATCCTGCTGATATGCGCCATAGCTATTGGTGTATTTTTTATGGCAACGCACGTGAAGTGTAATCGCGGTATGCTGGACGAGCTCATCGCGGGGAGTATCATAGAGCG